AATGATATGTTCTTTAGAGGTAATAGAACCGACCCTTGGAAAACAGTTATTCATTCGGGTAATATCGGTAGTCAATCAGTAAATTATGCAAATTCAGCGGGAAACGCTGATACTGTTGATGGAGAACACGCTTCCAACTTTAGTTATACTCATCAATCATCATTTGATTTTAGTAAGAAAAAATCAGGCAGAATTGTGACATTTGATCAGTCAGATACTGATTATGGATGGATAAATGGATTTGCTAGCACTCACTATAATTATTTAACTAGTGTTATATTTAATACACATAGAACATCTAATTGGTATGTTGGTTATATAGAAGGTAATATGTCTACTGGAGAAACTAATGGGCTCTAGGCAGTTCATAAACTAGCTTTAGCTGATGGGGATGAAGGCTATTCTATATTCTTAGGATATTTAAATTTATATAATGGTGATGATGGCACTATAAGCAGTTCTTTCTCATGCTTGGGATATTCAGTTCCATTTACTTATACTAGAGGTGGGGCTTATTGCCTTATTAATATCCCTGATACATCATTTCAAACATTCTATATTAAAGCGGCTGTTGCATCAGTACACTATTCTGGAGCAGGAATGGGCGATTTGGTAGGAGACCATAGAGGCGATGGCGCGTGGTGGCTTTATTGTGATGCTGTAGGTAGTAATGCAGTACAGGTGAAGGGATTTCATCTAGCTAATAAGAATAACGATAGTTGGTGGGGCGGAAATCCACTATATTCAGGTAACGGTGCAGCTAAGATAATTACAGTTTGCTTATTTGGGCATGTTAAATACAAATAACAATTATTAACTTTTGATTTATTATAAAATAATATACATATTATATATGTTTAATAAAAATAAATGATTTATGACTTTAAATGATGTTTTGACAAAGCAGAATCTTATTACAAAGATTCTTTTAGCCAACGATGGCAAAGAACTCCCTAAGGAGTTAAAGGTAAAGATTATGAGAATTAGAATGTCTTATAATAAGATTAAGAAACAGTTTGATGAAGATACACAAGAATTTAGTAAGCAAATTGTTTCAGATGAATTAAGAGATTTAGCTAATAAGACAGAGCGTACTCCTGAAGAGGAAACTAAGTTTAATGAGTTGAATAATAAAGCTAATTCAGAATATCAGGAATATCTTGTACAAAAAGGTAATGAAGATATTAAGGATGCACCTGAAGACACACTTACAGAAGATGAGTATGGCGATATTCTTGATGTAAATTCTGATGGCGAGTATGAGATTAATGGTCAGAAAGTAAAAGCTGCTGACCTTATGGAAGCTTTTTATGAATTATTTGTTAAGTAATGGAAATAACAAAACAGAATCAAACATTTAATCTTAAAGATACAACTTCTGATGGTTGGACTGTTTCAGGTTCAGCTACTCAGGAGGTTGACGGCAACACTTCTATTAATTTTAGTGTAAGCAAAGATGGAGAGTTGAATAATCAAGTTGGTTATTATAATTATAATGTTCCAACTGATGGTATGGTTAATATTAATATCACAGCAATTCCAGAGAATTTGGATGCAGTGATTGATTATACCCAGACTGCAACTAAAAAAATTAAAGATTATCTCGCTAACCAAACAATTTCTAAGTAATATGGGAAGAAAAAAACCTAATTCAGCTCCATCTGGTTTGTCAGAAGGAGGCAAGGGAAAAGGAAAAAAGTGTAAATAAAATAACTTATAAGTTGCTAATAATTTCTCTTAAATATCTACCTTATTTATTAGCTTTATTAGCTTTAGTAGATATAATACATACTATCTTATCATATTATGATATAAATGGAGATATTTTAAGACTAATTGGAGGAATATCTATATTATCTTTAATATTCATATATTTAGCTTCATTCGCATTTAAATTTTGTGGATTACATAGACTTCCAATATACTATGTATTTCTAAGTAATTTAATAGCAACTTATGATACTTATATAGGCATTCCATGTACAGATAAGCAATTACTCTGTACTTATTTAATAATAACGGGTATATTTATTATAGAATATGTTATAGCTTATAAAAAAGTTACTAAATTAGATTATAGATGACATTGATGCGGGTAATTCTAATGTATCATATGAAGAGTAGTGTAAAATTCTTCACTTTATCTAGAATATAACAGATAAAGATTAGAGAATGAGCAAAATACAAGCATGTGATTATTTAGGTGTTAGTCGTGCTACTTTTGACAATTATGTTAAGAACGGATGGATTCCAAAAGGATATAAATAGGATGGGTTTAAGGAATTGTCTTGGATGAAATCTGATCTTGACTTTTATTTAGATACTTATTCTAATAATAAGTAACGTTCTGATGTTTGAGGAGACGTAGTTAGAGGTTATTATCAATTGATAATGCCATTAACTATGTTTCCTCTTTTTATTTTTAGTAATGTCCGAAATTTGAGAATTTAAAATATATAATTGTTTAGTTCTAGAACATAAACAGATAATTATTGAAATTTTAAATTTTTAAGCAATGAGTGAAACAAAAACTTTTGTTGTTCCTGATAATTTAACAGGAAACAACGATAATCTTGCTACTATGGCAATGATGAATGGAGGTTTTGGAGGAGGTATGTGGAATAACCCATTAACTAAAGAATGATAACATAAGTGGGTTTAAAACTCAGGGAAACTCCTTAGAGCTTTAACTACCAAATATAAATAGTGATATTTATATGGATGAATTAACTACTCATGTATGGTAATAAGGTTAAAGATTGGACAATCCTGAGCCAAGCTCCCTTTTAGGGAGAAGGTGCAACGACTATCGAAAACACATCAAATGATGGAAGTGAGTAGAGTAAGGTTCAAGTGAATCTGAAGTGCTGAGTACTCTTAAAAGAGTAATGATATAGTCTAAACTTTATAGAAATATAAAGATAATATGTGGAAACGACATATTAGTAAATAATAATGTTATGTATCTCGTATGGATGTACATTATGCGCTGGATGAATAATGGTTATGGAGACCAGGGTGGAGATCCAGCAGTACAAAGACAGCTTCAAACTCTCTAGGATTAGATGCAAGATAATCACAATTCAGATTTAATTATGTAGGCTATAAAGGGAAATAGTTCTGCTTTACAAGATTTAACTACTAGATTAAGTTGTGATGCCATCTAGAGTGCAATTCAGAGTGTACAATCTAGTATAGCTAATGTGGGTAGTTAGGTAGGATTTTCTTCTGAAAGAATAATTAATGCGGTAAATAGTGGAGATAGTGGTATTATCCAAGCTCTTAATAACTGTTGCTGCTCTACTTAGAAGGAAATTCTTAAAATGGGTTATGAGAATCAGATTAACAACTAGAATCAGACTTATTAGTTAACTAGTTAGTTAAATGGTGTAAATAATGTAATTCAGAATGGATTTCGAGATACTAATTATGCCACTTAGCAATAGACTTGCTCTTTGTAGAATACAATTAAAGATACAACTACTATTAATACTAATGCTATTTTAGCTAAGTTAGATGCTCTTAGTACTTCGGCTTTATAGGATAAGATTGAAGCTTTGCGTGAAAGAAATAGTGAGTAGGCTACAGCTATTAATAATTCTCAACAAAGCGCCTTATTTGCTTAGATGCTGCAACAACTCCTATTAATGCCGCTGTAAGTAATTTAACTCAAGAAATAGCTAGTATTTAGTGTAAACTTCCAAATACAGTAACTTTACCATATTCTTGTGCTACTGCAGTTCCTACCTCTTTAGCATATAATTTATATGGAGCTAATACAGGTGTTTGGGCATAAGAAAGGAGGTATCTATGATATTACTTAATCCTTATGTTTACGCAAATAGAAATGGCATTCTTAGATTAGAAGCTAATTCAGTAAATGTTGGAACCACTAATGTAACATTTACCTTTACTCCACATAATTTCTTAAATAAAGCTTATTCGGGATTAATTTTATTTAAATTGCCTGGATTTACAGCTCCTTCTACAGCAGTTCCTATTGTATTTAGCACAAATGGAAAAAATTAGGATTTAACTACATTAGGTGGAGAGGCTGTTACCTCTGCAACTTTAAATAAGGCTGGTATATATTTAGCTTATTACGAAAATAATACATTACAATTATTATATTAATACATGGCATTTTCTAATTTACGTAACGGTAATCAACTATTTATATTACATAAAGATAATGTACCATCATTGGAATTAGGTAAGGTAGCTAACACCGCCTATTCCTAAGTATGGTAATACGGGGATGTATAATCCAGAGATGATTTTAGATATTACTGCTGACGTAAATGGAACTATGACTAATTTCTAGAAATTGCCAGCAAATAGTGAGATAGCAGATTTTGGTAATAATATAGTTATATCTTGTAATAAAGAAGCTATGAGTAGTGAAATTAATTCCATGAAATAGCGAAGTACAGATATAGTTAATAGTATTTAGTTACATAAAGACATTATTAAAGGATGTGATGAAATACTTATGCAATTAAATCCTGAAATCTAGGAAAGACAAAGATAGGAAGCAGAGAATAAAGCTTTAAGAGAGGAAGTTAATTCTCTAAAAGAAATGTTTAAAGAGTTTATGAAATCATGGCAACAATAATTGAAGTACAAGATACAAAGTTAGACAATCTTTCTGAGTATGTAGAGAAAATGATCAATTATGGCGGAAAAGTAATGCGCTGTATTGAAGAAATGTAGTCTAAAGATTACAATGAGAAGTATGGAAGACGTAGATACCCTAGAGAAGAGTATCGTGACCCTGACTATAATAGATATTTCTAATTATGAGACAAGCTTTAGATACTTATGATGATATGCCTAAATATATGAAGTAGTATTTACGTAATTATGGATGGCATTTCAATAAAGCTCTATGTAATTATGCTGTATCTCTGATGGAAAAAGGGGTCAAAAACTTGAACCAGTATCTAAAGAATATGTAGATAAGACTTTAGAACAATATAATGTTCAATTAGAAAAGAATGTAGGTTGTGACTATGTATTCGTAGCTAATATGTGTAAAGCGGATTACTATGGTAGTAGTATAACCGATGAAAAGCACTTTGCTCTCTACATTAAAGACACAATAGATGATGAGGATGCAGGTGATGGTACCACTATGAGAAGATGGTATGCAACTATGGTAGCTAATGGAACAATGGTAGATTGGGAAGAGTTTATATGATACATTACAAAGCTTGTTTAGAAAAATATAATTGGTCAGTTGACATTTACGTAATACAGTATAAGCACGATTTAGAATATCTAGATTGTATAGCTAGTAAATATAATGTGCCTAATAAAATTTATGATAAATTAACAAATAGACTAACTAATTATATTAATTCTGGATTTATTTATAATTGCGACAAAACTAATCACAGTATTATATTTGTAGGAGAATCAGATTCTATTTATGAAGCTGCAAATACTCTAGCACATGAAAAGAATCATCTAGAGATATATCTGTGTAAGTTATTAAATATAAATCCAGAATCAGAAGATGCTGCTATTCTAAGTGGGGATATTACAGAATAGTTAATAAATCCATATATAGTATAGCTAATTAAATAATTAAAAAGTAGTAATAGAGGAATTTCTTAATTTTAAGGAGTTCCTCTATTTTTGTTTTGCAGCAATATTTCTATTAAATATATATAGACCATAAAATAATAAATATACAAATACTATGGGAAAATATTTTAGTATTGCAGAATTAACTAAGAGTGAAACTGCAAATAAAAGAAAAATTGACAATAAACCTACTAAAGAAGTAGAAAATTGTCTTAATTAGTTAATAGATAATATTTTAGATCCATTGAGAAAAGCTTATGGATAGCCAATTATTGTGTCTAGTGGATATAGATGTCCTGAGTTAAATAAAGCAGTCGGAGGTGCTAGAACTAGTTAGCATACACTCGGCTAGGCTGCAGATATTCATACTAAATCTAATTCTAAGGAAAGTAATAAACAATTATTTGAACTTATTAAATAGTTAAAGCTTCCTTTTGATTAGCTAATTAATGAGTATAATTATTCTTGGGTACATGTCAGCTATTCTCCTAGAAATAGAAGACAAATCCTTAATATTAAATAATGGCGCAACTTTTTGGTAAAAACTATTAGGAAGCAGGTTCCTCTTCCTCCCCACTATTACTAAGAAGTAATGGAGAAATTAAATTATAGTGGGGAAATAAATTTATAGATTTAATTAAAAACGGGAAAATAAATTCAGAAGCTAAAGATTATATATTTACTGTAGATACTTCTGATGAAATTAAAGCAAATGGGATATATTTAGTTACAGAAGATAGTTCTATTTGGATAAATGTAGAAGGTACTAAAACTAAATTAAATAATACTGATACTACTTATGTGTCATTTTTAACAGAATAGGAAACAACTCCTGAATAGAAATAGCAAGCTTTAACTAATCTAGGCTTAATATATGAAAATATAGATGCCTTAAATAAAGCAAATCTCGTAACTGGTTTAGCTTATGTAGTTGAATCCAATAAATTATATTTAATTCAAAACAAAGTAGTTTCAGAATATTAGGTAGCATCAGCTTTACCTGCTTCAGGTAAATTTGATGATTTAACTATTAGTAATTTAACTATTAAAAACGACACTATAAATTCTAATTAGCTAAGTTTTACTATAGGAAAAACATAGTATTTATAGTTAAAAAATAGTTAGATTATATGTAGTATGCCTTTATTGTCTGACACTATCCAATCCTCTAATTATATATACAATTCATCTGGCTTTTCTTTATCCTATAAGCAAGGTAAATCTAGTTTAGATATAGACAGTATTAATTGGAGAAATATAGAATCAGAGTTACCTAAAAATCAAAAAGAGTATATAGAATACACTATTATAGGTGAATACAATATTGTTACAAGTACCTAGCAAGTAAGTTCAGACAATTCAACCTACAATTACCAATTTAATTTAAAATATCTAAATACTTTAAGTGTAAATGACTTTATTGAGGCTGAAATAAATACAACATATAATGTGTATTTAATTAAGGAGGAGATTAAAGAAGTTAAATAGGAAAAAGAGGTTAAAACTGAAACAGGAACAAAAACTGAAACAGATGTTATAAATCAAAATTGGTTCTATTTAAATAAGAATTTACCAGAGGGTTTTATTTTAAAAGTGGTATTAGATGACGGTAGTATTGCATACTATGGTTCCGAAGCTGTTGGCGAAGTATTAAAATTAGAAAATTCCAATAATATTGAGAGTAAACATGTAGTTTCTGCTCAATTAGTAGTTAAAAAAGAAGAAGTAGGTGTAGTAACATATGTACCTAGCACTAAATATTTTGTAGATGTAACTACTAGTTAGAAACATTCTAATAAACCTTTAGAATGTAAAATTGTTGAAGTTAATAATAAGTACATAATCGTATCGCCACTTGATTAGGAAGCAGGTGGTGATATTATAGCTAGTGGTCAATTTAAAATATATTAGGCGAGAGTTCCTCAATTTATTTAGGGTGAGGGATTCTTAGCATTACGTAAATGGGATTCTGTAAATAATAAATATGTTTATCATACTATAATAGGTACTTATAAAGAATCTGAGTTTGGAATATCTGATGATACTAATGATAAATTTGGATTTTATAGTGATGATGTTAAAGTTACTGGAATTTCATTAAGCGGAGCTAAATTTTCAGGACAATTACCTAGTTTTACTGAAACTAAACCTGATACAATAGCAAATAATTAGTTTCCAACCATGGAAATAGTTAATGAAAAAATAAAGAAAGCTGTTGATGATGCGGGTGATACTAACATATCCTTAATTAGTAAAAACTCTCTACCTAAGGGTTCCATTATAATGTTTAATAGTGCTGAAAATATACCTGATAAATGGTAGATTTGTGATGGGACTAATGGAACTCCTAATTTGATTGACAAATTTATTAAGGCTGGAACAACTCTTAAAGAAGAATCTATAGAATTAACTAAATATACAAACTCTACAGAAACTCCTGGAGAAACAACTCCAGAACAATCAGAAGATAATAAATATAAGCTTGATGCTTATTCCTTAATATTTATAATGAAAATGAAATAATGAATATGGAAAGTAATTTTGATGACACAATGTTTGAAGTAGATGAATTCGATGAGACTCCAAGCAATTTAGAAACAGATCCGAAACCTGAAAAAACAGACAATTAGGAGACTGATTCTACTCCTCCAAGTGAAGGAGATTAGGAAGATGATTTAACTACTGAAGTATTAAAACTTAGAGGTATTAGTAATCCGGACAAGATTAAATTTGAAGATGAGAGTGGTGCTGTTACAGAACGCTCTTGGGATTCTCTAACTAAAGAGGAGTAGATAAATATCTTAGCAGATTAGAGAGAGCATTAGGAGACTAATAATGAGTTAGCAGAAGATGAAATTGACCTTATTAATGCTATTAGAAATAGTGGAATGAGTGTTCAAGATTATATGCAAACTATTACTCCATAGATTAATCAGCCATAGGATACAAATTAGTTTGATGCTATGTCAGATGAAGATTTATATGCTTTCGATATTTTAAATAAAGTTGGTAATGATAACATTACAGATGAAGAACTAGATGCAGCATTAGAAGCTGCTAAGGCTAATGAAACTTTATTTAAGAAAACAGTTGATGGATTAAGACAACAATATAATAGATTACAAGAAGAACAAAAACAGAACATTGCAAATCAACAATAGGCTGCTGCTCAGCAGAGATACTAGGCATTTGCTAATGTGGTTAACAATTAGATTGACAACTTTAATAGTTTTGCAGGACAACCTATTCAATTATCCAATCAAGATAAGGACAATTTGTCTGAATTTATGTTAGCTTTAGATGAAGATGGTTCTAGTGCTTTAGGCAAAGCATTACAAGATCCTAAACTTTTAACTAAAGCTGCATTTTGGTTACTTAATGAATAGGAATTAATTGCAGAGCTATAGAAGCAACAACAAGATGCATATACTCGTGGTTATAATGCAGGTAAAGGAGATATTCTTAACAAATCTAAATTCGTATTTAAACCCACAAAGCAAGCTGCGAGTAAAAAGGATGAATCTATTTGGGATTCAGACGATTGGGATTAATTCTTAAATTTAATTTTTATTTATGTTAGTAGCAAATTTTGTAACAAACCATGCAACCATGGGAGATACAAGAACTTACGAAGATTTTAGTAAGTTTTTAGGTGAAAGACCTCACCGACTTGGAGTGGTATCTAGACTCTATCCAGAATTGACAGCTACATTCTTGACAGAGGCACTGCGAAATGTTTATTATGGTGATTCTAAGCCAAGTAAGTATCAAAGTATCGATTCCACTTACTTTGAGTGGGAGGTGGAAACTAATTATATTAAACGTGTTCCATTTGCAGCTGAACCAGTTGGTGATGGAGCAAACGGCTCTGAGATTGAAATGATTTTCCCAGAGAATTATTATCGTTTGCATGAAATCTTCAAGATTGAAAGTACTGGTCAATAGTGTTTTGTTGTTTCCGATAGTGTTAGAAAGGCAGATAATATGTGGTCAGTAATGGTTCGCTTGCTCGATGATGATTATTCTTCTGTACTTGATACTGATGGTACACATATTGGTGATTACACTTATTTTATTGGTAATGCTAAACCAGAATTGCATGAGACTGGTTGGGTTAAGTATCAAAGTAATGTAGAAAAGATGCGTAATTATATGAGTACTATTCGTGTATAGGATACATATAGTGCTAAATATGCATTGATGGAAGATACATTTATCAAGATTGGTAAAGGAGAGAACCAGGGATGCCTTACTGAAAAGATTTACAAGCTGGATCCTATGAAGAAGAATCTTATCGAGAACTTCTTGTATGCAAGAGAGAATATGATTTTGCTTGCTAAGGGTACTGTAGGTGTTGATGGTAAGACTACATTAGCTGATAAAGCTACAGGAAGACCTATCTTCATTGGTGATGGTGCTATCCCTCAAATTGAAAGATTTGCAAGTAAGTATTCTGCAAATAGAATTACAATAGGTACATTCCATACAGTAATTTCTGATATGGTATCAAAAGCAGATAAGCCAACAGGTAATCATTTCTGCTTTATGTGTAATGAAAAAGCTTGGGCTATTGTACAAAGAGTACTTGGTGAGTATCTTTCTACTAGAAAGACTGATGGAGCTTATCTCTGGTCTAAGCAAGGTGAAGGAAAGTATATTAAAGTAGGTGCTACATTCGATGCATATGAGTGGGGAGGCAATACTATCAGTTTTAAGGTTGATAGAACATTGTCTAGAGAGTACCAAGACCCATATTTCTTGTGTATTGATTTGACAACTGGTAAGACATCTACACAACCTCCTATTCAAATGTTCTCATTGAAGGGTAAAGACTACATTTTCAACGAAGTTCTCGGTGTAGGTGGTCGCTCAGGAGGTGAAAGTGGTGTTGTAAGTTCACCTGTAGCCGGTGGTCTTATGACAATTTGGGGATATGCAGGCATCGCTGTATTTAACCCTTATAAATCATTTATCCTTAAAGCTAAGGAATATTGATTTAATTAATAGATTTAAAAAGATTATCTAATAATATTAAGATATGGTAGGAGACGAGGTGCTCTCCTACCTATTCATAGAAATTTATAATGAATTATGGCAAAGAAAGTTAATGATGTAAAGGACGGTGACTTAAAGAGTAATGTTGTTGTTCTTAGAAGTGTTTATGGTAAAGTTGGATAGAAATATTTTATTCAGCCACAAAGAAATCCTAAAACTGGACGTTTTCCAGAGTGTGTAAAGTAGGTAAATTCATATGGAGATATTATCCTTACAGAAGATGAAAGAAATAGAGAAGCGCTAGGTTTAGCACATTTTATTCCAGTAACTGAAGTATTTACTATTACTGATGGCAAGTCCTTTGATTTGAATGATATTTATCAAGCTGCTGAATGGGAAGCAATTAAAAACTGCGATCTTATTGCTGTAGATAGATATGCTAAGAATGATAAGGGTGATTATTTAATTGATGGTACTGTAGACAAACATTCTACAAGACCTCGTTATGGTGCTGCTGAGTTATATGTTGATAGACCTGGTCTTGATGCATCTCGTAGAGTTACTAGAAAGAAACTTATTCATCAGGCTATTAACTTCATTCTCGATGATGAAAGAGGTTATGACGGCAGATTGCTTGTGGCTAGAGTATTGGGTAGAAATATGAAGAATCAACCTAATGCAGATGTTGAGGATTATTTAATTTCTATTGCAGAAAAGACTCCAGAGAAGATTATTAATTGTTACACCGGAGGAGATATGCAATTCCGTATGTTATTTATTGAAGCCCGTGAACATGGAGTAATTAGAAAGAAACAAGGTCTTTATGTTTTCGGAGATGATGGAAAATGCATCTTGGGAGCAACAGATGATGCTGCTATTGAATGGATGCAAAGTCCTAAAAATAGTAAAGTCATGGCTATGATTCGTAAAGATACTTATCCTGAAATGTTCGTAGATGAAGAACTCCCAGATAAGAAATAATAAACAAAATTAATCGTTTTAAATGACAGCTAGGTAGAATTAAAATTAATTTATTATAAAATATATTGTATATAGAACTACTTGTTTAATAAACAATAAAATTTATGTTGGAGTACATCATACAGATGATCCTAATATATTTGATGGCTATTTAGGTAGAGGTTTATGGAAAAATCATACTCGGTATATAAAAATCCAACTCCAACAATATAAATTAATACTGCCCACTTATCTAGTAATAGGTAAGCAGTAGGGAGCAAAAACGGTGGAGGCTGTGACGCTAATACCGTGGTAAATTATTTAATAATATAAATAATCACCGTAACGCATAGGAATTGAACCTAAATAATAGAATATAATATTCCCAAGAGTGTTCCCCTTCCTAAGAGATTAGGAAGAATATGTATGCTGGACTAAAACAAATAAGAAGTTTTAGAGCTATAGGATAAAAAGCCTATAGGGTAACAACACGAGATATTTGAAGCAACTTTAATAGAATTGAGTAAGATTCAAGCTCCAGCTCTTAAACTGTACGAATTTAATTACCTTTTTAATAAGGCGATTAATTAGTATATTAATAAAGTATATAATGTATATGATATTAATCAGCAGACTACTGATGATTTAAGAGTCTTAAAATCTACGGCTTATTTAAAACCTCATAAGTATGGTGTGACTAGTTCTAACAAGACTAAGCCATACAATAACTATACTGAAGGAGGTACTAATCCCACATATGATGGACAGAGTCCTTCTGCAGATATATAGTATGCAACTGCCAGTTCTTATTTAAGTGCAACCCATTCTTAGATTCAATCTTTGAATGGTGCTACTTATGAGGTATTTATGCCCATTGATTATTTACATATGCTTAACTGTGTATGTATCTATTATGTTGCAAAACAAAAAGATTGTTGGGATGCAGGTTCATATATTCAAATTCCTGCAACTCGACTTACTGCGGATTCTTGGAGTTAGATTGTAACTGATATTTACAATAGACCATCTCCAATGCGTCCGTATTATTATATACATAATCAGGCTTCTAGTATCACTATTCCAACTGACCCAGTTACTGCCGGAACAGTAGGAGAATCTAATCCATCTGGTTATACTGGCACTGATATGCCTATAGGTGGTTATAAAGTAACTAGTGATAATGGAGCCGTTGCTACTAATACATCAGATGATTCCGGAGCTGGTTCTAACTTCTAGAGAACCTTTAAACTTAAAAATGGAGAAGTTTCAAAAGATATTTCTTTAGTAGAGAAACCAACTGCGGTAAGAGTTGCAAATCCAAGCAATGTTCGTTGCGAAATCCGCTATGGTAAAGACGATTCTCTCTTCTAGTTAGTAGAAGTGCAAATTGATTATGTAAAGAGTCCTCAATTTATTCGTTTGACACAAGAATAGATTGATTTAACAGAAGATACTTCTCAAATTATGGAGTTTCCAGATTATGTAAACCAAGAGATTATAAATGAGTTGGTACACTTAGTTATGGAGCATTCAAATGATCCAAGACTGGCAAATAATATTTAGATGACTAATACTATTGCCCGACCAACTGGACAGTAGTAGGCTGCACCTCAATAGTAGGCAGCTCAACAGTAGTAATTTTAATTAAATTATAACTAATTATGGCAGGTTTAAATTTTTAGACACAAACTATTATTAATAGTAATCTGGATCCGGATTCAGGTAAAGGAGTAGTTCTCTTTGAAGGTAAGAAAGAGAAAGTTGATGGAGTTTAGAAGGATGTTCTCAAGATTAAGAGAGATTTTCTCTTTGTAAAAGATAATGTTGATTGTATTCGTAGACGTAAGGGATATTCAGCAGAGTTGTGTGAAGCAACAATTGACTTCACTAAGTTAACTTCTGTTGTACCTACAGACCATGCAGTTAATTATTTAAGACTTGATATTTATTTAGGAGTAGAAGGTGCTGAACCTTATATTTATTCAACTCCTTGGTATCATAAGGGCAAACCTTTCTGGGTAGAATTTATTGCTAAGAAGGATGATACTGCTAAGGCTCTTGCAGACAGACTTGAGAAGACAATTAAGTCTAATCATATGTTCCAAGTAGATAAAGACCTTATTAAGGTAGCCAATGATGGTGCGGGTAAGATTACTCTTACAGGTGCTACAGAATATCAGAGATTCAGAAAGGTAACTATCAATATCTTTGAAGAAGCGGCTGATTATGATGATGAAGTAGCAGCAATGAACCCTAATAAGGTACAAGCTACTGACCCTATAGCATTAGTTAAGTTTGGTAAGAATGCATTTGGTACCTACTCTCAAATTATTAAGGATTTAAGACTTCCTACTGCTGCAAATTATCAATGGTCTGCTATCCGTCAAGTAGAAACTCCTATTGTAGGTGCTACATATAATCAGTATATCATTGAATATCATGCCCCTGCTAACAGTCATCCATTGAGCGTTGTTGGTGGACGCCTTGACTCTTATACAACTCATGTATTCTGGGTTAAGAATGATGCTGACTTAGTTAGCGCTTGGGAAACTGCTTTGAAAAAAGTTGGCACTATTATAGATTCGGATACTAATGCAGAAGTCTCTAATCCTGGTTCTGAATCTAATACAGAGTCAGAATTAACTAAAGGAGTAAAGACTGTTAAGGGTTAATGGAACAAGTATTGCTTGAATGGATTTTACCAATAATAGGTAGTGGCGGTCTGGGTGCCGCCATTACTTATATTTTTACTTTTAATAGTAAAAAGAAACAAGCAGATGCTGAAGCCGAACAAAGTTTAGTAGAAGTACAACATAAAAAAGAAGATTTAAAACAGGATTAGTATGATTTTCTGTAGAAGACTTGTGACAAGTATATCAAAGACTATCATGAATTAGAGAGTGATTTTAGAAAACAGCTACAAAGATTAAGAGGAGAAATTGATAAAGTTTCTTTTGAAAAATCTAAAGCTATTGTAGATAAATGTACAGAAATTGCAGAACTAAAATCGAAAGTTACTTATTTAAAGGGTATACGTTGTTATAATTTTACATGTTAGCATAGAATTAAATAGAATCCTGAGGAAAATAAATCTAAATAGTAAGTATAAATGTACATAGAGAAATTAGCTAGTTAGATACGAAATGATGTAGTATCGGGTTTAAGAGGTTATCACTAGAATTTATCTATGAATATAGACTAGCTCTAGGATGAAATAGTAGCTTGTCGATTATCAATAATAAATGAATTACATTCTAAAGGAATTGCTCCTATAGACGATTTATTAATGGCTATTAATTGTGTAGATGTTGATTGTGAATCTTTAGAGAGATGCTCTTGTGGTAAAAAGAGTGATGGCGACACCATTACAGCACATTTTCAAATACCACAACTTGTCACAACATACGGAACTTAGGCTATTAAGTATTTAGGAGCTACTGATAGATAGAATAAATTTACTATTGTCACATCATTGTCTGAATTACAAACTATAAAATATAGAAGAAGGAGATTAACTAAACCTTATGTATGGATTGACTTCGCTCCTAATGCAAATGGAATGTTAGATTGTTTTTTATTTAATGCTCCTTTTGTAAGACAAGTGTCTATAGTTGCAGTATTTAAAGATCCAAGACAACTAAGTAAATATAAGTGTTGCAATTTAGACGATTTAAATGGACCTGATGTAAATAATAGTTTTATTGATTAGTTAATTAAAGACAAATTAACTAAAGAGAAACTATATTATTATAGACAAGCAGCTGCTCCTAAATTACCTAATGACTAGCAATATACTTCTGGTAACTAATTAAATACAATATGAATTTTAACTATGCAATAAGTCAAGCTAAAACAGAATATGATGTAACAGGCGATTTAGAAGATTTACAAGAAATTGGTTTAATTGCTTACGATAAAATAGGAAATAAAAATACTATACTTAAATAGGTACAGTTAAAAGTAGATTGCTCTAATGGGTCTATTTAGTTACCATGTGATGTTTCTATAATAGAAGCAGTTACTTATTGTGGTGAAGATTATAATTATACTAGTAATGTAAAGTAGGATGGGGATCCTTACTCTGCAAATGTAGAGAATTATATAGAATCCAGAAAAGCATTTACCAATCCTTATTATATAAGTGGTAAGTTTGTTAAATATAAAAGAGTAGGTAATACCTTATATGTAAATAAAGGTTTAGATACAGTAAATTTACTATATCATGCTAATATTTTAGACGAAGATGGATTACCTGATATAAGTGATAAAGAAGCAAGTGCTATAGCAGCTTATATAGCCTATACTATTAAACAAAAAGAGGCTTTTAAAACTCATAACTAGGTAATTATGTAGGAAGCCCAATTCTTACGTAAAAGATGGTTATTTCTATTAGATGCTGCTAGAGTACCTGACTATATTTCACAAAATGAAATGAATGATATACTAGATGCCAAATATTCTTGGGACAGAAAGGTATATAATAAATCATATAAACCAATGTAATGAATAGGGAGGCAATTTTGCTTCCCTATTTTTGTTTCCAATAACTAAATAAATATAAATGAGTAACTTTGCAATGGGGCATTCTTTTACATGCCACGACATATTTATGAATTTTCCGGTTAGAAAGCTTAAAATGACTCCTGAATAGTGTAAAGAAGTCTATTCCGATGGGAGTAAAAGAGATTTAGCAGCTTCTATTTGGATGAGTAGTGTAAGATTAATTATTGATGATATTATTGAGAATAATACATAGTTTAAATTACCTGGAATGGGTAGAACACAATCTTACATATAGATGAAAAGGACAGAAGGAGATGATTTTAAAAAAGCTTTTAGACGAGGTAAATGGCGTGATGTTGATTTCATTACATCTAATTTCTGCGGTTATTAGTTATAGTTTGTAATGGAAAGTAAGAAAAGAACAAGAAGAGAAAAACCCATTTACTTAGCTACTAGAGATAAAGATAAAATAACTGAATACACTAATTAGGGTAAATAGTATTGAAATAGAAAACAATTTAGGACTATTATGAATAGATATTTGAAATGTACCCAACTATAGCACAATCTGATATAAAAAGAATACTCTAGTATGGTTGGAAAGCCTTTTATTTACATAATAGTTACGGTGGAGATGTGCTTGTTAATTAGGGTAAGTTATGGTTTTATTCAGGATATTTGATGAAAAATTCATTACATTGGTTTGAATATTATTAGCATAAAATGAGAACTAAGTTAAGAGTGATGTATAAGCGTAAGAAAATCAAATGGGATGGATATTACTATTTTGCTCTAACTAGACCACAATATGAATCTTATTTAGCTTAGAAACATACTGGTAGAGGAAGACCCAAAAAGAATTTTATATTTGAAAAAGTTATGTTTTTCAAAATATATGATGAATGTAACATTATGTAGAGTGGGCATGTAGCTATATTTAAATTTCCATATTCTTGGGACAGAGGTTTTTCTTTCTATCAAGCAAAACTAAAAACAGATAAAGCTGAATTAATATTACTTAGAGAACCCTTAAAGTTCAAAGACATATTATTATCAGAATATAATTATGAATTTATAATAGATGAACAACGTAAATATAAAAAGAAATAATTTATGGCAGGTAATACTATAATGACTGCAAAAAATACCTTTGGAGATGGACTAGTCATGGATTTTGCACCTGACAACACTCAGGCTACTTGTCTTACTCATGCCCTTAATGCGACTTTATTAACTATGAATGGTAATGAATTATCATTATAGAATGATATGGGTAATGGTAGAGTAGAGACAGCTTATTTACCTGAGGGTTATATTCCAGTAGGTACTTGTGAATTCGGAGATATTATATATATTGCTTCGTATAATCCATTAACTAATAAGTCTTAGATAGGTTGTTTCCCATCTCCTGAAAGAAATATTAGTAGTAAAGAGTTATCTTCTGCAGAACATAAAATTGATAATAGTGCATTCTAGGATTCCAATGGTAAAATTACTAATACTTCTATTAAATAGGTACTTATTGATAATAATCTAAATCCTGGTGATAAATATATTATATATGTATCACAGACAGATATGTTAGAAAAGAATTATACATATTTATCGGATTTAGGTAATACCGACCACATTCATGGTGGATTTCCGAAAATAGTTAAATTACATATAGTTAGTATAGAAGATTCAGGTAAAATTACTTACTTAGATAGTTCCGTTAGATGGTATGATAAAGTAAAACATACATCAAGTGAAATAAATACCTCACAACCTATTACTAAAGAAAATATAGGAGAAAGGTCTAATCTTGATTTCTATATTAATATAGCATAGGACACTCAGGGAAGTAGTTAGCCTGATATTGATAGTTATAGAAACTTATTAAGTTCAGGATATTCTATATTCTAGTCCAAAGTATCAGGTAAACTAGCTATTTTAGCAGAATTAGAAACCATAACTGGTTTTGAATGTACTTATAATGTATATAAAACAGGTACAAGTACTAAAGTAGTAAATGGTAAAGTAAAAAATGATAAAAAAGAAACAATTACTTCATGTAATATTAATTACAATATTTATGATGTATATTTAAATTTTCATTGGAGCACTGATAATTATAACATAAATCCTAAAGGAATAAAAGTAAGCACATCTGAATGGATTCTTAAAGAGGTAAATGATTCTAGAGAAGTTGGAAGTTGTTCCTATAAAGCATGGACTTACGATAGGACCTCTAATAAGTTACTAAATAATGTTGCTATTACTCAGGCGATGGATTCATTAGAACCAGGGTTTGATATAACTAACACATATACTGTTAAAAAAGATGATAAGAATGTACCGGAAGAAATAAAAGGATATGTTATAGGAGATGCTATTAATTATGAATAGTTTAAGCACGATTATAATTTTAATTCTTTTAAAGAAAATGTTTTAAATAAAATAAAAGAAGATCAATCTTACTCTTTTAACAAAATAACTTAGTATGTAGAAAATAATGAACCGATAGTAGGACAATACTTAATTGACTTAGACTAGATTATTTATGAAAAGCCAAAAAAGGAATCTGAGGAGGGACAGATAAAATATTATACAACTAATTCTGATGGAGAATTATCAGAAATTAAACCTTATGCAATTCCAGATACTATTGTAAATAATTATTTTAAGAATTCATTTTGTAAAAAGTTAGGTTCTTTTAAAGTGCCTGTTAGTCAAACTGTAACTATAGAAAATGAAACAGCAAATGAGACAAGAGAGGTGCCTATTGATAACTCTAACTTTATATATCATTACAAAGTTACTCCGGTTATGACTTACGGAGATTTAGATGTATATGAATAGGAAGGATATATTGATTTTAGCAAAATAAATAGTGGCAATATTAAATTAACTAATTGGAGATATTTTAATGGGGAAAATTTAAGTACCATACAATTAGGATTAGACTGCTATGTGGAAGAGGGTAAAGGTATAGAAGAAGTAGTTTTGGAGTTTTGTGATAACTAGGGAATAGCTGCTGCATATCATATTAATAACAGAGTCTCCTATTCCGGGGTAATACCTTTAAATATACAATTAAATCAAGCTGGAACTTTAACTAATATTGATTCACAAGGTAATACTATTTACCATGCTGGAACAATTTTAGATAAAGAATACGATGGTTCGGTATATTTAATAACTGAAAGTGGCAAAACAGTGAAGGATAAACCTTCTACAGGAGAGTTAAATAGAGATTATTATGCTTGTAGTAATGATGCAGGTATTATCTATAGCAATATGCTTTATTTAGTTAAAATCACAGTAAAGTATACAACTAAAGATATTCTAGGTAATTATAATTCATTGTACACAAGTGATTATAGAGTTTTCTATCGTTGGTTATGGACTAACACTTCTTTTAATTAGTATTATACCTCACTAAAGGATTATAATGACTAGAAGTTAACATTAAATCTAGATATAGCTCCTATATATGATTCTAAATTAAATACTAAAGTAGTTGATTATAAAGCACCTACTACAGTATCAAATAATTTATCTGATACACTATCTGCTAATGTACAACGAATAACAGGAGAGATAGACGTGTCTTTAGATGCCGGTTTATAGGAAACTTATGATACATTTAGTTTAAGTGAAGGTGCTGACAGTGAAAATATTAAAGAGGCATTATAGATAACTAGTTATATTGGAAACACTTATGTAACTTCTCCTAATAATAATGGTTATATGAACATGTAGGGTACGCTACAAGAAGCTCCTATATTATAGCCTTTAGTATCTTCCATTTATTCTACTACAGGTTTAAGTACTTCATTACTACATTAGTTAGGATATACTACAGATAGTTCGGCTAAAGAACTATGGGAAGATTACACTAATTATAAAAATTAGTGGAAAGTAGAATATCAAGATAAGACAAATTCAAAATTTGCAAAAATAAATTATTATAACTATAACTATCAAGAAACAGAGGTGCCTAATGCTCCTTGTAAAACATAGTAGTTAAATGAATTATAGAATAATAAACTAAAATTGAATATAGAATTATTAGATTTTAGTAAATATGTTCCTATGTATAATAATTCTAGTATGTCTGGTACTTTAATTAAGCCTTTAGTTAGTTGTTAGGCTGACTTGGTTAAATTTGGACTGACTAACGATTCTGACATATATTATACGTCAGGTATATATGGTACTTATATAATGTGGATGCTAAACTGGACCCATGCAGTTACAATGAATGGTTATGATACTAAAGCATCGCCTTACTCTAGTACTGGAATTCCTTATTGGTTATCAAGTACTAGTTATGGAGATAGACCTATTATAAGTGGTCATACTGCGGGAGAAATGGATAGAGATTCTATTCTAAAAAACAAATATAATATACTAGCATTTATTAATTGGAACAACAATAAGAACCAGCTTCGCAATTATATAATGGCTAAAAACGGGTATAAGGCATTTACTCAAAACGCAAAAAATGAATTAAATCTATGTACATTAGAATCATATCCTTCAGATGTGGAGGATCACAATGGATGTACTGTAAATTATGACATAGATGTTAAATATACAAATCCTCCTACAAATACTGATTGGGCTTGGATAAGTACCTATGTAATGACTGATATAGCAGGCAATAAAAGGATGGTTAATATGGCTTCAGATAATGAGATATATATAAGAGGGGCTTTAATAGCGTTATTTGGAAATCTTTATAAAGTGTCTGATGAAGTTTCTACATAGAATATAACTGTAACGAAGGATATAATTTATTTATAGCCATATACTTCTACATATACAGTAGATATGGTTTATAAAGCAGAGTTTAAAAAAGAAAATGAATCAGAAATTGACTTTAAGCCTTATTTAAATATCAACGGATATAACTATAACAGTTATGTATAGAGGTTATTAAATAATAAGCCTAAAGATAATGTTAATAACCCTATAAATGAATCTAATATAAATATAGAAATAGGTAGTGTATTAAAGACATTACCTATATAGTTATAGGTAAATTATAAAACTCCAGATACTAGTATAGAATCTTTTGATACTAAATATCTATTTCAACCATGTAATTTAGGTTCAAAAGCTCCGTTAATGAGCATGCCAGGTAATTATAATAGTGATACCCTTTATATATATAAAGATGGATAGTTATAGCCTTGGGATACTTACACACCAAGCATTTATCCAGGTAGCTATAGTGCCTATTATGGAGATTTAATTTTTTACTCACTCTATAATATGAAAACGGACGAGCCGCAATTTAAAAACAAGGAGAAAATCACAGATATTAATGATATAAGATTTGAAAAAACTAATTCCGGATCATTATTTAAATACGAGAATGGAGATTTATATTTAGCATCAAGTACTAATTACAAAGATGAAGCTAGAATCTGTACCAGAAATAGAGTACACGACGGTAATGACCCAGATTAGATTGTATATGCATTTAACAGTCAAGAGAAACTAGTTCCTTGGTTAGCAGTTCTTAAATAATTATGGCAGAAAATATAACAAAAAGTAAAGTACTAGCCACAGATCTTTCACTTAATACAATGATGAAAGTTCTACCTACTAAGGGTAACTTAGTTTATGAGTATAATCCCTTAAGAAATTATAGACTGACTTAGAACAAATATGAATACTAGGAATAGTTCTATACAGAGTAGGAATTAGAAGATACTTTTGATATAATTATAGATAAAACATATAAAGTAATACCAAATGCTAAATTAGGGGAAGACGGTACAAAAGGACCTGTAGATAATGATTAGGCAATAGATGTACCAATTACTACTTTTAAGGATTATTCTTATAGACAATATTTCAAAACATTAGGAATAGGAGCTGACGGACAAGAATCAACAGATGACTTTGGTAATTATAAAGAAAATAGACCAGCAGCTGTTGCTTGGCAAATCTTGTATGAAAAATATAAACCAAACTTTTGTTGGGAAGAGGAATTTCTTAGTAATATAAGTTCTATATTTCCAGAGACTATAGGAACTCAATGGCTTAAAAAAACTGTTGTAGATAATAAAGAAATTTATGTTCCTCTAACGGAGAATGTACCTATATTGCATGAAATAGGGGAATTATCAGATTTTATAACAGATGAACTATAGTTTGACCTAGAACATCCAGTAAATATCACTCCTTAGTATAGTTATGATGGCTCAGTCAACTTAATTATTAACGATGGTATAAATGTGCCAAGATTAATTAATAGTAGGTTTAGTGCTACAGGTAAAAATACTTATGAGATAATAGATAGGAAAGGGGATAATGACACTAATATATATGACCAAGGTGCATAGTTTGATATTGATACTTCATTATTTAAACGTGTTTGCACTATACCTAAATTAGAATATAAAGGAACTACATCTGGAGGAAATTTAAAAGTGGGTAACTATCACTTTTATATTAAATTATCTGATGCCGATGGTAATGAAACAGACTTTGTTGCAGAATCAGGATTAGTTAGTGTATTTATAGGTTTTAGTAACCCATCTAGTATAACTACTGGTGTTAAAAATTAGAATAGTTATAAAGGTGTTTCATTATATTTATCTAATATAGACTTATCTTATAACTATTTATATGTTTATTATTCTCGTTACACTGCAGAATAGGAAGAAAATTTTAACACAGAATATAAAAAGATAGATAAAAAGTTTATAATATCTAATTCAGGAACTGCCACTGTAAATATTACGGGTTTTGAGCCTACATTTGATGTTACTGATAAAGATATTAATCTGAGTTATGAAATAATAGATGCAGCCAAAACTCAGGAATAGTGTCAGAATATGTTATTTCTAGGTAATGTACATAAATAGGATATTCCATACGATAAGTTATAGGATTTATCTCTACATTTTTTACCTTATCTAGAAGAGAGGGATTACATATGTAATATAGATGAAAATTATATAGTATCATCTACTAGCTAGGGATATTATAATTCAGAGTTTATATATAAGTATACTGGATATTGGAATGAAGAATTATATAGATTAGGAGTAGTATATATATTGCCTAATGGTTAGTTAACACCAGTCTTTAATATTAGAGGTAATACTAATGTTCAAAAGTATGGAGAAATAACTTATTCACAATATAATATACCTGATAAAGTTGTTTATAATGAAAGCAATTATTTAGTAGTATCCACTAAGGAAGCTAAAAATGTTTAGAATGAAAATGTAAAAGGGGTTGTTAGACTTAAATCTAATAGAGATACTAATGTAATTCACGGATTTGACATTAGAATATCTAAAGAAGCAATATAGGAACTTAAAAAATATGCCACTGGATTTTTCTTTGTTAGATAGTCTCGTATTCCTACAATATTAGCTTAGGGAGTAACTATGGGTGTAGATTAGGAAGCCCATGTTCCTTGTATAGCTACTGCTGATGGTATTTTAACAGAATTAGGTAATAACTTAAATACTACCCATGTTGAAACTTCTAATATTAACGATGTTAATTATGTATCTGAGGGATTCTTAAGCAGATATAGTTTTCATTTTAAGAAGAAGTCATCTGGCTTATTTGGAAAAATATTAAAAGGTATAGCTGCAGGCGTTGGAGTAGTGGCTATAGCTGCGGCTTGTGTATTTACAGCAGGAGCAGGAGCTGCAGTATTAGCAGGAGCTTCTCTATCTGGTGCCATAACTGCAGGTAGTACTGCTATTGGAGGTATTTTAGTAGCGGCAGGTGCTACTGGATTGGGAGCCACTTTGGGTATTGCAGGAGCTTCAGCTGTAATAGCAGCAGGTGCCGGATTAGCCGTAGGAGCAACATTAGCTACTCTAGGAGCAATTTAGGAAGTAAGATATGGTACTAATAGGCTGTTTAGTAAGAAGAAACTAGATGGTAGAAATACTAAATGTCCTAAGGGGTACAAGATAGTCGAAAATGATGAATCTAGAAAATTAACTCAAACATTTAAAGATAGATTAATTATAAAAGACTCATCTAAAGTTAAAGTTTAGGCAATTTTATGTCCTGACTATGAAGTTAACCCAGCTTATTATAATCAAATATTTACTGGTAATAAGCATTTAATAGGTTTGACTATATCTCAAAGTACTAATGGACTTGTGGGTCATAGTTCTAATTATTTTACTAATAAGGGTAGGCATTTCTATTTAAATAGTTATTATGATATGAATATACGTAATAGCTATAATTTGCCTATTATATCAGTGCCTGATGACGTAAAATGCGTAGGACTTAATGATTATAAATTTAGAAGTAGGGCAGGCTTAGCAGAAGAGGCTTTTAGATATGAATGTATAGGGGACGATTATAAGAGTGAGTATTCAAAAAATAACTCTGATGAAGATTCAGAAACTATTTCTAATAAAAGGATAAATGCAGACATTGTAAGAGGTAGTTTTGGAGCTTATTTAGGTATAGCTTCAGATGCTAATAATTTCTCCCCAGCAGAGACTGTTAATATCTACATTCCTAATTATTCTTTAGTTAATTTATTAGATTATGTAAAAATAAGAATGGATGATAATTCTCCTTATAGTGCAATATCCGATAGAATAGCTTTTAAGGATTTAGAAACTAAATCTCTAGTTGTTGGAGAAACAGATAAAGATAATAATAAATCATTTAGTGTTTATAGAGGTGACTGTTATATATGTTAGTTTACGCATCGATTAATAAGAAATTTTAATTCCCCTTCTGCTCCTTATAATGATGAAATTGTTGATGAAGATACTTGGAAAGATAACTATAATCCAGAGAAGACGGAGAGTTATGAAAACATAAATTTAGGAGACGTTAATGCTGTTTAGTTAGGTATGTGGGTGACCTTTAGAGTACGTTCATCCTACAATTTAAATATACGTACTTTAGATAGTTCTAATGTTGATGAAAAACAAATGACAGGACATGCTAGAGGTTATTTCCCATATACTCCTATGAGCGTAGAAGGCACATATAAAATTCCAGAATCACATATTTATAATAAAGGATTTAGTAAATCTTTGAGTGATAGATAGAATAACTTATTGCCTGATGTTCCTTATATTAAGAATTGGTTTGGAACACGTATTATGTATTCTGATATTCATATTAATGATGCATATAAAAATGGTTATAGAGTATTTAGAAAGACTAATAGTGTTGATTATACTAGGGAATATGGAGAAATAACTAAGTTAATTTCATTAAATTCCAATTTATTAATTATATTTGAACATGGAATTGCAGTTGCTCCAGTTAATTAGACAGCAATTCAATAGGTATCAGGATAGCTTGTAGCTACTTCAAGGGTGCTCCCAGAGACCCCAACTATCATTTCTGATATGTTCGGTAGTCAATGGGCAGATAGTATTCTGAAGACCCCAGGAAAAAGAGGAAATAATACTTAGTATGTATATGGTGTAGATACTGTAGCTAAGAAGATTTGGAAGACTGATGGAAGCTCTCTAATCTGTATTTCAGACGTTAAAGTACAAGAATTTCTAAATAATAATATCACTCTTGGAGAAAGAGAGATTACACCTACATTAGGGATTCGTAATGTAAAAACTTGTTATAATTCTTATAAAGGAGATGTAATGTTTACTTTCTATGATAATATTACTGGTTTCTAGGAGAAAGTATGGAATTTATGTTATAATGAGTTGCTAGATAAGTTTATTACATTCTACAGTTGGGTTCCTAGTTTTATGGAGAATATAAATAATATACCATTCTCATTTAATAGAGAAACGTCTAAGTGGATTGCCAAATTAGGTACAAGTCACTCTACTAGTTCTTTTGCAGATGGCATTACTTTAACTAATGTAGTATTTGATCCTACTTTAGATGAGAGAGTATAGAATATATCAGTACCTATTAGTTATTTAACTAAGAATGGAACTTATAAAACTACTTATGGAACAGTAATGACAACAAGTTATTTTGTAGGTATATTGCAATTATCTAATAGAGTAATTCCTAATTATAATGTACCATATGATATTAGTTATGAACTATGTAGAGATATTTATGGTAATTATAAGAATTTTACTTTACAGAAGTTAAAATTTACTAATTCTGAAGGAGAAATGTAGGAGTCATTTCCTTTAAGTAATGTGGGGGATGCCTTGTTCCCAACTCACGATGTCTCTGTATATGGCTTATATATAAATCCTAAATCACCATTGTATACAAGAGATTTAATGGATGAGACTGGAGTTCAAAAGGTCTATTTAACTACTAAGGATGAAGAGCATAACAAAATAAGTAGTGTATTTATACATAAAGATATGAGGGCTATGTTACTTTCTGAACTCTACTATAGAAATAAAAAGAACCATGCTTATGCTGATACAGATGTAAATAAGTGGGAGCCTAATACTAAAGAAAGTATAGACATTGCGGAGTAGCAGTTAACTACTGTTGACATATAGGGTGTGACTTCTGACAACTGTTTAGAAAAATTTAAAGAAACAAAGGCATATGAAATTATTAATAATTTATATAATTAGTATGGTAAGTTATCAGCTTAGATAGAAGTATCTAATGATGTTTAGTTATCTAAATCTACTAATATTATGTCTATGTATTTTAAATGGAAAGAATTAGTTTCCTACTCTGATAATATGTTTAAGTATAATGATAGTCCTATACAAACTTATATAGTTCATGCACAAACTATTACTTATTCAGAATTAATTCATACTAATGCTCCTATATTCAAGAATTTGCAGGGTAAAAGAGAAATGTTACCTAAAGATAAATAGATAAATCCTGATACCATAGTTAAATTATTAAATATCAGAGCTACTGTTAATGCTACCATACCTAATTCTGAACAAACACTAGAAGATTACTATTATAATAAAGTAGCTAGTTATAATGTAGCTACTTATGAATCTACCGTTGCAATTATTCCTAAATGGAATATGCAGTTCTTAAGTACTGATTTCTGGAAACATGGCTAGGCAGGTTCATTTGATATAGCAGATGACATATATCCATGTTATTGGTATGGTAAATAGCATCCATTTGAATTTGAGTTTATTGTAGTTAATGATCCTAGTGTTCATAAGATATTTACTAATTTGGAATTGATAGCTAATAAAGCAAAACCTGAATCTTTTCATTATGAAGTAATAGGAGAGGCTTATGATTTTGCAAAAGATAAACCAAATATGTATTTTAGACAAGAAGCTATGAAAGCTCTTTGGCAATACAATGGTTGTGATATTGAGTATAATAGTGACTTCCTGAAGATTTAGACTAGACAATAGAATAAGTCAGCAGATTTACCACATAATTATTTTGCAAGAGCTAAGTATATTAATGAAGTAGAAGACAGTTATATAATGGCTTAGGTAGGAAAACATGATTATAGACACTTATCTGGAGGTGAAATTGTGTATTATCCGAATAGATAGGAGTTCAGAGTTTGGAATCACGTTCCTGCTATTGATGTTGATGATTAGTCTGATACTTCAGCTTCTTCTTTTGGGGGAAGAGGTTTAATGGCTTCTAATATGCGTTATCTTGAGGATAGATGGAAAGTATAGATAAATCCTTTACTGATTACTTATAAAAATGAGTATGAAAGAAAGGATTCTACTAAGGCTTTATGCACTCCAGAAAACTCTACTTGGAAAGATGGAGCAGGCACTAGAGCTGGGGATAAACTGCCTCCATTACCTTTATATAATTCACCTATTCCAGATGCAGTAAAAGAAAGAGGTGAAATAGCAATTCCTGGATATTCAGAAACCACTGAGGGTAGGGATAATGCAATGTATAATTTATATAAAGTAGATTTCGAGAATGGAATACACCCATTTGATACATCTTCTTGGTTAGATGATGTGAATATTTATAAGTATAATTTTGGAAGTGCTCAAAATAGAAAGGAAACTGATATGAGAGATAAATTCATAAAGATTAGAATTAGATATTCAGGTAAAGAACTAGCAATAATTGATTTTATAAATACTATATATCAAGTTAGTTATGCATAAAAAAATAAGACTAATATAGAAAGGTTAGGCAGGATTTCAGTTTGTATAGTAGGGATTAGTTGGAGGATTAGTCCCTACTACAGCTGGTTCTGTATTAGATTAGAATACTATAAATGCTATCAATTAGCAATAGACTAATATATGGAAAGTACAACAAGATGAACAGGCTAAGATAAGATAGTAGCAAATAAGTTAGAATTATTAGACAGCTTCTAATGCTTTAAATCCCATCTCTTCAGGGTTAACTAATTTTGGCATAATGTCCGGTAATTATACAATGGCTAATCTAGGTTAGTTAGGAGGCTCTCTTAGCAGTGGTCTTTAGTTAATGTCTAATTGGAAAAGTCTATCTAATTAGGACAAAGCGACGGGAGTAGCTGGAATTGGTGGTCAAGCAGTAGATACTTTAGATAATATGTTCTTTGGTAAATAGCATGCTAAAGATTCAGGTTTAACTAAAGGATTAAATAATGCTTATGATTCTATATCTAATGCTGCAATGATGTTTTCTCCTGTAGGAACTATTTTTGGAGGTGCTATGAAAGCTGGAAAATTTATAGGAGATGGATTATCTGCATTAGGAATAGGAACTGATTAGATGACTACTACTGATAAAATATTAGATAGTAGCTTTATGAAACTTACTCCTGTAGGATTAATCAACGGTATAGGTGCAAAAAGAGCTAAATAGTTCTCTGCTAATAATGACACTATTGAAAAAGTTGGAGGAGACTATGCAGATTCTGTAAATACTATAGAGGATGCTGTTTCCAAAGCTGGTAAGAAATATGGTTTATTTAGTAACGGTGCCAGAAAACGAGCTAATAGACTTATTGATACAGCTAGAGCTCAATAGAATATTATGACTAATATATCTAATGAATATCAAGATTAGTTAGCTAATAAATCATATTTAGCTTATACTAGATATGGATAGGATATTAATGGTGGCATACAACAATAGTATTTAAGAGCTGCTAAACACGGCGCTATCTTATAGAGAATTAATCTAAGAAAACATAGAAAAGGTGGTTAGCTTAAAGATAAAATAGATATAGAAGTTAAATAGGAATAGTGGCAACCTATAATTAATCTTGAATATCCAGAAGTATCTAAATTGAAAGAAGGAGGATAGTTAGAAGAATCTAAAGAGTGGGCTCCTATAATTAGTTTAGATATATAGAAGTTAGAAGAAGGTGGTAAAACTGATAAACCTAAACAAGAATCAGATAAGATTGAGGAAACTAATTAGAAAAATGTTATTCCTGAAGGTGCTTTACATGCTCATAAGCATCATATGGAAAATGCGGAAGATTTAACTAAGAAAGGTATACCAGTAGTTGATAATAATGGTGAACAACAAGCTGAGATAGAACGTAACGAAATTATTTTCTCCTTAGAAGTAACTAAATAGTTAGAAGATTTACATAAAAGATATTAGGGATATACTAATACTTAGAAAGAGAAAGATGAATTAGCTATTGAAGCTGGAAAGTTACTTGTTTATGAAATTCTACATAATACAGAAGACAGGACTGGTTTAATTAAAGAATGCAAGAAAGGAGGTACACTAGATGGGAATAAGTGATTTATTTGTATCCTATAATTAGGTATAGGCTCCTTCTTACTTAGAGTCTCCTTAGATAGAATATACTCCAATAGGAGAAGAATTAACTAATTAGGAAAATTTAGATAGAATTTAGTCTAGAAATTAGAAAAAAGAAGGATTTGCAGGATGGAATCCTCTAGAACAAAATACTTCAGAAGACAATTCAACAAATACTTCTCATACTCCTGCAAAGGGTTCTAAGTCTTTTAATTTAGCTATGACTTCTTATTTAGCTAAACATCCTGAAGATGCTAAATATAGATAGACACTTACAGAAATAGCTGCAAAGGAATCTAATTTTAATCCTGCTGTTAAAAATGCTAAGTCATCTGCTAGTGGATATTTCTAGTTTATAAATAGTACAAGAAAACAATATGCACCACATTTAACTAAAGAACAATTCTTAAATAATCCAGAGGAGTAGATTTCTGCTGCGGTTAAGTTACTTAAAGCTAATAGAAATATATCTAGTAAATTCGCCAATTTAAGGGGTCTTAGTTAGTTACAAATTGATTATGGAATGTGGTTTAGTCCGGCAGCTTTAAGTCAATATCTTAAAACTGGTAAATCTAATTTTAAAGATCCACAAGGAACTAGTTTAATGACAGTATTAAATAAAATGGCTTAATGGATAAGAAAAGAATAATTATAGGAGACAAACAATATACTGTAGAAATAGCTAAAACTGAAGAAGATAGAAAGAAGGGACTTCAAGATAGAGAATAGTTAGCGCCTGATGAAGGAATGCTATTTATTTGGTCTGAATAGTAGTCAGTTATAGAGATGTGGATGAAAAATACTAAAATTCCACTTGACTAGATAGCTATTAATGACGATGATGAAGTGACTGCAGTATATAAAGCTTAGCCTGAAGATGAGACATTACACCCATTTCCTAATGCTAAATATATACTTGAAGTAAACTAGAATTCAGGTATAGAAGAAGGAGATGATTTTGAGTTTGATGAATCTGATGATCCTAATAAATATGTAATGAAGGTACTTGCTCCTGATGGTTCAACTCAGATGGATCTATAGGGAGGTGAACGCATATTTAGTAGAATTTCTACAAAATAGATGATTACTTGGGCTAAAAAGGCGGAAGCTAATAAAGATAATAAGGAGTTATTTAATAAGTATTGTAAGAGGCTTGGCAAGAGAATGTTTAAAGAATTATACGCCCAAGACCATAGAGAACCAGAATATGTAGATACTCCTGAATCTAAGAAAGATTAGAACGATAAAAAATAAATAATTACATAAGTCATCAAAATTATTTGCATTTTAGATAATTAATATGTACTGTTGAAATACATAATATTATTAGATAATTAACTAGTTAATTAACAAATTAAATTTAAACACATGCAATTTATTAAGAAGTTTCAAGAAGGCGGAGCTGCTCCAGCACCAGAGGCTGCTGCTCCACAGTAGGGTGGTGAAGACCCAACAGCTATGTTGATGCAAGGCGCTCAGCAAGCAGTACAAAATCAAGATTGTCAAATCGCTATTCAGGTATGTCAAATGGTACTCGAAATGCTTGGTGGAGGTGGTGCCCCAGCAGAGGCAGGTGGACCTGAGGCAGGTGGTGCTCCACAATCAGAACCTGTTTATCGTAGAGGTGGACGTCTTGTAAGAAGAATTTAGAAGTAATTAATTTTAAACGTAGGGATATATCTAGATACTCATTTAGGTATATCCCTAATTTTATAATATGGCAGAATAGACTAAAAAATCGAAATATAATTTTGGAGGTCATGAATTAGATGCTAAATTATATCTCTAGAATATAAGAGATAACGCAGAAACATTTCTTAATTCTAAAACAGATTGGACTCCAGAACAAAAAGAAGAATGGAAGCATGCGTATACTAATTTTACTAATGCTTTATAGGAAGATATAAATAATGGAGGTGGAAGATTCAGTACTGATGAATTTGGAACTATAACAGACACTAAGGGAGAATTCTCTAATACAGATTCTGATAATTACTATTATAATAATAAAGGTCAACAAATTAGTTAGGAAGATTATGATGCCTTAAAAAAGAGAAAGCAAGGTAAGTATTAGGCTTTTGAAGCTAATAGACAATTTGCTTCCTATGCTAGTTAGATAGGTAAGGGGTTAAGAGAAGCTTTAGCTGCTAAAAATAAAACTTCTGACGATACAAATGGATTTGATTATGTTAAGAACGGATTCGATGCTTATTGGCAGAAGAAATATAATCCAGCAGGAACAGCTAATGATCTTCAACCTTATTGGAATAAAGACAAAGAAGGAGAATACACTAATAGAGTAGCTGAAACTATGGCAGACTTAGACGATTATATGTCTAAGTAGGAAATGAATGATGATGTTAAAGCTGCTTATACTAATTATAGAAATATCTTAGGACAATATAATCCAAGTGATAAGAATTTTAATTTAGATACTTGGAAGAACAACATGATACTTGCTGCAAGTAGAGCAGGTATTAGTGGATGGAATAATGGATACTTTAATATTGGTTCTCAAAGTTCTGCTTCTGAACTTGATAAGAAACAAGCTTTTGATATTAGTAATGATGACCAAGCTTTGGCGTATGCAGGTTTAACAGATTAGGCTTTGACTCATCCTGAGTTGAGAGATACCTTATTAGCACAAGCTAGACGTAAATATGGACAGGAAAGTCAGGCTATTATTGATTAGGATAAGGCTGAATAGAAATAGTTACAGGATGCATAGAATAATAAAATATGGCAACAGTGGTTAGCTAATGAAGGTAGGGGTTATGGAGATGTTAGTAGACGTTCAGGCATTAAATGGTATGGTAATTATAAATGGTCTAAAAATACAGATCCAGAATATCAAAGTGCTGCCGGAAGATAGGCATTAAAGAATTTACAAGCAGCTTTAGCTAAAACACATTGGGATAGTGACTCTGAAGGTTTATTTACTCCTATGAAGTCAGTATTATCTAATGGAACTGTATTAAATAACCTAGGTGAACATCTAGCTTATTATCTGCCTATGTTGCGAGGTATGGGGGCTAAATTTGATGATAACTTTGAAGAAGTGACAGACAATGCTGGACATAAATTATGGAAAGTTAAAAACTCTAAGAATAAGGCTGGTCAATATCTATATATTTGGAATAAAGCTAATGGAAAATTAGGTGCATATAGAGATGTTCCATTTAATGTAAAAAAAGCAGAGGTAACTAAAGCTTTCTATGGTGTTAAAATTCAGTCTAGAGAAGAAAAAGAGGCTGTCAAATAGAAAGAAAACAATAAAGTTATTAACAATCCTCAGACTCCTCACGATAAAAAGGTTGCATTAACTAAATAGGAGAAAATAGGAGAAAATCCTTTTTCTGATAGAGCTACCTTTTTAAGAACAACTGCCTTAGCTACTGATGTTGCTGCCTTAGTAGCTAGTTTTTCCGGAGTGGGGGCACCTACCTCGGCTTTAATAGGAGCAGTTGCTACTGCTTAGAATCAAGCAGCAGATAAGGCAGAGGGCTAGGGATTCTGGGAATCTTTAGGTAATAATGCTCTTGGCTATGGAATGGATGCTTTATCAGTGATACCTTTCGTTAGAGGAATTACTGGTACTGGCAGAATTGTAAAAACCGCTTCTAAGTTAGCACCTCATATTATTACAGCTTTAGGGGCTATGTCAGCATTAAAAAATAAAGATGCTTATTTAGGTTCATGGAAAAAGATGACTTCTAATCCAAGCCAGTTAAATAGACAAGATTGGTCAAATATTTATGATTCTTTGAGACTTGTTATATCTGGAACTACAGCAGGAACACAAGCTATAAAGGGAAATAGAGCAATGAAAGGTGCTCTCTCTAAGGATAAAGTTAAAGTTAAGACTAATGAAGGTTATGTGACTGTAGATAAGTCTAAACTTAAGGGTATTAAGGGAACTAAAGGGTTAGAAGCACAAAATAAAGCCTTACAAAAAGCAACAGGTAATTCTAATTTAAGGTTTAATGTTGCTAGAAATAAGTATCGATTCTGGAAAACTAAAGATTAGGCTAAGATAAAAGAAGCTGATGTGTATGACTTCACTAAACCTAATACTAGAATGATAAATGGAGTAGAGTATGAAAGACCTTATAAATGGGGTGAATTAGGAATAGCTAATCATCAGTGGCAATCTCCTAAATGGATGAATGGTATTCTTGATAAGATTGAAGTAAGTGGCTTAAAGCCTACAGGTAGGACTTAGGCAGATATTGATTATGGAAATAGAAAAATATCTTAGAACTTTTCAGTAGCTTAGCTCAGAGAACTATCTAATAAGGTAAATCCTATGGTATCTGAGTGGAAATCATTACAAACTTAGGCACAATCTGCTAGAAAGAATGCTGCAGAAGCTTTGAGTAAAGCAAGAAAAGCCACAGATCCCCAAATTAAAGCTAATTATGAAAATTCAGCAAAGAGTTATTTAGACTATATCAGAAATAAAGCTAAAGAATATCAAAAGCTTAAAGGAGATGTCAAGGATGGCAAAATTACATTTGATTTAGGTTCTAATAAATAGGTGGAACTTACTTGGAAGGACATACTTAAAAAATATGGTGTTAAATATAAATAGGGTGGTTCTATTTAGAAATTAGCTAGTGGTAATAATATAAATGGTAATCCTGCTAAATAGAATAGTGTGGGATATGCTAATGATTATAATTGGAATACCGATGTATTTTCTAAAAATTTAGACCATATACTTGGTAGTCTTAAATAGTATAAAGATGGTTATGCTAATTGGTTAAACACTATGTAGGACTTACATTATAATGATTATACTAATGCTTCTAAATAGGATTATTTAAATACTAATGCATATAATAATACAACTGTAGGTTAGTATTAGGATAAGTATAAAGCTGGGTATGAAGACGAATGGAATGTAAGTCCTGAAGGAAATGATCCAGATGGTTTAGGATACAATACTCTTGGAATTAAATCAGCCCAAGATTCTGGAAAATTTGGTATAGTGTCTGGAAATGCTAATTCAGGTGATTGGTTAGGTAATGGTAATATGTATAAAACTGATAATTCATTTGGGGGAATTACTGATGCTAGAAGACTTTTGGGTCGTGAGGGTGATTTTAATGATGAATAGCTAAAACAATACTAGCAAAAGTTCAAAGAATAGGGATATGATTTTTATCTAGACCCAAATACTAAATATTATAAATTAAAACCTTACACTGACCCTTCAAAGACAACTGTAGCAGACTAGGATAAACCTAAATAGCCTAATAACTTTAGTTTAAAAGATGCTATAAATAAGATGGATGTTACTGATAAATGGGGTATTCCTAGAGCTATGTATGCTGACATAACTAATAGAAAGGTTACAGATATGTTAAAGAAGTAGCCTATATTATATAGCCCACAAGAAGACTATCGTTATGTTTAGTCTGATTTAGATGCAGAAATGAATGGTCAATAGGCTGCAGCTTAGTTAGCCAGAACAGCCAGTCATCCTATTACATCTGATGGAAATCTACAATCTATGCTTTAGTTAGAAGCAACTTCTAAAGGTAATGAAGCTATTACTGCGGGGCGTCAATAGAGTAATTAGAGATTAAGAGAAATGTAGGAATAGGCTTAGTAGCAAGAAGTGGCTAATCATACGAGTAGATATAATACAGCTATGAAAAATAGAGAATCTCTCTATAATATTGCTAACGAAAATAGGGCTTTAGAAGCAGCATATCTTAATCAGAAATTTACTGTATGGGATGCTCTAGCTTAGGAGAAAGAATTTAAAGATAAATCTAATTATGAGCAAATGAGAGCAAGAGCAGATTAGTTTGCACAAGGAGATATAAATAATGCTATTAAATACGGTCTTTCTAATTATGCAGATAAATATGGTTTAACTCCTGAAGATGTTTCTTTATGGAATAAAGTATATACTGATGGTACAGTTAAATTAGACGATATTTAGAAAGATCCTATTAAATTAAGATAGTGGAATAAGGTATTATCAGCTACTAGGTAGATTCAATAGGATTTATTGGGAGAATATTATAGTATTCCTAAATCTAGATATTGGACTGTCCGATAGTCTACTCCTTTCTATGAGTATAGTACTGAAGTTAAAAAAGACAAAAAAGGTGCTAAGCTAAACTTACGTAAGGTAAGAGAAGCAGCAAAAGGAGAAAAACTTGCAGTAGCATAGTTAAAAGCTTAGACTGCAGATGCTGATAGATTCTATAAAACTACTAAAGACCATATAGATAGAATGTATGCTGCTATAAGTAGAACTATGAATTATAGTGGTACTAAAAAGAAACGTAAAAAGAGAAAGAATTAATGCCCGTCTAGCAAGATACAGTACATTCTTACAGACCCACTTTACCAATTACTTATTAGTATCATTTAAAACCTGGAGAATCCTTTTATAAAGATAGAAATGGAAAAGTTACTATTGTCGCTCTAGAAATGAACAAGTTAGCAAAGATACTAGAAATAATTGGCAAAAGAAATAGGACAGTAAGAATGCTCCAAATATAAGAAAATAGAAGTAGATGACCCAGGCAGAACATAAAACTGCCTAGGTTGCTTCTAATATTTTAGATAGAGCAAGACCTTCTAAATTAGTAACTGCAGTTGTTAGAGGTTAGAAACCTATGGACTATATAGATAATGGAAATAAGGGCACTGGTAATGAAGTTTTAAACACAGGGTTTGACATACTTAGTACTTTTGGCACAAATGCGCTATTTAATATGTCAAAGTTTCCAAAGTTAAATCAAATAAATTTACTTACTAAAACAACAGAAGAATCTTCTGATTTGGGATTATTTAACTAGGGAAGACTTGCTTTAATGCGTAGATATAGACAGAATCCTATTTGGGAAAATAATGCAAGAGCTGCAGGATTAACTGATTAGGAAATAGAAACTTTCAGGAACTATGCAAATGGTTTATTATCTACTAAACAATCTTCTGAGCCAAGGGTGCCCAGCTTATAGGTTTTATAGGATACTAATTCATACAGTAGTTATAGTAATATTGCAAGAAATCCTGATGGCTCTATTAAAAGAGAACTTGTTTTAGGAACCGGTCCAAATTCTCCTAAATATACTGGCGTACATGAAGGAGGTCATATGAGCACCATGAATTATAATCCAGCAAATGAGAGAGTTGCATTCGAGTAGTTAATGTCTAATAAAGAAGCTAAAACAGCAATAGATAAGTTAATGCAAATAGTCTCGCTAATTAGTTAGAAATTGATCCTCAGAAAATAGTCAATGTAAGAAGGATATTAATAAAAAGAGGTATGACACCAGAACAAGCTGACTAAAACAAATAAAATATTTGAAAGAGGGTTAGGAAACTAGGTCTAGAGGCTTGGCTGCTTAGGAGTGGATGTAGGATAATCATAGTGTAGAAGTTCCATAGACTGTAGATAATGGCGTCAATTTTTCACTGATAAATCTTTAAGAAACGTATGGAGAGGAATAGCATCAACAATTCCAATAATATAGGGTTATTCACAAATAATGTAGAACAATACCTAGGAAAAGTAGACAAAATAATCTTTACACAAGTAGATTGTTTATATGGTTTATTAGATTCTGACCTTAAAATGAAAACTTTAACTGTAACCAAAAATATAGACAAAATCCTAGAACAATGTACTAATTTTCCGGGTTCTACTAATTATATAAACGCTGATTTATACAAAGATAATAGATTAATAGGAAATATAATAATTGATAAATTACCAGAAATATGATATTTAAGTTTGACTAGGGAGGAGCCACTCCTCCCTATGTTGCTTATTAGCCAGTTATAGTGTCTGATAAGCGAACTTCAGCTATTCCAGAAGAAGCCGTAGCTGCTAAAGTAGCTAGTGATGCTGATAAGGGTAAATTAACTAGCAAAGATTTATACACTATGCTTAAAGAAAAGCTTAAAGGTTTACCTAGTGACGTGGATGTAGCTATGTGGAAACTTCAATCTGTTGAAGAGTCCCTCAATTTAGATTTTTTTCATGATTTTACATCTAATGTAGAAAATAGGTATTTAAATGCTTTACAAACTATGAATCAACTTTCATTTAGTAGAGAATAGTATGATAAAGCTTTAGATAATGTAAAATCTAATGGAGGACTTAATGAAGCTGCTATAGATTAGTATGGTCAAGTATACATGACTAACGGTAAAGATTATAAGTTAATGTCTCCTGAAAAAGCTAAATAGTCTGGATGGAAACAAATGACTAATTAGGATTTACTCTATTTAAGAGCTAATGACCCTAGTTTATCAGGGAAAGATGAGATATTAAATGTAGTTAATAATGGTATAGGAATTAGTCAAGTAGCCAAAATGATACAGGATAGTATTGGAAATTTAGGTACTAATAGTAATTCAGAAACTGCTTATGCTACAACTCAATAGGGTTAGCTTATACGAGGACTTAATGATTTTATTAAAGCAGCCCAAGAAACAGGGCAATATGATGCTTCTATAGAAGATTTATATAAAGCACAAATAATCAATAAAACACAGGCTCAGTAGGCTCAGTAGGCTATTGCTTATATATATAAAACATTACCACAGAATGCTAAATCTTTATTAAAGACTAGAACTGAAGGAGGAACTGATAAGGAAGCTTTAAACTTAATTAGTACATTAGTATTATTTAAAACTAGTGAAGACAGATCTTTTACTGTAGATTTGGAGGGTGGTCCTACTAAAAAATCTATGTCTAAAGATGCTAATGCTGGAAGTAAGGATGATACAAAGTTAAAAACCTCTCTTCCATTACAAGTTATGTAGGATATGGGAGGAGCTGATATAGCTCCGGTAACTATTGATAAAGGCGACGGAGTACAAATGTCTGTATATGGTTCATTCTTCTCTGCTATCAACGATAAAAAAGGTGAACCTATTGTTAATACTTCTCTATAGAATATGTTAGCTCAATCAGGTTTGTAGGATATAGTTAAAAATGTTAGAAGTATAACTTTTGGAGATTAGAAACTTACTCCTGAGTAGTTATCTAAAATCACATATAACAATACCGGAATTGTTAGGGCTGATTTACCAGTAAATGAAGATGGAACTGTAAAACTAAGTGTTCTTGATGATTTTAACGCAGCTATGAATGAAATTAAAGGACTTGGAAATGCATCTAGAGAACAAGTAGAAGCTATTAAAGCAAAGTATCATCTTGATCAATATCTTAAAGATGATGGTACTCCTGATCCTAAACATACTGCTCCATTTATGCTTACTGAAGGTTATACTACAGAGAAAAATGGTATTGAAGACACTGCATATGTTAAACATATCAAAAATCCTACGGATGATTAGATACAATTAATTAAAGATTCTCTTACTGTGGGCACTGGTAAAGATGCTAAAGTTCCAGATATAGACACTTTTGATTGGTATAATCCATTTGATTATTTTGGTACTGAAAATATCTATAAAGCAACTGTATATATTCCAATATCTAATAATATAGGTGCTGCTATTAGAGGAGGTAATTAGAACTTAGATTATAATGAAGCTCTTAAATATGAAATGAAGTATAGGAACTTCTAGAGAATGAATAATACAAAAACTACAAGCGCTGACGTATTATGAACGATTGGTTAGTAGCAAATATAAATAATCCCGATTTTACAGTTTCTGACTTTAAAAACATCGCGGATATGAGTATAGATAATACACAATTTTTAAAGAAAGATTAGTATTTAAAGTCAGATTTTATTAAAAATAATCCCGCTTTTAAAGGAAACAATGGAGACTTTGATTAGAAGAAATTTGATAAATATTATGATTAGAGACTTTAGGATTTCTAGTAGTTTAAAGATGATAAAACTCCGGCAGGATTTGAACTTGATGTTTTTGATACATTAAGAACTCCTAATGATAAGGTTAGAAATAATGGTCTTAAAATAGGTAGAGGGTATAATCCTGATAGATAGAAAATTGGTATTGAAGGAGTAAATGTTTGGAGTAAACCTGAACATAGTAGGTCAGAGTTAGCTCAAACATAGAAAATATTTAATTCTGAAACTGGTAAATTTGAAAATTGGACACCAAATGATAATGCGTTATTTAATGGTAAATCTGATTTTGGTTTGAGCTGGTTAAAATCCTTGTTTTCAGACCCATTAGTATTGGCTCAATACGAAGAAGATACTGTAGACAAAGATGGTACTAAACATAAGAAAGGAGACTATAAATTAAATGAAGAAGGCACATATTATTATGAAACTTTAGGAGGTAGAAGCCCTATTGGTAAACAAGTATTATCTTCTTTAGATACTCTTACTGTAGATGGTACTAAATTAAACAAATATGATTTCTTTGATTCTGATGATATTGAAAAATCTATAGGAGGAGTAATTGCTAAGAATGTAGCTACTCTTATACCTATGTTTGTAGGAGGTCCAATTGGAACTGTTTATTCTACAGCTCTTATAGCTAGGGAAATGGCTAAATCATTACCTATGTTATATGGAATGACAACTGCTTTGTTTAGTGATTCAGAAACTCCTAAATGGATGAACACTATAGCTGCTATGGGCGATAAATTTACCTCTGGAACTTCTGACTATGCTAAAGAACATACCTTTAGTGTTGAAAATTTTGGTAATCTTATTTCTGATGTAGCTTTATAGTGGGGTTAGCAAAAAGGCATTGCTTAGGCTATTAATAAACTAAAAGGTAGTAAAAATTATGTAGAAGAAGCTATGGAAGATGCAGCTAAATTATATAAAGCTAAAGCTTCTTCTATGCCTATGTAGGCATTATCCTAGACTGGAAATTGGCAAGATAGTGTTCTAGGAGCTGCTTGTATTAAAAAGTACTTACCAGCAGCTGAAAAAGCTATGAAAGAATCTACTTAGCTAGGACGTGATGCTTCATTAGCTTATATGGCTATTGTGTCTAATTCTGACGTATATGGAGATGCCCTACAACATGGAGCTTCTAAATAGGATGCAGCAGCTATAGCTTTAGGTAGTACTTTAGGTATGTATGCTGTAGACAAATATGCACATCTTGGAGAATTGTTCTTTGATGATGCCACAGAAGATAGTGTGAAAGCAGTTAGAAATGCTATTAAAAATGAATTATTAGGAGAAGTAGACGAGAAAGGTGCTAGAAAAGGAGGTTTAAAAGCTATATTTGATCAAACCAAGGCTTCTAATGATACCCCAGCTAATAAAATTGTACGGAACATACATGCAGCTTTGGATAAAACTAAATCCATTTTAAGTAACTATGCAGATGATTTAGCATATCATACCACGGGATTTTTAGGAAAAGCTGTAGGTGAAGGTTTAGAAGAAGTGAGTGAAGAACTAGTTACAGATACTGCTAAATCTATATATTAGTTAGCGGGGCTTTTAGGAGCAGATACTTCAACTTCTGATGTAGGAGCTTGGGATAATGCATTAGAACGATATTCTATGTCCTTTTTAGGAGGTGCTCTTGGTGGAGGTATTTTTTATGCTAAAGAAGCTTTTAATGGAGCATCTTATAAAAGAGATAAATCTAATGAAGAACTGGCTACCTTAATTAGAAACGGTCACGTAGGAGAACTACGTGATGAAGTGGAAAAGTTACGTAAGAAAGGTAAATTAGGAAGTACTAAATTATCTGCTAGTGATTATGAAATTACTTCTAAGGGAAAAATGGTTTGGTTAACCACTAACAATGAGGAGGATTCTTAGAATTAGAAAATTGCAGATTTAATTAATAATAAAATTACAGCTATAGATACTGTAATAAATAATAATCAAGTTGGATTAACTGATGATTAGTTATTTAATACAATGGTATTAGGAGAACAAAGATATTAGATGTATAAAGATATTGCTCCTATAACTAATTATTATGAAGATTTTAATGAAGTCCTATCTAATTTAATTAAAGCTGAGTTAGACTACAGAACTGCTTCTCAAACATTAGATGGTTCTACAGAACTTACTGATTCTAATAAAATTACTGACCAGAAATTAAGGGCTTTAACTCCTGAATGGCAACGAAATAGAAATATATTATAGTAGAAAGTAGAGAAAGCTAGACAAGCTAAAGATAAATTTTTATCAGGAGACACTTCTCTTGATTATATTCGTAAACTAAATTTTGCTCTAGACCCTAATTTACACAGTCCATTTATGGATATATGGAAAGAGCAATTTGGAAACAAGTCCATGGATGAAATATCTGATGAGGATAAATTATACTTTTATACAGTAGTTTTACCAGAAAAATAGAAGTTTTAGACTAAGGAAGCAATAACTAAATCTTGGGATAGATTTAAATAGATTGAAAAAGTTATCAATCCTGAGTTACATAATTTAACAGATAATGCTCCTTAGTTTAAACAATGGCATTAGAAATTTCAGCAAATAGTTAGTTAGTTAGATTCTAGAGATTTAATATCTAGTTATGCTAATTATGACACTAAATTAGATACAGAATCAGATGATGAATATAATGCTCGAAATAGTAAACTAGTAGACCCTGTTAGTGGCGAGGAGATAGAGACTGATTAGGATTTTATTAATCGTAAGAATAATAGAATACGTCAAATTGAAGCTCTTAATGATTAGAAAGATGCTGAGTGGGCTAATAATATAATGTAGTAGTTAGCTGTAGTGGGTAATTAGTTAGACCCAATAGCAGCAGGAACACTAAAGAAACTTATTCCTAAGAGAATCAAAGATGTATTAGCTAGAAAAATATAGTTAGCGCCATTAAGTAATGAAGTCAAGAGTATTTTGGGTAATCTCAATACAGATTTAAGTAATACTAAGGAAGTATTAGATACTATTAAGAATAGTGCTTTAGCTAAAACTAAGAGTTTAGTTAAATAGAAAGCAGCAAGTATTCCTAAGGTGTATACAAATTTTAAAGGAGAAGAGTTAAATCCTGAAGATTTATTTATGATTGATGGAATAGAAGATATGACTATTTAGGATTTATTGGATAATCCTTCTTAGTTATATGATATTGATGATGATTAGAAGTAGGATATTGTTAACCAATTACAAACTATTACTGATCCAGAATTATAGGATTAGATATAGAATACCTTAGCTAATATAAATGATCCTCAAGCTACTATATAGAATCTTAATTAGATATGGAAGTCTGCTCCTAAATATAAGAATATAATAGAAAATTTATTATCTTTATATGAATTTAAAATATCTAAGGAATAGTCTGATAAAGTAGTTAATAATCTTACTGATTTAGCGAGTGTAATTAGTCCTGATACTAGTATATCTTCATTAGTAAATGATGATATGGGAATCTAGGATTAGTTAGATTCAGATGTTGAATCATATGTTTAGACATTAACTCAAAGTGTAAATAACGAAGTAAATTCTCTAGTTGCAGATGTAGGTAACAATGCTATAGTTAAATTACATAACTCTATATAGAACACCATTAAGAATCCAGTAATTGAATTAGTTAAATCTCTTGCAGGAAAAGTTCTTGATAAAACTCAAATGCCTGATGTTATTGATACTTTAACTAAATTAGACACTAATTTTAATGAAGTTGAAAATATTGGAGAATTAGTACTCGATGGTGAGCAAATGAAAACTCTTTAGAATACTAGAGATGCTTTGGCTATGGTAGCTACTTATTTATATGCAGCTTCTAGTACTCCAACAGGTAATAATGTCATAGGACATAACAAAGTAATGAATGAGTATGCTAAAAAACATAGTGACATTATTCAAAACTGGGAAGAACTTCCTGAAATTGATGATGATTACGCAACTATATATCAAGAACAACTTAATTAGTTTATAAGGACTCTTGATGCTTGGATTGATTTATCTAATGATAATGATATAAATAAGAGAAGACAATTTGAAGAAACTGACAAAGCCCTAACTAGAAGTTTTAATGGTTTATGGCAAGCTAATAAACAACATTTCGTAATTGATGTAAAAGATAAACATTATAACTTGTTAGAGGGTAGTTTGGATGATAATGTTCCAGATGTTTCTCTATTTAATTACGAAAAGGCTTTTTATAGTAATTTTTAGAAAGCCTTATAGGAATCAGGAATGTCTGTCTCTGAATTTTTAAAAGAATCTAATATTCTTGACAAACTAATTAGTTTTAATTAGTTAGGAGATTAGAGAAATACTCGATTAAACCCTAAGATGCAGTATAGAGATATGTCAGAATATGACAAACTCCAATATTTAGCAACTATATTATCACTTAATCCAATCGATTTTTATAACTTCTTAAAAACTTCAGTAGGATAGAACTCTGATAAAGCACCAATAGCTAGTCAGGAATATGCTTCAAAAGTAGCTATTGCTTAGACTACTTAGACTTATAGAGACATAATGAAATATGCTTTTGATAAGTCTGGAAGTAATCTATATAATGCTAATAATACAGTAATTATTACTGGTGATGCTGGTAGTGGAAAAACTTCTGTAGTAGGTAAATCTGTTATTGATTTTTTGGGACCTGAAACCAAAATACTATGTGTGGGACCAACTTCTACGTAGGCTTAGGGATTACTTGCCTCATTTGGAAAAGGTAAATCAATGGATATTGAATCCTTAATGAGAAAACTTTTAGGAGATACAGTTTGGACAGATTTAAAATCGGATTTAAATATAGAGTATAAGCCAAGTAAAAACTAGTTAGAGAAAGATTCTGAATATTTTAGTTATTCTGCAGGTGATTTTGCTTAGACTAAACTTAAAAAAGACTTTACGTTTAATTAGTTAGATGAAATTCCAAATATATTAGTTATAGATGAAGCTACACATATTCCAGCTCCAGTACTTCAAATTCTAGATACTTATATGTAGAAAAATGGAGGAACTTTAATGTTACTTGGAGATGAAAAATAGAAAGGATATTATAATAAAAATAATGCTATAGGTAATATGAGACCTGTAGATTTGTTTGCATCTAGAACTCCAGAATTAAGTGTATCACTACGAGATAACAATATTTAGAAATAGGCTAACTTAAATAATGTAAAAACTTTATTGGCTCAGGTTCTTACAAATCTTTAGGAAATGTCAGAATCTGACTTATCAGCATATTGGAAACAAGTCGCTTAGTTAATTCCTAAGTTGGGATTTAGAGTTTATAATGGTAATAGTCTAGCAGGAGATTTAATTACTCCAACATTATCAAATGACACTATTAATAAATTAAAAACTTCTTCTGATATTGGTTTTATTGGAGATACCTCTAGTGCAGCGTACTAGGCGTTAAAATAGGCTGGTGTAAATCCTACTGTATTATCTAAGGATTAGATGCAGGGTTAGGAGTTTGAATATGTAGTAATTGATCAATCATTCACTAAGCCTGACGAAGACATAGATATAAGAAATTTCTTATAGGATTTATACACTTTAATGAGTCGCGGTAAAACTGCTTCTATATTTATTGATAATGGATTAAGTAGCATCATAGGTAAAAATACATAGGATGATTATACTGCTAAAGCCCCTAGTCTTAAGGATAAGATTAATGGAAAGAGTACAATAGAATAGCTAAAGGAACGTAAATTATCTATATTAGATTAGTTGGATTTATCTCCTATTGGAGGTTTAAATGAAACATCAAACTAGAATGCTAACTAGCAATCTACTTAGCAAGCTATAAATCCTACAGATTTTAAAGCACCTGAATCTTTAAATATAGATAAAGATACTGAAGAGGCTGTTAATTAGTTAATTGATTCTGAAGAAGAGACTAAAGATTCACATGAAGTTGAGGATTCAATAAAAAGTGAATTTACAGTAATGTCTTGGGGAGATTGTACTTTAGTTGGAGCTAAAGCTGTGGAAGAAACTCACAAAGGTAAAAATGGTAAAGAGTATAAAGGAAATGCATGGCATTTTGGACCTGATTAGAATGGGGAGTTACGTAATATATCAGCTTTAACAGATTAGGAATCAGTTTTCTGGTATAAAGATAAGCATACTTTAGAAAAATAGTTATATTAGGTAAAATCTGCTTTAATTTTTAATCATAGTTATAGTGAAACCATTTTAGGTACACATACTAGAGTAATGCCAACTTGCATAACTGATAATTTTCGTAAAGATGATTGGGACGCTGGTACCTATGAATTAGAGATTCGTTCAGTTGAAGGAGAAATTCAACCTTCTTTTAAGCCCATGCCTGAAGTAGGTATGACCTATAAAGGGAATAAGTATATAGCTAATATTGTATTTAAAGTTAAAAATAAAAAAGGACAAATATGTAAATTTGACTTAGCAGGTATTAATAACCCTGAAACTTTAACTAGCAATTTAAGTAAAATAAAAGACAGAATTAGTCAAGAACTTTCTGATCCAACTATTTCTAACGAAAGAAAATCTAAATTATAGAATATTCTAAATACAATCGAAAATAGGTCTTAGAAATGGGCTAATTTATTTGATTCTTGGATAAATAAGTATAATAAAGAAGGTAGTTTTTCTATAGATATAAGTAAAGCAATAGTTAGGTAGAAACATACTTGGTTTACCAAAAGAACTGGACCTGAAATAAGACTAGGAGGTAGAATTGATCCTAATGCTGTTGACGATGTTAAGGATTTTGATAATATGAAAGATAGAAATCCTGGATTTGTCTTTTCAGAAGTGTATACTTATGCAGCTAAAGACCCTACCCTATTGAATATTGACCCTTCTTTAAAAGGCAAAGCTGTAGTGTTTGTTTCTTCTGATACCTTATTAAAACCAGAGGATTTAGTTAAATAGTACATAAATCAAATTCAAGATCCAGAGCATAATTAGCCTATAGTCAGAATGATTAGACTCCATAATTATGGTATGACATTTAGTCAAATGACAAGCAATGCATTCTGTAATAAAATTTAGGGAGGTGATGATACCCGACTTCCTTATAGAGCTAATTATCATGGAATTTAGATGTTTGTTTCCTTATGGAACTGGAGAGCTGCTTTAAGTAAGTTTAATGAGGCTTTAAATAATTGGATGCAGGAAAATAAGTATGATACTGAGAAGCTAGATACATTAATTAAAGCTCAAAATTATTTATTTAATAATAAATAGGTAGATGTAGACACTTATTTAACTGGTAAAAAATTAACTAAAACCGACTTAAATAATTTAGAAAAGTTTAACTAGGAAGTATGTAAAGATATACCTACCTTTAGATTAGGTTACTCAAGTAAACACGATTTTCATGTTTAGAGATTTAAAGTTGCTGGTAGTTAGGCTTATAGGGATAAGTCTGAAGCTAATTTAATAGTCATAACTCCTAATAAAGCTAAGCAGTTCTATTAGTTAAGTAATAGAATATTAGGTGCTATTTGTCCTTCACCTTATGCTGACACTTTAGGTCTTTAGTTATTACATCCTGGTACTCAAAACCCAGACGGAACTAGAGAACCTGATACTCCTTGGGGAGAAAATGAATTTATCGATATAAATAGTGCAGAACATTAGAGGACTCTTTCAGGTTTATTTACATCTGATTTAAGAATTGTAGAAACTAGGAAAGATGGATCTAAAATAGATGTTATTTATAAACAAGGCGAGTAGTGGTCTGCAATTCCTAGATATTTAGGTAATATTCTTAGAACTGTTACATTCTATTAGTATAACCCTGATTAGCTTTCTGGTAACTATTCAGAATCTGCTAAAGTGTCTTGGGATGATAATGGAACAAGGAAAACAGTAAGTACTCAGATAGGAGATTTATTTGGCGATGGAGGATTGTTAAAAACAAAAAAGGATACCGAAGCTAAACCTGGAGAACACCCTGATAGAAGTCTTGCAGATATGTTTGATTTAATGTTCCACGGAACTACTGATGATATTCATAGAAAATATGATAAGGACCATCCATTAATGAGAGCAGATGATGCTAGATTCCCTTATGGTTTCTTCATTAACCCTGATATATCTAGAACTAAAGAAAGTGCTAGTTCTACTGATATAATTAGTATTAAAGCAGGAAAAGAAATCGTATTTTATCCTATTAAAACATCTGATGAGTTATTTACTTCAGATAATGATTTAAGAGCCGCTGGAATTGATTTATCTATTGACGAACTGTTAAATAATACAGTAAGCCCAACTAATTCTACAAATACTTAGACTAGTACTGCTCCAGCAACTACTTAGTCTAAAGTGATTCCATTAGAATAGAGAATGCCTGTAGCTGCAGAGGTTCTTAAATAGGTTAACGACTCAGGTTTTAGCTTTGACGAAGATACCTTAGAGGAGGCTGTTGATAAACTAAATGAAATTACTAGAGATTAGATAATAGACGTATTTAAAGTTGTTGGTTAGGACTAGGCTTTAGAGTTGCCTGTAAATTACACTTATTAGAAAACTGGAGATGTTAAGAAATAGACTTTAAAAGATATAATTAGCTCTTAGGTTCAAGGAGATTTTAATTTAAAAACTAAGAGTATTAATGGAGAATCTAAATTAATAGTAGAAAATAACGGAACTGAATATGAATTAGATACTGAAACCTGGACTCTTAAAGGTGATTAGGTCTAGAAAGTCAACAATAGATTTGATGAGCTAGTTGATTTTGGCGGTAAGAAAGTAAAACAATCAGTGGCTCTTAATTAGTTACTAAATAGCTAGGAATTTAGAGAACAAATTAACGACGATGATACTTTAACCAGTTTTATAGAGGAATTAAACATTCTTATAAATAATGCTGAAATCCTTAATGAGGATTAGATTTCCGAAAAATTACATGATTTAGTAGATAATCTTGATTATATAGATATAACTGGATTAATAGAGTAGAATTATTCAAAATTATATAAAATATTTAATTGTTAATGACAGTATGTAACTTGTTAAATACCTATAGTGTAGCAGATATAGGTAGAGCTTTAATGGCTTATTCGCGTGATGAAAATGCTGATAAATTTATTGATAAATTTATAAACAAATAGGGAATACCTAAAACAACTAGATATAAATTAGATTCGTTAGATTCTGAAGATGATATTTAGAAATCCATTCAAGGATTTAACAAATCTATGGATGATGCAATAGCAGCGCTAACTTCTAGAAAACCAGATTTGCTTCCTAAATTTAATGAATTAAGAAGTAAAGTATTAGAAACCCTTCATGTAGACTTAGACGAACACTCGTCTGGGTCTACTCCAGAAGGAGAAGGCTCTATTGAAGCTAAAACTACTTTTGAAATATTAGATAATAATTAGTTAAGTTTAGATGAACATCTTAAAGAAATATATGGTACCGGAGCATATAATATTATTAGACAACTGAAAGAGGGATTTAGTGATAATCTTTTTGTAGCATCTTATTATAATATAGCTAGCGGAGCATTAGTTGTACAAGCTGATAATGTATTAAATTAGAATCTTATTAATCTTAAAAATAAATACTTTAAATAGATAGTAGAATATTTAAAATCAGTAGATTCTAAGTATGAAAAATTACCTAATGAATTTGTAAATGAAGAAGGATTTATAGGAAGTAAATATTTTTATGTAATGCAAGCTTTCTACGATTATATGAAACATATTCCTAATTTACAATAGACTCTAGACAGTTTATCTTCTAAAAGACTTAATAATTATGATAAAGTATCTAATACAGAATTATATACTAGTATAATGAATGTTTTATTATAGAATACAGACTTTAAAAATGCTTTATTTAATATTTATAGGTCAGGAAAATAGCAAGATAATGTAAAAACTGTATTATATACAGCGGATCATTTATCTTCTTATTACTATGAAGTTAAAAGATTATTAAATAATAAAAAATATAAGCATTTACTTGATACTGACTTAGGTGCAGGTTCATTTAAAGAATTATTAGATAGTTTTGAATTAGAAAATAACGATTTATTAAATGCTGCAAACGCCTATACTTCTCTAATTCATTTTGATGAGATGCTAGTGGACTCTTTAGGAGATGCTATTGACATCAAACAGGGATAGAAAGGAATGGAGTTTGGAGACCCTACCAAATATTCATACAAATAGGAAACAGCTCATTAGAAAAAAAGTTGGCAATAGAGTGAATCTGTAGAATCAGAAAAATATATAGCAAATGTAGTTAAAGCATTCTTTAGTTAGATAAGAATGTTAAATTATAAAACTGACCAATTTTAGAATAGAAGATTAAATAGTACTTCAGTTATTGTAGCCGCTCGAAATCTTATTGATGATGTTCTATATAATAGAATAAATTTAGCTCAATGGGCTGGTAGCAGTTATAATAAAGTATAGACAGTTAATGATTTTGCTTTAGCTTTAGTAGATTTACATGAGAATCCATAGAGTTAGTTATATAAAGCCTTAAGTTTGTTATTTGAACCAGTAAAAGGAAGTAGTTAGAGATTAATTGATACAATTCCATTAAATAATACTACTGCAACTACCGAATATGATTTAAATATATTATATTCATTATATGAAGCTGCTTTAAATGAAAGTAATCCAAATTCTTTAAGGTCTTAGGAATTAAAAAATGCTAAGCAAATAAACGGTACAGTTGCTTAGTTATCTGCTGAAATATCAGGTATTATAGATAGGAATATTACTATGCATTATCTTGAAACATCTTTTGATGGTGAAACTGGTATGGTTCAAATTAAAGTAAAGAAAAGATATTTTAATAATGCAGATACTTATAAAACTAGAGTAAGAATTAATAGAAATATTAATAATGCTTCTGCTTCAGAACGTGAAGCTAGACGTAGTAAGTGGTAGTTTGACACTATTAATACTGTAGATGGTAATAAATAGTATTCTGTAGTAATCGGAGATGAGAAGGTTACTTATGTATCTGCTTAGATATTAAATTCCGATGGTAAATATTAGAATAATGAATTATTTAATGATTTAAATAAAATTGATTTAACTTCCTTTAGATAGAAATTACTTAGAAATGAGGAACTCACTGAACGAGAAAGAAAATTAAAAGACTTATTATCTTTTATTGATGATCATTTAAGTCTAAAGATTCTAGATAACCCTTCATAGAAAATTCAGCAGCTTGAGATATTTCAATAGCTGAATAAGGATAATTTAAAGGATTTAACTACGTTAGCTATTAAAGCAGCTTATGTTAACTATCTCTATGATGAGGCTGGAGACTAGGATTTTGCATAGTATTTATCTAATACAGGTAAAGATGGAATTTATCGAATTTATGAGAATAATAAAAAGAGTAAACTGTTTACTAATATGTTTAATAACTTAAAGATTACAGTTGCTTCTTTTAAAGATAGTGTACTTGAAGCTTGGAGTGACGCTTATTCTATGTAGTCAGGAGAAGCTTCCAAAGCTACTACCAAAAATAAAGCAGGTGATAATATTCCAAATAATAGTGTAAATAAATTAGGTACTAATATTCATCATTATTTATTTAAATAGTAGGATACTAATGCAGACAGTTTATTCTTTGTGCAAGATTCTACTAAAATTAGAGGCATCCAACATGACCTAGAAGCTACTTCGTAGTGGCAAGAGTTTAAATAGTTAAAGAATTTTTCTCAAGGAGAGTTATTCTTCCATTCTATATTTAATAAGTTCTGGGGAAGCTATTTACAATATGGAACATTTATAATATAGCCTACTGCCTACTCTGATAAAACTACTTTCATTAATTATGAAATTACTAAGAATTTATTTGGAGATGATATTATAAGTGATGAAAATCTGAAAGATACTATAGTTGACAATACTATTAAGACTATAGGTACTTTCTATAAAAATGTATGGAATTCTACCAAAAATAAACTTCAAAGACTAACTGATGCTTATAATAATTAGCATAGTACTAACTATACATATCAATAGATGTTAGCTAATATTACTGAACCAGAGTTAATTAAGTTAGCTGATTCTATTGGCGAGAAGGTAACTTTAGATGCTGATTATAGAAAAGCAGGTAAACATTTAGCTGTAAATGAACTCTTGTAGTATTATGCTGAAGAATTATATGCTAATAAAGACACTTTGAATATCTTCTTAGAGCAATAGAAACATTTATTTATACAAAACTTTCTTGATAATAATTGCACCTATCAAGTGGTTGATTTAAATGATTCAGTAGATAATTATTATGGTGAGAAATTGCCTGAAGCTATTTCTAATAATCCTATCATGTAGACTATTTTAGGATTATATAAGAATGACTCTAAAGGTAGAAGTGCTTTCTTTAAAAACTGGGTAGATGCTAAAACTGGTAAGTTGATTTTAGCTAAATAGAATGGTTTAAATATTATATCAAATACTAAAATAGATTCTAGTAAAGATATTGTAGTAAATCCATTGCTTGATAAATTCTTCTATGTTGAAGGATTCTTAAGTAATAATTTACGTATGAGTTTAACTGGTTCTGAGATTAATCACCCGGATAAAGCTAAACAAACCACCTATAATTTAGTAAAATCTTGTGATAATTCTGAGGAGTTCTTTAAAAAAACTAAAATATAGGTAAGTGAAAATACTTTCTAGTAGGCTAAGGAATTCTTAAATACAACTAATTCTGTTGCAGACTTAAAATACACTACAATACCTACTAATATATCAAGCTTTATAAATGATATTTATCATTAGTCTATGACCATGATAGCTAATGTAGCTTAGGGTACTTAGTTTAAGCGTAATGTAATTATACCTGCCACTTTACAGTACTGTCTACCTAAAGTTATAAATGGTATTTCTGCTAAAACTAAATGTGCAGTAATTAGAGACGAGGGTGCTTCAGTGTATAACTATAGAGGAGACCATGAAGATGATATTGATTCTGCGGATGGTTCTGCTCAAATTAATCCATTCTAGTCTATTTTGGAGAATAAAGCATTAGGTTCTCAGGCTGTAGGATTTATTAAAAAACCTATTTGGCATGCTTATGACCCAGTAACAGGTACTGCATTCTTAGCTAAGTTTGCAACCGATACTATCACTAATGAAACTATGCGAGCTTCCTTAAATTCTCACACCAGTCTTTTTAAAATGTTTAAAAAGATGACTAACTTACAATGGGAAGGTGATGTGGATTTAATGCAATCTATAGCTTTAGGTAATCTCGATGAATCTAAAATTTTAGCTACAGCTAGATGGTTTAATAATGTTATTCTCGGAAATGCTGACGGAGTTAAAAACAATTAGTTGTATTATAAAGACAAGTATGGAGATCAGATTCAAATTACTGGTTTTAACAAAACTGTAACTAAAGAAGGAAATACTCTATATTATACCACAGAGGCACCTGTAATTAAAGGTATAGAAGCCCCTTCGCATAAAGTATATCATGTATTTTATGATTCTCCTGACTAGAAAAGTAATCATGCTACTTTTGATACTTGGCAATAGGCATAGGCATTTTTAATGGATTAGTCTAATCCAGAAATGACTAATAAACATACCATTAATTCTTTATTTGAATTACATACATCTTTAGGAGGCATTAATTGCGTTGATAGTAAGGGAAATTATTCTGAATTTAGTAATGAGGTAGTTGTTAATTTTATGAATGCGGTTGGTCATAAAATTAATGAAGGTGCTGACAATGTTCCTCTTGATTAGGATAACTATATACAACCTCTTAAATAGTATCATATTGGTTATGCTTTAAATAATACAGCAGTAAAAAATGGTGCACAAAATATTAATCAGTCTAGTGCTTGGTATGATAATGAGGACCTTAGTTACTTTGAAGTAGACTCAGATGGTCTTGGAATGTAGATGAATGCTGACCATGATATTATAGATTCTGAACTTACAGAGTTTTCTCAGGTTATCACTGCTACATCAGCATATGGATTTACTTATGATAACACCGATGAAATATTTTAGGGTCTTGGAAGAGCTTCTTTAGCTACTACTAAGAAAATGAGTAAAGCTGTAGATACTTTTATTCAGAATTTTGAAGATCCAAAACAAGCTTAGTCTGATTTATATGATGCTATTGGCAGAATTGTAATGAAATCTTCTTCTATTAAAGATAGGGAGAGTTTATAGCATGTAATTATGTAGGCAGTAGAATCTGTATTCTATAAAAGTAAAAATCATCAGTAGGATAGTTCTAAAATACCATTTAGTGACCCTAATGTATATTCTGATTTCATTGCTACATTAGCTAGTACAATTAACAAAGAAGCTATTAAACGTAAGCACCCAGGTTCTGGATGTGTTATGGTTCCCGCTTATCACATGATTCAATATTTTGAGTTTGGTGGTGAAAAATTAATGGCAACCGACATCTTAAAAAGAGCATAGGAAGACTATAAATAGTCCTTAATTACATTATTACAAGGTTATCAGGATTACAACCCAGAAACTAACTCAATAGGAGAGTTCTTTATAAATGGACAATCCGTTAAATAGTTAGAAAATTAGGTACAAAAATTAAAAATAGAGAATCCTGATAGAATTGATACATAGGATATAACTAGTTATAATCATTAGCTCATTTAGAGATATTTAAATAGAAAGCAACAAGAAGTAGAAATAAAACCTGATAAAAGCTGGTTTATGCCCTCTGATAATGTAAATATTATTGACTCTGAAGGTAAAGTTCATACTGTAGAATTAAATTCTATGGATGACTATTACAAGTTTAAGGATGGAATCAATGATATTGAAATAGCTAATAATGTATCTATAAAAGTTGATTATAAAAAGGGTACATATAAAATAACTTCACCTACAGCAGAGTTAAATTTAACTAAGGTTAATGGTAAATGGATAGCAGACTCTTCAGAATTATCTGCTATAGCTACTTAGTTAGTTGGTAAAGTTACACTACCAAATGGTGAGGTAGTTACCGGAGAAAGGCAATAGTATGATTTTAAATATTAGGAAAATATAGTTAGACCTCATGATTTAAGACCTTCTTTACTTAGATGGCAGGATTCTGAAACAGGAGAATATATGAATATATTTGATTCTCCGGTTATTAGAGATGCTTATACTAATCCTAAAGGTAAAAAAGCTAATCACCAATCATTAGTTTAGGCTGAATTAAATAATATTCATAATGGAACTTATACTGATAGATTTGGTAATTAGAAAACTATTATGTAGGGAAGTTTATAGAATTATGCTGCTGAACTTGTGATGTCTAATATCTATAAAGATAAGTTTGGAATAGAAAATGAATCTTGTGCTGAAGTTCTTAAATAGGGAGAGGACTATTTTTATAAGAAGTTTAATAAAATAAATGCTCCTGCTAATACTAGTTATGATTTTGCATTCGTAAAAGATACAGGTAATACTACTTTAATTACTTTAACACCCGTTAAAAATAATGACTATATTTAGTATAAAGGATTTGAAGCCAGTTAGTTAAGCACTAATGATAAAGAAGAAATTTATTTAACTAGAGGTAATAGGGATTTATTTAAAGTTGGTAAATGGATTAATGCTCCGGATGTTACATATAAAGATGGGGAATTTATAAATAATGATGGTATAGTATTAGATCCTAATCAGTATAGATTAAGGGATTTAGATGATCCAACTTCTGTTCAAAGACGTGTTGATTACATTAAATAGTATGTAGAAACTACTAAATAGATAGTAAAGGGAAGAGTTGTTTACAGAACTAATACTCTTTATGAAATAGCTCCATTATCTGATTTCGAGATAGCTTTAGGTAATAAAGAAGATGCAGCTAAATAGAGAGCTTCTCTTGTCGCTAAAATTTATAGAGCAGATAATTATAAATTAGCTTAGGTAAATAACTTTAAAATATATAGTGAGGATGCTTTTAATCATATTAAATCTGCAAGTAGTTTCTTCTTAGGAAATTAGTTAATTGATTAGGATGTAAAAGACTTATTATAGACTTAGTTAGATAGCATTACAACTACCAATCAATAGAAATCTAAAGATGAACTTGTAGCTTTATCTAAAGAAAATAAGGCTACGTATAAAGAATTATTAGAAGCTTTCTTAAGAAAAGAAGCACATAAACGATATGTCAGTTTCTTAGATTCTTAGAACTTTATAGCTGCTCGTATTCCTGCCCAATCTCTGTAGTCCTTTATGACTATGAAAAATATAGCATGGACTGAAAACTCTAAAAATATATCTTATGTAAGTCATTTCTAGACTTATTTGTAGGGTTCTGACTATGATATTGATAAGGCTTATATAATGGGACAATCTTATGATGAAAATGCTGCTTATATAGGATGGAGTCCTTTATTTAATTATAATAGTGTAGAAACTTTACAAGCTAGTAAGACTTTGCCTATTCCTAAACATATCGTTGTATATAAAGGTGATTATGATATATCTAGTGAGATAAATACTTTAATTAATTTAGCTGAAAACTAGGATGTAAATGAAGTATTATAGAATGTGCATAAATTGGGTAATGCAGATTTCATTAAACAACTATCTAAAATAATTAGAATTGCTGAACAACATAATGGTATTAATTATTCAGGTGATGCCAAGGTATTAAATACTTTAATAGAAACCATTAATAAACATGAAAATTACCTTATTTCTGATAATGTAGCAGAATCAGCCTTTAAAAATGTAGCTTCTGCAAACATCTATTAGGTATCACATGATATTAGAAATCGTGATTAGGCATATACAGCTATTGCTATGGGTATTATGCGTAAAGCCGCTGATAATTCTCCAAAAGGTAACTAGGCAGCTACTTTAAATATGCTTAATCCTATGACTAAGTATATTATGTAGTATCAAAATCTTGTAGGTAAGAATGTAATTAGTGTGGCTGCTAATGGTGAAAAAGTATGGTTTAATACTTTTTATTATTGGACAAAAGTGCTAAAGTCTGGTAATTAGGAGGCAATAAATAAATTAAAATTTTAGCATACTTATAAAAGAATAAATGGAAGAGCTAAGGGCACCCCAATAGAATAGACTATTAATCATATCCCTGATTTAAATAAGTATGATGAACAAATAAAATCTACATTACAGAGTCAATTTGGTGTTCTTGATGATGAAGACTACAAATATGTTGATCAATTAATCTCCTAGCTTCTTTCTGCAGCTACTGATAATGCCAAAGAGCTTATTCTTGCTAAGATAAATGCAGGAACTAATTTTGCTAGAATGTATGTATATGGAATGATGATGGGACTAAACATAAATGATTTAGTTGCATTTATGACTAGCCCAGTATCAGAACTTATAGATTAGTTAGCTAATCCTAATATGTTCTAGAATGAAAGCGGTAATGCTGCTATGGCTATTAATTTGGCTTAGGGTATTGTTGGAGTTAAAAAATTCTTACATGGACAAATAAGAACAACTTAGGAGGATATTGATACTGGAGAGCAAAGAACTACTTGGATAAATAAAAATAGATATGTAACTAACTATTTAAAAAATTCTGATATTTATGATTTAGTTAAATAGAATGCTGGATTGTCTGAGGAGGAAGATATTAAAGGATTAGGAAGCATTATGCAAGCTTATATTAATTATGCTATAATTAATTAGGATGTAGATTTAACTGAATTAATTGATACTGATGATGTTGAAGTTAACTCTTATCTTAGATACTGTCAAGATTTAACAGATAAATTAAGACAAGTTAGAACACAGTATAATAAAGATTCAGATTTTAAGGGCGATATAGAAGAATTTAAAAATCTATATAATGATGCCTCTGAAATTTCTACAATATCATCTGCTTGGCTAGGACTTAATTAGGGATTACCTACTTCTGAGTTAGATTTACTTTCTAGAATGAACCGTATGTCTAAAATAGTTACAGATAGAGAGAAAGCTCTAAATATGAATGTATCTAAAATATATCCTAAAGAAGGGGCTAAGGAAAAAGAGATTTAGGAAGCTGAATAGGCTAAAGAATAGTTAATTAATAGACTGCATGAAAATAATCCTACTTTGGACCCAGAGTACATAGCAAATGAGTTAGATATTGCTCATGAACAGGATTTAATTAATAACTTTGATATATATAAATATTTAGTAGATGATGAATATAGAAAACAAGCATCTGATTACTATGATATAATTAAAAGTACTGCTAATGTATTTGAAATGATGGAGTAGATTCCACATTATAAATAGATTTTATAGTTGTTTAAATCACTTGTTGTGGCAAATAATACTTTTGCATCTAAGAGTAGATTAGTTAATAAGCTGCTTGCTAATTCTGAAAGTGTTAATGATAAATAGCTAAATGGAGTAATTAAATATGTTGATAAACTAAATACATTATCTTTTATGAGAACGCTTACCCCAATAGCAGTTAATTAGGTAGATGGATTTGACCCATATTTTTAGAGTATTAAAGTTAACAAAATTGATCTAAGTACTATAAATGGTATAGCTACTTTAAAACATTGGGTTGAACATGAGTTTCTTAATTACCTAAGGGAAAATTATCCTAATAATTCTTTAGTTAAACATCTTACTCTAGTTCCTTATAATAATACAGAAGTATTAGCAACTGATATAGATTTGCTTAATCCTGATATAACTATATAGTCTAGAGAGGCTTATGATGATATATTAAGAGGAATGGCTGATTTTGAGACTAGATAGTACTAGGGAGATTATACTATTGCAGATATTTTACAAATGTATAATATAGCAGTAAACAATAACTAGTATGGTGGTGAACGTCTTACTACATCTTTCAAAGTTTGTACTAATCCTAAAAATATTTTAAATTAGTATTTAAAATTTATATCAGATTAGGATTGGGATATTGAAACTGATTAGGAATATAACTATACTGATTATTAGATAGCAGCAGCTCCTATAATTAGTACTTATGCAGAAAGCTACCATTAGGAGCCTTTTGTTAAGGTGAATGACCCTGTTCGAGGATATGTACTCAAAAAATTAGATAGTAATAATTAGTACTAGGAATACGACTTGATTCCACCGCCTGTGCCAGATGAAGATTATCAAAGTAAGATGAATAGATTACAGAATTTTAGTGAGAATAGTCCTCTAGAAATGCCTAATATGCATAATACATTATTCTTAACTAAGACTGTGGATTTTGATGGTAAATTTGAGGATTTAGATGTAGATGAACAAAAATAGACTATAGATGGTATTAGAAACTTGTTAACTTAGTATATAACTTCTAATAAAGCTTCACTTATAAAAGACTGTTAATTAATGGGATGTGATATAAAAGTATTAGTTAATAATTATGTAGACGGTAAATTATAGACCCAGGAGCAAACATTATTAAAAAATACTGATGAGGACATAGATATAAGTAGAGCAGTTGAATTAATTACTCAACTGTCTAAAGCGGAACGTACTAAACTAGCTGCTCTTTTTAGGGCAGCTAGAGTACAAGCTTTAAAAGAATCAGATGTAGAAAAACATGAGTTTATTAGTAATACTACCCTTGGATAGCTTCAAGATAAATATCCTGATTTAAAAGCAGCTTTTCCTGATTTAGAGATTAATGAGAATCATACTATAGTAGCTTGTAATCAAATTTAGTTAAATGGTTCTAAGTATTTTGGTAGAGTAGTAAGCCCTAGTGGTTCAGATATTTTCTTTGTAAATGGGTTTTATGGTGCCTAGGACTTATTTAATTATCTTGATTAGAGATAGAAAATAAAGAAAGCTATAGATAATAACACACTTAGGGAAGATCTGAAGGAATATCAAGAAGAATTAAATTCTATAATAAATAAATATAATATTACTGGAGAAAAACTTTTATTAGATTATTTAGATAATAAATCTAAGTATAAACCTTTTAAAGACTCAAACGGCAATAATATAATCCCTTCTAAGACTCTTAATAATATACTATGTAAGATATAGGACATATATAATTCGGATATGGGTAAGTCTGACTTAGAATTAGCTATAAAGAGTGTAAAAGACCCTAAACATAAAAATAGATTTGAATATAAACTTACTATGAAAGATTTATATTCAGTACTTTCTAATTATATACAAGATATGCCTTCTTTTTAGGATTTTAATAGTTTAAGTTAGGAAGATTTACAAGAGTTTCTCCACAATATATTCTTATTTGATCCTAATCTAATGAAAGCAAAAGTTTCTAAAATAATAGGAGGGGAAACAAAAGAAGTCACTAAAGAGGCGGTAGATAAAGAGATTCCGCAAACTGAAATTAAAAAGAAATGGAAAGAATTATAGGAATAGTGGGATAAATAGGGAGTTAAACTAGAATCTTTAGCTAAAACTATCAAGAATAGTCCAGAACAGGCAATTGGACTGTTAAAAACAGCATTAGCTAATTTAAACCCAGATATATCTATTTAGGATGATAAAATATAGATTAAATATAAAACTAAAGAAGAAGTATAGTAGAAAGAATCTGCTAAATAGTTAATTTTATCTTTCCCATATTCGTCCTTAGGTGAAGTATATAATTTTGGTTATGATTCTAAATACTTATTTAGTCCAGTAAAAGCAGAAGAAGGAGTTGATACTGATGGTATGTATCATGGGGTATATATTTATAAATATTATAATCCAAGTGCTAAAGTTACACATTATACTATATCTAGAAGTATAATATCTCCTAATTCATATTCTCAAACATTTAGTTCCTTAGAAGCAGCAAAAGCTAAAATAGATGATTGGAATGCTACACAAACTCTTAGAGAAGCAGGATTATACTCAATTAAGATGCATCCAACTGCTCCACGTACTTCTAAAATAGAACTAAAGGGAGTTAAAGAAGGGTAGATAATAACTACTTTGGATATTTAGTTACCTAGTATATCTAAGTTGCCTGAAATATTTAAACAAGTATTAAATGGTACTTTAGCAGATTTTAGAAAAGTATTTCCTGATATAGAAGGTATTGAAACTCTAAATACTCCTGAGAAAGCTGCTGCTTTTGTTTATTTATTTACTAAAGACTTAAAAACGGCTGAAAATAAAAATACTGATATTAATTAGTTAATTAAGAGTAATTAGAAATTAGGTAAAGAAATAGTAGATAAGATAAATAAAGCTGAAACCAAAAGTTATCTAGTAGAAGAAATGCGAGGTAAAACAGCCACTCTTAAATATCTAGAAAACAATGGTAATAAAATAGATATTACTGGTAAATTTGGGGATGAGGCAGCTACAAAACCTACTACAGCTTCAATGGAATAGGCAGTCCAATATTTTAATGAAAAGTTTGGTATAGCTATAAATACTATGTCTCAAACTGAACTAAATGACTTTGGATAGTAGAATAAAATTGATGTAAAAAATGCTAGAGCCTTTATATATAATGGACAAATCTATATAAATAGTAGTAATGCTAATGTATCTGATGTATTTCACGAGATGGCTCATATATTTTTAGGAGTTTTAAAAGCTAAATATCCTGATAGTTACCAAGCAGTTATAACTAAATACTAGCAAAAACCTAAATTTAGAACTAATCTAGACTATATTAATGAAGCTTACACTAACTTTGCAATGTAGGATAAATTAGAGGAATGTGTAGCAGATATGATAGCTGATTAGATGTTTTAGAAATAGAGCTTACTTAAGGAGTTTAAAGGTCAAGACTTTTTAGAAGATTTTAAATTCATATTTGACAACTTTCCTCAAAATGTAGCAAATCCTATAGCTGAATCAGGGTTATCTTTTGATACATTTATGAAAGAAGGAATTTTAGAAAACTCGGAAGCTATAAAAAGAAATATGAAGATAGCCAATTTAATTAGATAGAATATAGAATTAGGTAAAATAAAAGAATTTGGTTGTTAATGGGATGTAAGTATAGATTTAATAACAAGGTATATAATTCATATCAATCTTTAATAGAAGAATTTAGTGATGGTGATATTTAGAGTGCTCTAGCTATATTGTATAGTTTAGAGCATGATAAATAGACTTTATTATATGATAAATTAGATAAACTTAAAAAGGAATATAAATTCTCAGCAAATAAAGAATCTCCTATAGATGATGTAGATATAAATGTAGGAAAGGATTTCACTACTTAGACATTTATTGATTCGGCTTACTTTAAAGTAGATGGTAAACCTCCTATGTTTCGTATAGATTTTGATAATGAATACTTACCTATAGTTAAAGGGTAGTTAATAAATTAGGGATATACAGAATAGTAGGCTGAAGATACTATAAAACAAAGAAAGCAGAACTGGGAAACTATAGCTAAAGATGCTGCTGATGTTCACCGAATTATAGTTTCATCTACTAGTTAGGATGATGATAGACATTTTGCTGGGGCTACTTTAAACACATCTTTACAACCAGTATTTAATTAGTTACATGATGTAGTTAACTCCGTAGAAAAAGAGGTACTTAAGAAAAATAGGGGAAATGGAGCTTATTTATTAAAAAACTTAAATGTCTCTGCTAAGCTACGGGATTAGATAGAAAATATCATAGGACATATTGATTATTTATGTGTAAAACCAGACGGAACTTTAGACATATATAATCTTGCTGTATCTATAGATAACGAATCCGATTGGGCTGCTGTTAAAAAAGAAAAGTACAAATATAAACTAGCATTTTTAAAACGAATTTTAGCATATAATGGTATAAATGCCACTGATATTAGAGTTAATCTTATTCCTATAAAGGTTAAATATGATAATTAGTTCTAGAATATTACTGGAATAGAAGCATCTAAGGCTATTAGCTATGATATGAAAGATTCTCAATATACTATGTAGAAATATGATAATATAGTAGCCAATTTTATTGATTCTAATATAGAAGCCATTGATATTAATGATGAGGACTTTAATACTATCAATGCACAATTAGCAAGAATTTTTCCTAACTAGAGTATAGAAGTTACAGCGAGTGGTATTAAAGAATCCGCTAAAGGATGGGTTAAAGCTAATTGGAATATGATAGCTAAACCTTCAGAAGAGAAGGGTTGGGATATATTGTTTCCTGGATAGAAGGAAGCCATTCATGTGGATGACACTAGAATAGGTGAAAATAATGAACAGGTTGTAGCCATGGTAACTCAATTGGAAGATTAGTTAATAAATTCTACACCAGCATAGAAAGCATCTTATCGTGTTGTAGCAGACATACAAGCTGCTTATGAGTAGGGACTAGATTCTTTTTATTGTTCTCTAAAGAATAGTTCTTTTATACAGAAGTAGTTAAATAAGTATTTTGAGTTTGATACTAGAAACCCAGATGGTAAACCAGATTACAAGTGGGAACTAATAGATAACAACACTTTAACTAATGCTAATATATTATTATTTAAGCATAAAGTTACCAATTAGATTGATGTGGTTACAATCACTCCATTTGATGTTAGTACTAAAGTTAAATATAAAGGAAGAGAAAATTTATTAGGTTCTTATCTTACAGACTTAAATAATAGAAATTTTACAATGTAGGCTAATTATGGTAATATTGAAGCTATAAAAACTCTTACTGCTTTAAATTAGATATTACCTAAATTACCTTTTACTCCTAAATTAGGAACTTTAAAAGTGGTAGGAATATCCAATTTGCATGATAAAAAAGGTTGTGAAATGGACATATCTATGTTATTGCCTCATTTTAAGACAATAGTAGATGTGGTTAAAGAGAATAACAGTTCACTAAGTTTAAATAATAATTTTGAAGGTGTAGAAACTATAGACCCTTCTGAATTAATGATTCAAACTTGGAGAGAAGCTTTAAGTAGTCATCCAGAAGTGTCAGAACTTAAAGAAATAGAAGATGATATTACATCAAAAACTAATTTAGATGGAACTGTAGTAGATGGTCTGGAAACTACTAAAACCGTTGAAGGTAAATTAATTAAACTTTAGACTATTATTGATAAAATAGAGAACATGGATAGATTACCTAAAAATCCTAGAAGAATCAAAGAGTTAATTTATTCAGCAGATAAAACATTATCCTCTTTAGCAAAAGTTTATATGTCAGCTTTAAGAGCATTAAATATGTATAATGGAGATTTATCTCTTGAAAATGAAGCTTTTGGATAGATGTCTGAATATGTATTTAAAACTCAAAGTATTCCTAATACTAATGTACGTGTAACTGGTTTTATGTTTTAGTAGGCAGTGAATAAAGTAGCTGATAGAGTTTTACATGAGTATTCTCCATTACGTAAGGTTATGAGTAATTTCTTTGAAGCCAAAGGATACACAGCATTACGTAATAGTACTATAGGTGATGAAGTACGAATCTTTAAAAATCTTTACGATCCATATTATTTAAGTGTTGGGGAATTGAAATTTAAAAATCCTTATGACGAAGCTAATGACCTAGATGCTTCAGAAAGAGAATTTTTAAAAAATGTTTTATTTGAAATAAATAAAATAAGATATGAAATGCGAGGACAAACTTGGTAGTTTACTGGAATTAATGATTCACATCTTATTGATTCTATTAAAAATACGAATTATTTAGATGTTCCTCTAGAAAGAGCTTCAATTGCTACTCGTAGAACTAAAGTTAAGTAGGGTTTTAAAGAATTTGGACAGAGATGGATGAAAAGAATAACTCATCCAGTAGATGCCTATAATGAATTTATGGATGACACTCTTAATGAAGAAGAAAAAGCTGAAAGGAAAGCCGATTTAGAGAATTTACAAGCATATAATCCATTTAAAAGATCTGAAGATTCTAATAGACGAGCTAACTGGTTAAATGAAAAGGGATTAGATTACTTTGAAACTAATGTTGAAAATATTTTAATTGACTTTATGGAAAAACATATTTAGTCTGTTGAATATTAGAAGATGTTAACTAGAACCAAAGGTATTTTACTTGACCTATATTTAAAAGGAGAAACAGAAGACGATTTTAGAAATGTAGAACATACTGTGAAAACTATAAATGATTTTTTATCAGTTTCTGTATTTAATTAGTCTATAATGGAACCTCGAACTAAAGCTATTGAAGCTTTAATTGATCCTATTAGAAGAGCTGTTAGTAAATGTTATATTGCTGGTAATGTAGCAGGAACTGTTCGTGATACTATTCAGGGTTTGTTTGAAAACCTAGCAAGAAGTATAAATAAATATCAAACAGATATAACTGCTGCCGAAGTTCTTAGTGGATATAAGGAAGTAATAGTAGAGGGACCTCAAAATATTATGACTATTAGTAAACTCAATTAGTTAAATCTTAAATATAGATTATCTAATATGGATATTGCTAAAATTTCTGAAGGTTAGAAAACTTGTAGAGGTGGTATTTTAAATTGGGAAAATTGGGCTTACTCCACTCTTTATGGACCAGACTATTTAAATAGAATGGTATTATTTACCGCACAAATGAAACATGATGGAGTATTTGATGCTTATTATATTAAAGATGGACAGTTAGTCTATGATTGGAGACGTGACAAGCGTTTTGATTTATATGCAAAAGGTGATAGAACAGATGAAGTTGCTTATTAGAAGCAGCGTTCTTTATACCTTAGTTTAATGCGTATGATGAATTAGGAAAATGGAACTAGTTTAACTGAGGGAGATGATTTACCTGATGCATATACTCAAGCTCAAATAACTTCATTTAAAAATCTCGCAGACAGTATATATGGAGCATATAACTAGAGTACTAAAGCTAAATATGAGAACATTGCAATAGGTCGTAATTTTGCAGTTTTTTCTACATGGATGAATGGTTTAATAGATAACTATGGAAAATCAAGACAAATCTCGAATAGTTCGTATCATGTGGAGCAAGAAACAAGAAATGGTAAACCTCTATATTGGAACAAATAGGGAGAAGCAGTAACTTTAGAAGAAGGTGGCGATGAAAATGCTCCTGCAGTTAAATATGTTCCAGATATGGTACAAGGAATAATTTATACAATAGCTGATACTCTTAAAGAATTTCACTATAATGGCATAGATGGTTTTAAAGAAAATATTTGGAATAATGAAGTACAGTAGGCTAATTTACGTAAATTATTTTCTGATTTATTAGTTAGTCTGATAGTAGCAGGTCTATTTGGATTAGTATTTAATCCTATGTATAAAGACCATAAGAAAAATGCAGATGGTTAGAATTTAATAGGTAATGCGATTACTGAACTTATATATAAAGGAGGTCATAGTGCTTTTGATGGATTTAAAGGACCATTAGTAGTATTAGATTATTTAGGTAATTCTACCAATCCTGCTACTTATAAATTATAGTCTAAAATAATTAATGATATGTGGAATTTAGTTACCGGAAATAAATCTTTAACTGAAACTATAATGAATTCACAAGCATTATTTAGAAGTTTTCAAGATACCTATAAATTATGGGCTAAAGCTCAAAATCAATAATTATTTTTATGAAACCTAGAGACAATTTATCTACTAAATATCCTAGATGTCATTATAATAAATTAGGTAAAACTAAAATGACATTCGATACTACAGATTTAGCTGAGAAATATCTCAAAAAGATGCATTTAGATACTTATACTATTTATCAATGTACTTATTGTAATAAGTATCATATATCACACATAAATTAAAAAAACAGGGGCAAGCTAGCATTTGCTAACTCACCTCCTATAAAGAAAAAAGGGCAAGCCAATGGATTTTACTCCACTGACCTGCCCTTAATTATTATTTATTATACCATATTACATGTGTATATTCCATATTTTTGTTGTTAACCTCATCTAATGTAAAGGAAGAAGGGGATAGCCATTTACCTGTCCATTCTCATTAGAATATTGTCCGTCACCGTTGGTATCAATAAACCATCCGTTTTCAACGTTCTCTCTAAATTCATCTCTAGTAAAGAGATCTCCTAAATCTAATTTCTTCATATTAATTATTTTGTAATTGTCTTATTCTCTCTTGACATATATGAATAATCTTTTCGTAGTCTTCTATTCTAGCTTCACTCTCAGTCTTTCCTTGTAATACTTTAGTTCTATATATACGTTTAACTATATCAGCATCCCAAGGATTTAATTTCCAATCTTGCCATACAGACCAAGGCTGAATTATAGACTTAGAATAGTTACTTTCTCCAATATTTTTATCTCTTACATTAGAATCATCTGGAAGTATTCCAATCTTTTGCAAATACTTAAAAAGATCAAGATTATTATTTATATATTCAGGAGTTATTAATTGCATTATTTGATATGTGCTTTATAATGAATTTTATCTAATAATTCTGCCAGATTTACAGGTGTGAAATTATTATTATCTACACCCACATCATACTGATTATCGAAATAATTCCATGGTTTATCTGGTGTACTATGCACATGACCATGTAATTGAATTATAGGACGATTAGTAGCTGGATCTGGTAGAGAACCAAAGGGAAAGTGGTTAAGAATTATAGTTTTCTTTTCCACCCTAATTACTTCTTCCCAAGATACTGTTTCGCATCTAAAAGGAGTCTCAAAACTTTTCATAATATTCAAATTATCATGATTTCCCATAATAAAGCTTATATGTCCAGTTAGACGTCTTATAAAATCAGGGATGAGTGATTTATCACCTAAAGCGAAATCTCCCAAGTGATAGACTATATCACCCTTAGAAACTACTTTATTCCAATTTTCTATTATAGTTTCATTCATTTCCTCAACAGAAGAGAATGGACGATTACAATACTTAATTATATTAGCATGATTAAAATGGGTATCTGAAGTTACCCAAATATGTTTTGCTTCTTCTTTTGTATATTTAACCATTTATAATATATTTATTTCTTGAAATAAAAGCAAATATCAGGTCTGCCAAAAACCAAGCTTGTATCTATACTACAAAGGTATTTAGTTTTACCGCCCTGTGTATTGACAACATCATAGTTGATTCCACAACCTACTCCTATTATATTTGTTATTTGTCTTTTATTCCAAATGTTTTCATAATACCCACCACCCGGATAAAAATCTATATAGATAGTTTTTTCACCCTCTCTTAATAAATATTTACCAATACATTGTGGAACCCCTGATTCTATTAGAGCTTTAATTAGAGGTCTCAAATATAATTTATTAAATCTTTTCTGATTCTCGTTATATTTATTAATTATTTGATAATCACTCCCTTTAACAGGCTTTTTATAATTAAGAATACCATTAGTTACATAAAACCCACCACGTTGAGAATCTATATCTTCTTTATCTTGAATAAAGCTATAAAATTCTTCTTTAGGATTAAATTTACTCAGATTATTACATCTAGATAGGAACTTAGAAAATACTTTATTAACTGGATATCCTACATGGCATTTTAAAAATTTTTCAATATCACCATTAAGATAGGTATAGTCATCATCGTTCCAATTATGCTTACAATACCCCCCATTCTTTTAAATTTCTAGGAATAGCTGTAAAATCCTTAAACTTATATCTGGGAAATTTCTTATGAGTTCTTTTACTTTTAGTACTACTTCTTTTTAAACCGAATGTCATAATAGTTTTATATTAATGTTCTCTGCTTTTCCTACTTTCTTATTAGAGATTTTAGTCAAATTCTTTTAAAACAAAGCACTTAATTTCACCTTCAATTTCGTAGAATACAACATCGAGTTCATTCAGCCAGTTAAGCATCAAATGTGAATCGCCTTCACTAATTTCCTTGTATTCTTTTAACCATCCTTCTAATTCTCGAATTACATACCCATCCATTTGATCAGGACCTCCAAAATGATAGTAACCATCAGGATTAATGAATGTAAAGCCTCCTTCAATTTCTACTAATTCATTTTTAATCTTAGTAACTAATTCACGTTCCAAAATAAACTTATTAGAGAAGTACATAATTAATATTGATTTAGCTAAATCTAAATTATTCACAAATCCATACTCGTCCATACTTAATATAGTTATTAATTGATTAAAATTTTAATTAAATTCTTTTAATTATTATTCAATCTCATTGGTTTTTATTTATATAAATAAATTTCTCAATGAATTCTGTAGTACTGGCTTCATAAAACTCTGAAGAATTATTTTGATTCATATTCAGTTACTTCCTTTGGAAATACTTCTGTTAAATCTGCATCTACTTGGTCTTCAAAATCCCAATTCCAAGTATAATACCAATCAAAAGAATAATATTTATCTTCAATCTTTATAATAGCAGTATAATTAATATAAGACTTTTCTAAGTCAATATAATTAGTACGATATTGTGTATCTATTATTTCTATATGTGAATATAGGTTTTCTAAATAATCAAAAGCTTCCTCGGGGGTATGAGATTCTCTAAATTTATCTAATTCTTCTACCATATACTGAGGCATATAGTCTTCTATTTCATCAAATTCATCACTAATTATATAGTAATATTCGTCCAGTCTTAATTTCATAATTCTAAAAAGTCTCTAACGTCAATATAATCTATACCAAAATTCTCAGCGCACTTCTTATCAGAATCTGAAAAATCCCCTGGTTTACCAGAAGCATCTCCTATCATTATGCATTCATCTTTAGATTTCACATCCCACTGTGTAAATAGACTTTCTAACATTGCTGTATTAGGTTTTCTATAAAGATCTGTCTTATCCATAGAAGGACAATATTGCGCATCAGAACCAACAGAATTAGCAAACCTATTATTTAAATATTCACAGCAAATATCTTCTATAGCTTAGCTCGAAAATTATACTGTTCAAAGTCACTCTTTAAACCACCTTGATTAGTTACTATAAAGAATTTTTTAAGATTAGGTAACTTTTCTACAATTTTATTTAATACAGGAAGTTGTATTCTAAAATCAGTAATGTCTTCAGGAAATGTTTTACCTGAAATAGTCTTAATTAAAGTACCGTCCAAATCAATGAACAGTACTTTTTTAGTTTCAAAATCAATCATCTAAATATTGTTTAAGTAATACTTCATTAGTTATAGCATCCTTTTGATAACCAGTATTAAGTTCTTTCATAGCCAAGCTATAACCCTCCCAATTATCAACTCCTTCAGCCTCTAACTTTTCGGAATTTTGAATTAACATTAAGAGAACCTTCTTATCTATGAATGCTTTGTCATTTGATAAGTTAACAGAAGATAACTCACTTTTACCCCACGGTATATATTCTTCCTCTCCTTCAGAATTTTTAGGTAGCATATCTTGATAACCATCCCATAATGGACAAGTCATTCCCGCAACCCAATCTAATATATCGTGCGCTGATAAAAAACTAGTATTATCATTAACTAAATATTCAAAAACTTCAGTTACTTTATACATTTTTATTTACTAATTACTCTGATATTACCCCAAGGGCTATCTCCATACTTATGACTAGGTGCATTCTCTATATTATACCAATAAGCATCAACTCTTAAGTCTTTATCTACTATTTCTTGTACTGGGCAAAAATCATTTGGATTTTCTACATAGTACTCAAAAGTTTCGATAATTTTATACATTATACCAAGATACTCTTAAGATTACCTATAAATTTATTTGCCTGAGCTTTGATATTCTCGATGTCTTTAATTTCAGACTGAATCTTCTTTACTTCCTCTTCTTTTTCTGAAATCTTATCATTCATTTTAGAAATCAAGGTGACTGCTTTATCGTGAGCAGTCTGAAAAGAAGACTGAATACTATTCAACTTAGAGCTAAAAGAAAGACCAAATAAATCCTGTAATGAGTTCATATAACAATATACTTTAAAAAATAAATAATTGATCTTATTAATACTAATCTAAATATTTAATTATTCATAAGTTACTTTTATTGTATCTAGTACATAATTATGGTAATACTCCTCTAATTTAGGTATAATTTCATTTAAAAGAGTTGACTTATGATTAAATGCCCAGTTATAATTAGGAATTTCTTCTATAGGCAACCATTTAATTCCATCAACTTCATCTTTCTCTCCGCCTTCTTGAAGTTTACCAATAGGTTTTCTAAGACCTAAGATACATAAATGTCTTAAAGTAACATTACCTTTATTACACTTTTTAGGGTCAGTCTCCACGTTAATTAATGCAAAAGCTTCTGAAGGAATACTAACCCCACATTCTTCAGCAACTTCTCTAGAACATGCTTCAGTGGCGGATTCTCCACCATCTAAATATCCACATGGCATATTCCATTTACCTTGGTCATCAGGTGTTCCTCTACCTCTTTTATTAATTAATACATACCATTTACCATCTTTTTCTTTAGCTAACACGACACAACTAACTGCACAATATCTACCACTCCAAATGGTTTCTCCTTTATGAGGACCATCTGGAATAGTATAAGAATAAGATTTTTCTATTTTACCTATTTGATTCATTTGCTTAAAATTAATGAAATTTTCTCGAGACATTTATCACATATATATTTCTGTTTATTAAGTGTCCAATACCGAGTATAATATTCCAGTATTCCTACTTGCTTATCTAGGTCTAGAGCCACAGAAATCACAAGTATAACTAATGTTTTTACCCATTTACTTATAATATTTATATAATGAAGTTACATTAGGGTCTTTACCACCATCATAAATACACACAGTTTGAATGATTTTACAACCTTGACGAATTTCTTTGAGGGCTTCCTCTATTTTATTTCTAGTAGTGCCTGAATAAAAAGAATCATCAAATAAAATAAAATCATCAACGTCTATTTGATTAACTAATATTTGTGCTTTAGTATCTTCTTGTCGCAATCCTCCATTAACTAGTATTACCTGTTCAAAAGTCTTACGTAATTCATAAGGCATATAATTAAATACAGCTCTTCCGAAGGCACCTGTGAGAATTAGACCATTCCAACCAAATGTAGGAATGCCTCTATTTACCCACAGATGCTCATCATAACACCATTGAACCAACTTATCCCAGGTAGCATCAATAATACTCTTGTGTCCACGAATCATATCATCTAAGTGATTAAAGAAATCTTCACCACTAGAATGATTTTTAAGAATCTCTTCTACTTTTTTATCTAAAAAGTTCATTTTCTTTTATATTTAATTAGTTTTATAAGAGGTTTATTAAACTTAGAAAGAAATCTATCATTTATATAACTTAAAAATTTACCTAATTCATACACAGCTACAACAGAGTTTAATGCTGGACATAAAACCAAAAGTAATACACCATCTGATTCGTCAGGATAAGTTTCATCATACTCTAAATCGTATCTAATATATAAAATAGCTCCTATAGCTGAAATTATATAAATAGCTAACCCAATTAGTTTTATAAGTAATCAAATTATACAATTTTTTATTAAGATATGATAAACTAATGGGCACGAAGTCCATTATTTCTATTAAGCATGTACCACTATTTACTATGGGACAGAATACTAAAAATATAGTCCAACTATCCTCATCAAATATGGCTTGATCATATCTAATACTTAATATGGCTCCTATAATAGATATTATGTATATTATAATTAAGATAACCATTCCGCTTTAGTTAACTTAAAAAATTCTTTGTGCATTGGATTAGCTATTTCCTGAGCCATTGGGTGTGCATCTGGAGCATCTCTTCTCTTAAAGAAATTTTCCCAAGCATCTTTAAATCCACAAGAGATAAGTTCAGACTTAATGCCTAGAGGAAGTACAGAACGAGCTTGTTGAGGTGTCCAACCATTCTTTAACATTCTAAAATAGCCCCACTCAGCGTGTTGTAAAAAATCAATGTAGTTACTACCTCTAATATCCCAACAAGGTTGGATAAAGGTTAATTCATTACCAAACTTATCCTTGGAATAATTACAATAACGGGTACTTTCAGCCAAATGGGACAATCCTACATGAGTTCTGAACTCATCCATAACTCCACGGTCAAGAATCATGTGAACTGTGTATCTTTTATAATGATATTCAGTAGGCTCACAAAGATACTTCAAATCCTCTTCTAGATGATTTTCTACTATAACTCTATAATTAGTAGTGACATAATTCAATACAACACGTATATTAGGGTCATATTCTGCTTTAATAACTTGTTTACGTATTTTAGTCCAAGGATTTTCTGCATATATAAAAATATTACGTAGTGCATCTGTATCATCTCCACGTAATGTAAGGTAAACAGTGCCAAACTCAAGAGGTCTATCATGCCCTCTAGATTCTAGCATATTTACAAACTTCTCATAAGAGGTATCTGTAATCTTATTTTCACTTTTATAACTGACTCGTGCACATCTTTCAATATGCTTTTTGATTCCCACTAAAGAGAAATCTGTTTGATTAATAAATTCAAATGACTGTTTAATTAACTTCATATTAAGATTGATTATTTAATTTATACACTAATTCAGAAACAGAAGCCTTTAGACTTGTATTTTGCTTAGTCAAAGCATTTACCTCTTTCTGTAATTCGAGTATTTTAACTTTGGCTTTAGCTAAATCAAAGTCTTCTGGAACTTCAAGTTTAGACGCTTTAATCAAAGCACTCAAGTTAGTTATAGTTTGCTTCTGAGATTGTATTTTGCCCCGTAACTTAAATTCTGGATCAGTTTCATCTATCCAAGATTCTAGTTCACCAAGACGCTGCATAGCTTTACTATAATAAACTTTTCGATTAGCATCATACTTCTTAAAGTTATCAACTTTATGTTCTAAACTTTGAATTGTACTTTTTAATTTACCAACGTATACTCTAATTGGATCTAGCAGTAGAGGATTCATTGATTTTACCATAACCCTATTGTCTTTCCTACTTCATTATCTATTAAACAATACTGAGAACCATCTGACAATGTTTGAATAAACTTCTTACAATGTTCAGCAATCTCAGCTTCTTTTTTAACACCAACAATTTGTCCTGTTCTATAAGGGTCTGTTGTAGTAGATTTAGAGGCATCTATACCTACAAAAAATACAGCTTTATCTTTATAAGTGGCACACTCTTTACAAGCATGGTCAGCATATCCAATAGCCTTATTATGTAACTTCTCTACTTCTTTAGCATTTTCCTCAGTAAGCAAAGAGTTCATAATAATTCCATTGTCTGCTTCCTTACCACAAATCGGACACAAATATTTAACTATTGAAACTCCTAATTTATCAGGCATTTCCTATAATTTCATAATTCATAAAATTTTGATCTTTATATTTAATTAAATTATCTAATTGCCAACAAGTACAAGGTTCTATTTCGGGATACATATAGCTAGGAATTATTGCTAATTCTCTAGCATTTACCCAACAATATCTTCTAGAACATCCCCAATACTTTGTTGGATTATCTTCTTTAAGCTCTAATTCTGGTGTATCATAAAATATGTGTAATTTACCTTTATGCTTTTGACCATAGTCATCATTGGGGTAATCATACGTTATATAATCAGAATCTCGAGCTATCCATAATTTTTTACTCATTTGAATAATATAGAATTGTTGGATTATCCTTATGTATATCTATATTATCTAATTTAGCTATAGCTAATTCTTGTTTAAATTGCTCTAAATCAAATCCTAGAGTAATTACATGAATACCATTTACTGTAGGAACATAATATAATATTTTATTTACATTAGGTCTACATTTTCTAACTAAATCTAAATACTTATTTATAAGACTCCAATCCTTAGTATCAAAATCTAATATCCATTTAGATTTATACTTATTACACCGTTTTCTGCCAAGAGCCCTAGATACACATTTAAATAATTTATGAGTTCTATAGCCTCTAGAGCTTCCCTGATTATTTCATATTGTACTTCTTTACAATTTCTAGGGTTTATCCAAAAATAAGCTCTAGCATTAAAGGCTTTGCACAAAGTAGTAATTTCTTCTTTCTTAGATAAGAATGTTTCTTTATCAAAGAAATGATAGTCTTTAATTACGTAACCACTACTACCTACATTATTTTTTTCTTTATTTCTTTGCATTACTTGTACAAAGAAGAAATCTCCCTGGTCTGAGAGATTGTCAAACCAGGGAGCCACTGCATTAAAATTATCTATTGTCATTTAATTACCATTCAAAGGGTATTTATCCTTATAATTATTATAAAAACTTCTAATAACTCTTTCTGTAACTTGTAAATCTCTGTTTTTATCACGCTCAATACATACAGATAAAGGAGTATCAAAGAAATCCTTAAATTCTATAGCATGATTTCCATGAGCTATAACTAGAGCACGATAGTTATCTAACACTTTTTTATTTAAATTAGTGTTATCAATAACTATGTCATAACCTTTAAGTAAGGCTTCAATTAGAGCTTCTTCTTGTATGTGTTGTACAAGAGGCTCTCTCTTAGGTACCCAATACTTACCTAACATAAGACGAATATCATCTTGATTAATTCTAACTCTATGTTCAGGATCTTCAAGAACCCATTGCTTAGCCCATGTAGACTTTCCACTTGCTGGAAGACCTCTTGTTATAATTAATTTACTCATCTTCTTCTACACTAATGCTTTCTGGTTCACCTTCTAATTGTACATCATCAAAGAATTCATCTGTACTAATTACTTCTCCAACTTTAGCCAATTCAATAGCCTCATCTTCTGACTCTGCTTCTACTTCATATGTAAGGTAGCTTTACACTTATATACCATATTTACTAAATACCTCATATTATACTGGCAAAGATTAAAAATAATATCATTAATACAACTGTAAACATACTTACAATTATACCTTTCTCATAAAAATATGCATCTTTCCAATTTTTATTCCATCCAATATTATTAGCTAATTTAATCATTAAACATTCTTTAGAATTTCAGTTATAAGTTTCTTTGTATCTTCTACTGCTTGTGCAATAGTTTCTTCATCTAAAGTAATATCTAATCCAAAATCTTCAATTAGTCTATCTATTATACAGTCCCTAAATAATTTAGGGGTTCGTGTATCTTCTTCTAGATAATCTGTAAATGCTAATTCTAAACTTCTTTTATAATAAGTTTCTTCAATTTCAACCGTTCCTTTTAATTCCATAATTATTTAATTATTAGTGAACCCAATGGTCATTTATATCTATATCTGCTCCTAAAAATACATTAGGACAGAATGGTTTACCTCCGGCTATCATACAATCAATCAACACTTTACCCACTTGTTCTTTAATTGCTGCTGGACACTCCAAGTTGAATTCATCATGAGCTGGTACACACATCTTTACCTTATCTATTAGCTTATGATCCACAATCCAATTAAATAGTTTAATAGAAGATAGTTTAAAGCACATTGCTCCTCTATTTTGTATCAATGTTTGGACTATTTCATTATCCCATAGGGATATTGGGCGCTTATAGGATATTATTGCTTCAATACTCAATCCTTAGTCTCTGAACCTTCTTACTACTTTTACTTGATTCATAAGCTTGGCTGCAGATTATTCTAATATTAGACCTTCCTGCAATTCACCCAATTTACAGTAGATAATTACTTATCTACGCCGCATACATTTTACGGTAATTAATAGATTGTTTCTCAGAAGCTGCTTTACGCTGCATATAGTGTCTTACTTCCTGTACAATTTCATCTTGTGGATTACGTTTTCTTACATTCTGATAATACTCCCAAAATCCAGGTTCCTGCATCTTATTATGAGTCTCTTTTAACTCTTCAGCATCATAAATATGTGCCCTATGTCCAGTGAGAGGATTAAGTAATATATAACCATCTCTCATAACAGCTGCTCTACAATAATCTTGGTATCTTTTTATTCCTGGAAAACCCTCCATAAAATTATCATAAATTTCTTTTGCTTCTTCTACAGGAATACCATCATTCTTAGATATAGTATTATAGTCTCCTCCATAATTAATAGCAAACTCGATGGATTTGGCTTTTTGTCTCCAATTATGATAGAGTTTCTTTATATCCTCAATCTTAGTGTCTCTTGGGATTATATTAGGATAACTCATGTAAGCTACCAGAGAATGGACATCACCACAACCATGTTCAAATAGGTCTATCATCTTCTCATCTTTAGAAACAGATGCAATAATACGAGATTCCTGACTTTGATAATCAGCAGATAACCAAGCATTACCCTCTTCGGATGTAAAACATGCTCTAGTTTCTGGATCGTGAGGTAGATTTTGCATGTTCAGTTTCCAAACACCTCCGCCAGAACTAACTCTTGCAGTATCTGTACCTATAGAATGAAAATCTGCATGTATTCTACCTGTTTTAGGATTAATTGCATTTAGCCAGTTTTGTCCATAAGTAGATACGACTTTAGCAGCTTCTTGATATTCCAAAAATATAGGAATAATTGGAAAATCATTCTTTTGAGGTTTTAAAACATTTGCTTCAATAGACTTCTTTTTCTGTTTAGTCTTTTTATCAAATGTTTCTACATTAATTCCAAGTAACTCAAATAGAGGTATTACTTGTTTTTGACTACTCCAATTTATTACACATTTAGGTTCAGTATCAAATCCTGTAAATAAGTCACCTTGAGTATCAATTCGTGTAAACTGATTCTTAATTACTTTCTTATAAGCATCAACCTTACCATCAGGGGTTTGTAAGTCTTCCTGAGGGAACCTTTTATATCCATCTTTAATTAGTCTCTTTACCTCAGCAGGATAATCTGCAGAATACTTTGGATATTTAAGTTCAGGATATTGAATATCATAGCCATTATGAGGATTTTCTTTATCCCAAGCTACTACCCAAGCATTTAATTCTGAAATAGCCTTATCAAGTTTAGCTTGATCTTTAGTCATTTTAGCTTTCCACTTTGTAATGTCAAGATGAACTCCACAATATTTAAAGTAAGCAAGGGATTTAACAAATTCGCATTCTAACTCTACTGCAAGTTTCATTCCCTGTTTTTCTATTTCAATATCTTGTTTTTCTTTTATATCCTCTATATATGTAACATCCCCTGCTGCATAAATAACAACCTCAGTAGTTAAACCATCATTAACAATTTTACCTCGAACAGTTTTATCAATGTTAATATTTAAATAATTCCATGCAGCCGCCTTCAAGCTCTTTTCACGCATTTGAGCTGGATACCCTAGATATAAGAGCTGTTCTACTATCATACCATCCCATATATGCTTAGGATAGATACCCTGAACATATAAAAAGGTTAAATCAAACATTAAATTCCATCCCAGAAACAATCTGTCTGATTCTAGGTAGTTTTTAACTATTTGCTTTTCTCTTGGAGTTAGAGTAGTCCAATCAATAACTACTTGATTATCTTTATTACCTAACTGTATAGTCAATAAAGCTTTGGTATGACAGTCGAGACCCTTAGTTTCTGAATCTAACTGACATAGTTTGAGCGGCAACAGAACAGACATTGCCTGCTCCATTGTCGCTTCTATATATTTATCCGTTTGAAATAAACTTTTATTATGACTAACTAAATAAATCATTGATAATTACAAATAGTTAAATTATTTAGAACTATATCTTCATTATCAATATTTAATTTGTCTTTTATAGCTTCTTCTACAGCTTCTTTTAATTCTTCTTCATTAATAACTAAATGCCTACCTTCTTTATACTGAGGAATGGTAATATCTACAAAAGTACCTAATTCAACATTTACTTCTACAGTAATATTTCTATTATTAGGTTCATTCCAAGGTGCACTTGGGTCATTATAAGCTCCTGCTGGATAATTTTCTGTCATGCTAAATAGTCATTTAACCACTCTATTCCATATTCATCTATTACCTTTTCATCTATCTTTATAGCTTCAAGTTCTATATCCTCAAGCTGCTGTTCATACCAATCTTCAAATTGATCCTCGTCTATATCTGGACTATCTAAATAGCTAAATGAGTTAACACACTCATCTCTTAATTCATTTGCATAACTCAGTTCTAATGTAGGATCTTCTTCACTTTCAATTACTTCATTTATTGAAGCATCACAAGCAACTGGATATCTAGAAATAACTAGCCACCAATTCCCATTAAGAAATTCTTCCTTAGATATCATTATATTAATTTAGATAACTGTAAATTGCATCTTTTTCTTATTTTATCTAAAGCTTTTTCTTTTATTTGTCTAACTCTTTCAACACCAATGCCAAACATATCTCCTACTTCTTGCTTGGACATAGGATTCATTCCTATGCCAAATAACATAATAATAATATCATGTTCTCTGACAGGAAGTATATCTAGACATTTGCATAGTTCCTTATTAATAAAGCTTTTATTAACTTGTTCGTCAAGAGAAGGCTCTCCGTCCGGTATCACATCACATACTTGACTATTTTCCTCATCCCCACCAATAAAGTCATCGACACTAACTAATCTGTTAGAAAATTGTGCCAAATAGTCTATTTGCTTTTCAGGGATATTAGTTAAAGTATGTAATTCATTTGTAGTTGGATTTCTACCATTCTTTTTAATAAACTCATTAGTAGCTCTTAATATTTGAATTACTTTTAAGTGTTGAGTTACTGGCAATCTAATCTCACGACCATACCAATATATAGTAGTATAAATACATTGTTTTATCCACCAAGCAGAATAATTAAGAAATTTAACACCCCTAGTTGGATCAAATTTATTTACAGATTTACATAAACCTTCTAATCCTGAGGATATTAAATCCATAAGGGGAATACCTCTATTTTGAAACTGCTTAGCTATAGTTACTACAAATCTTAAATTAGAAGTAATTACTTTTTCTCTAGCCTTTTCATCTCCATTTTGAGCTTCAACAATTAGCTTGTTTATTTCTTCATTATCTAATATTTTATATTTAGATATATCTCGAAAATAACTCTGAAGTAGAGAGTCAGACTTGTCAGAAAAAATAATTCTTTTATTCATTAATTGTGGACTTAGCTAGTGCTTTAGCTTCATCTAATTGTTTTTCTTCCTGGGTTGGTTGATTAAGACCTATACGTATACTAAGAATAGTGAGATAAGCTTCCATTGCCTTGAGTTGAGCTATCAATAAATCTTTATTAAGATTATCTATAGAAGTCTTATCTATTTTATTAATTAAGAAATCTCTAAGCTTTGTAGTTTTAGTTTCCAATTCTTTGTACTCTGTAAGTAGTCTGTCAAACACGCTCTTTTCCATGTTAATTTTTATTTTAGTTAAAGTAGAATCTAGAACAGTAAATATCTAATATATTATCTTCTTCTTTATTAATCGATTTCCAAATATGTAGGTTCATAACTAATATGATAGTCATTATCAAGAATAGAAACATTATATATTTCTGTATTATCCAACTTTAGATATTTATCTTTACAAGTATGTAGGTGCCCACAAAATACATATCTAGGTTTAATTCTCTGAATAGCTTCAGCTAAACTTTGACCTCCAGCATGGATAGATTCTTGACTCCATCGACTCGGAGGTAATAAATCTAAATCTCCCAAAGCGGGAGTATCGTGGGTTAACCATATATCATTTGGAACTTGATTATATAGACCTTCTAAAAATTCCTCACTGTGCATAAATGCCCAAACATGTGACATTGTGGAGACCCATATACCTTATAATTTTTACCATCAGGAGCTCTATAATTAGTATAATCATTAAGTAAATAAGTAAACTTAAAATCAGAAAGATACTCTAAGGCTTTCATTACTGGATATTCTGAAGCACATATAAAATCATGATTACCTGCTACCATATATACTTCTTCACAAGGCAATTCCTTAATCCAAGGTAAAAAATCTTGAAAGAACCATACAATAGATTCTACTCTATTTTTCTGTATATTCAAGGGTACAACATCTCCTGCAATTAAACATAAATCACACTTCTGTATATGGATAAGATTACCATGTAAATCAGACATTGCGCATATTTTCATATTCTATTAAATATTCAAAGAATCCATCATAAGATAAGTTATCTTTTATTGTAATAACTTCCTTTCTATTATCTACAGATTTACACCATTGGTGCCTATTAACTACCTGATAAAGAGTTTTATTATTGTATACCATATCTAACATAGCTTCCCAAGTAGCTATATTTCTAGTACTAGAATCTTCATCGTCTTTAGTTATATAGTTAAAAATAAATATCAATTGCCACTTTTTAAACAAAGTAATAGAAATATAAGGGTCCCATTCATGTTCGATTCTCTCATATTTCCATTTCCAACCAATAGCACTAAATCTAATATCTAATATCTTATTATAATATCTATCTGTTATAGGTAATCCAAAGAACCATATTTTCTTGCCACAATAAATATGACAGTTAGGTCTTTGAAACCAATTTCTACACTTCCACCAAACATAGAATGGATTTTTATACTCATTCCAATGCTTGATGAAAGTACGTACTTTATTAATTAAGTTCATCTTCTTTATCCATCTCTGGGTCAGATTGAGCTTTATCTACAAATTTGAAACATTTTAATTTCCAAGCGTGACCAATCATATCCTCCTTTTTAATAACTATACCTTCATGAGGTACCTTATTAACGCAAGAAGGTGATTTACATTCCATATAGAAACGCTTATCATTAGATAGTTTATCCAAAAACTTTTTTGCCCAGTCCCTATCCTTACTATCTAATTCAGGATATAAATCCTTAGCATATCCATAATAATATTCAGTTACAGGAGTTAGCCCTACTGATTTACAATACTGTTGCACTTCTCTTGCACTAAATTCATGTACTTCACCATCTACATTAGTTAGTGTGATTCTATAAGGTCTTACCTTAAAATGTTTTTCTGGCTTATATATCAAATTGTCTATAATAGCGTTAGGCTGTTCACAACCATAATCATATCCCTTTTGAATATATGTGCCAGTTGGATTGTATCCCACAATCTCTGCATAAATAGTCATACCCTTTTGAAGATATGGACGCAGATAATCATCAGCATACTTCCAAGTATCACAACCATAAAATCCTGGTGTTACATTAGGATTATAATACTGGTTCTTAATTACATTCTTTGAAGCATATAGATGGTCATAAATATCGAAGTTATTACCTGTGAGCCATTTAGCTAATTTCTCTTTCCAAGTAAGTTCTTTATGACACATTACATATGCTGAAATATGGGAAGTTCCATGTATTTTCTCAGTAATACTAATTAAATCTTCAGGTTGAATTACATTAGGACATTTCTTGATAATAACTGTTTCGTAATGATATCTAAATTGAGAAGGGATGACTTTATCGAGTTCCTTCTTAACTTTACGTGTCTTTTTTGAGCCTCCTCCAGGAGTTCCCTGTGATCCTTTAACGATGAATTTCTTATTAACCCAAAATGTCTTGCCTTCATGTTCTACTGTATCAAATTCAGTTCCGTCAATTAATTCAATATCTCTATTAGTTATGGATATAAGCCAGTTAGTAAATTCTACAGCAGGTACAATAAATCCTTCTGATAATTCACCTCTTAATTTAACGGCTTTAACCTTACCATTATCTTCAAATAGACCAGTTTTATGTGGATCATTGTTTTTCTCTGACTTTCTAAATAAGTTATTATAGGATAAAAAATCAGGATTAATACAACAAGCTGTTGGGAAATATATATATAACCCTGGTTCAGCATCTATTGAAGTAATGATATTAAATCCATCAATAGTACAACACTTGAGTTTAGTTACTTCTGGATTTGAATGCTTTCTAAAAACTTTAATATTAACTACTTTAGCTAAGTAATTAATGTTACAATTTTTACTCTTGATTAGTTTCATTATTAATTAATTCTTGAGAGAACTTAATATTATCTAATGAAATAATCTCAGATACCCAAGGACACTTATCTAAGATTGCTAATCTAACCGCTTCTTTAACTTTAGATATTACTTGTTCTTTAGTTAAATTGGTATATTTACTTTTATCTACTTTGATACACCAAGGTAGGGCTGATTCAAACCCTCCTTGGTGTATTTTTATAGTAGCATCGAAATTAACAGCATATTCCTTTAGCTTAGAAACATACTTAACTTTTGGTTTCTTTTCGATAACTACTGGTGGAACAACTATTTTCTTTTTAGGCATTATGCAAATTCATCATCCGAAGCAACAGATTTGAAATATTCACACAGAAAGTTGGCATATACTTGTGATTGTGCTTCACTATAGCTATTATCGAAATAGAACTGAAAACAATGGAGGAGTTCATGCCAAAATGTATTGGTTATTTGATCTTCTGTCAACTTCACCACAGTTTTATCTTCTAGTTCTATGGTCTTAGCTATAGTTATAGTATTAGTAGCATCACACCAATTTCCGTAATTATTATCATTTGTTTTTTCTACTAATTCTACTTTAATAGTATTTCCAGCACACTTAAACTCACTTGGCAATTGCATCAATAATTTTCATTACTTGTTCGGGAGTCATCTTACATATGTCTTCAGAATCTTCTAAATTTGCTCTGTTTTCTAGATAGTTAAGTAAATCATCCATTACATCTAAGGTGCCTATTGGTAGATGATTTTTAATAACAGAATATTCTATATCAGAGAGTTCTACTGGTTCAAATTGTAATAAATCTAAACCATATTCTCGACCCTGGTATATCTCATATTCCCAGGCTTCATTGCTACCAAATCCTTTTGTAGTAAATGCACTACCTAATTTGAGTTTAGCATACATATAGATGCGATACATATGTTCATCTAATAGTTCATAGAAAGGCATATCAAATTCATCACACCAATCTACACTATAATTAATTAAATAATGTTTCATATACCTGTTTGTGCTGTATAAAAGTTAATATTTCCAGTCCCTACTATGTGAGCTTCTTCATCTACTTTATCTATATAGTACTCTACTTCACCCTCAAAATTTTCAATTATAGTGGCACACCAAGAATGCTCTTCTATCCAAGATTTCCAATCAGGGTTATATGCAAGTATCTCATCAAGTAGGAACACTCCTACAAGACCTGCACAGAATCCTCCTATAGCTTTACCTTCATCAGGAATAGGGAGTTCGTCATCTCCATATTCCTCATCTTCGAGGTTATCATTCAGAACTCGTAGAATGCTTTCTAGAAGTTCTTTTGGTTCCTCCTCTGTTTGATAAGTAGTACAACTCCAATCTCCATAAATAGTAGATTCAGAAATATAATTATGGATACCTAATACTTCCATATTCTCTCCAAAATCACATTTACCCCAATCGTCATATTTACGAGACTCACTGAAGTAATAATCTAGAGCAGCTTTGTAAGCTAACTCTTCTGGGGTAGAGTAATCCTTAAATGGTTTACTACTTATAGACGCCGGAAGTCCAAAATCCTTTTCATTAGGACACTTAATAGGATTCTCCTTAATTATATAACATGGGTCTGTAATTACAATGGTTCCTTTAAAGTACATTAGTCTGCAAAATTTAGAGTTGCCCCTACTTGAGCATTATTTAATGTATCTAAATCATATTTATCAAATCTACCTATAGATTTGCCTTTATAAATTACCTCGTAGTGTCCTTTACCTATTAGTTTTATTTTCATATATAAGATTATTAATAAAATTACTCTAAATCAAATCGGAAGATTCTCAACTTAGGTTGAGTAGGAATACCGTCGTCTGAATAGTTAAAGAAAGTACATTCAGCTTTGTGTCCTTTGTACTTAGCTTCAAAGTTTTCAACATATTCAGCCTTAATTTCCCTATTACCTACTGGCATAGCTTCAAAAGTACGTCCATCTTCTAATTCGCAAGTAAATGTCATATCTTCAGAACCTCTAAGTCCCAATTTATATCCAATTACTTTAAAATCTTCAGACTTATATTGTTTAATCTTTATAAGATTATTACAACGAGAACCTACTTTATAAGGCTTGGAAGGGTCTGTAATTACGGCTCCTTCAAATCCTGCAGAAACCCATTCATCGTGAAGTTTCTTCATATTATCCCAACCAGATACATATTCATGTCCCAAGAGTCTGATTGGTGCTTCTGATTCATCCTCACCACTTCTATAAATAGGTAAATTATGAGCTTCTGCAAATTTATCTTCTAAGAACTTATAACGTTCTGAAGCTATCATGTCAATATCTGCAGAGTTATAACAATCATATACCCAATACTGCAACCAATCACAATCATAAGCATTCTTCTCCATTCTAGCAGCTCCTGAAAGTTGCTGAAGAGTCTTACCTCTTACGAACAACTCACCATCAAGAATAACAGTAGGATTTTCTTTGAAGAAAGCGAGCAAAGAAGGGTTAGTACGCAAGTGAACTGTACTATAGTCGTAATGTTCACCACCACGGCTAGCTGTATGAATTTCTTTACCATCCCAGTAGAATAATGCCTTTACACCATCGAGTTTTCTACTAATTAGCCATTCTTTATTAAATATCTTAGGATTTGTAACCTTATCAGCTTGTTTAGCTAATTGAGGTTTAATCACACCATACTGATTGGTCTTAACATCTCCAAATATACTAAGGAGTTCATCATCAGTATATTCATTAGGATGTTTGTTAATTTCCTTATAGCCTTTATCTAAATATTTCTTAACTTCGGAGTTAAATTGTAAAGTATATTGTTCTTGCCAATTTCTCTTCTGTTTAGTTCTATCTACAATAATTTGAGGTGAGAGGGTTGTTTTTCCCCTCACCTGACCATAACTACGTTGAATTATATAACCAGCTCGTCCATCGCCAATTGAATGCCATTCTTCATCACATTCTACAACTGCAAAACGAAACTTACCAGTACTAGCGCGTCCTAAAAGATATTTAATCATTACTTACGAAACTTTTTAACAATGTTCCAAAGGTCATCTACTGTTTCTGTTGGAATTTCTGAACCATCTTCATTATAGGCTTTATTTACTTCATCACCTTCAAACAAAGCAGGTCTTTCATATATCCACCAGTTAATCCAATCTACTCCATCTTCATCGAATGTAATATCCCAAATTGATTCGGCAAAATCAGCTACAGTATCTCCTATAGGAAGTTCCCACAGATTAATACCAAAATCATCCCATCTATCGTATTCTTTATTCAATTTCAATGTGTCTTCAATAACCTTTGTGAATTGTTCCTTAGTAATCATATTAATTAATATTAAATATTAAGTATTTATCTAATTAATCTAATAAATCTAATATCAATTACGAACTCCAGTGTGCCCATAACCACCTTCTCCACGTTCCGTTTTATCGAGTTCATCAACTAATATAAATTCAGCTTGTTCACATTTATAAATAATACCTTGCCCGATTTTATCCCCCTGCTGTACTGTAAATGGTTCAAATCCGTTATTCTGTACAATAAGACCAATGTCTCCACGATAATCAGCATCTATAACTCCGAAAGAATTAGCCATAGTCACTCCTTTCTTGAGACCGAGACCACTTCTAGTTACAACAGCTAACATATATCCTTTTGGAATAGCCATGTGCAAACTAGTTGGAATTAAAGCACGACCACCTGGATAAATTGTAATCTCAACAATCTTTCCATTTATATTTCGTGAAAGAGAACAATTCCAAGTAAGCTTTTCCTTTACTTCAGTTACATTGGCACAAAAATCAAATCCAGCAGAGCCAGATGTTGCATATTTAGGGAGAGCATTGTTAGACTTATTAATTACAGGTACTTTCAACATTACAATAACGATTTAAAATTTCAGAAATATTATCTAAAGTGCATTCATTTGATTCACTATAAAAAGGAATCTCATGATTATTATCTTTAAATAAAGCAAATGGAGTTAATCTAGCACTATAACCACCTTTTAATCGGTATGCTTTCTTTTTCTCTAGATAATGAGACTCATTATAAGTTTTTATAGTGACACTATAAATAGTAGCCAAGTCCTCCAATTGTTTTTTAAAATCTAAAATATCATTATTATAAGCTAATTCTAAAGTCATTAATTACTTTTATGCCAAAAATAACTAGTTATATCTTTAGTTATTGATCTTCCACAAGTATTATCAATTTCCAACATTACTTGATTTGTATTAGGATTATCTAATCCTCCTCTTTCTTCTACATAAGGACCTAATTTCACATAATCAAAATACTGTAAATCAATTTCTGGAGCTAAATGATTTCTACCACTATACCAACCAACTTTTAAGTTGTACTCTGTTTTAATATATTGTGCAAGAGCATTAACACTTTTTGGCTCTATGTCTCCACCCATAAACCCTACACAAGTAATACCTTTATTTTCTGTAATTAACTTATGTAAAGTTAATTCTCCTAAAGGTTCTCCTATGTCCTCAGCAAGATAAGATGAATGGCAACCAGGACAATGGCAAGGACATTGACTAATATTGATACACAAACTAATTTCGTTAGGAAACTCTGAGAAAGTAACCATCGAATTGACATATTTAATCATTTAAATAATCATTACATTCTTCCCAGAGTTCATCTATTCCGTCTCCCCATTCTACATCTCCATGTTCTACCCCTAATGTATCTAAATATCTCAGAACAAGAGTATTTATATGCTCATAAATGAACATTCGTAAATCTTCATCAGACATTGAAGCACATTTAGAATCTAAAGACCTTACAAAGTCAATAAGTTCTCTAGCTTCTATTTCTTCATAAACATTAAGATTTATATATGCCATTCTTCAATTTTATTGGTTTCTGTGTTTAGCACAAATGGTTTACAGCAATCTAACATAGCATGCTTATCTGTAATTAAAGGTTTAGTTCTTCCTCCCCAAGAGTGTCCAAATATTTGATAATAACCTTTATATGGAGTTTGCAGTTGAAAATCTTCTAAATCATTCCAGACACAAGAGCCATATTTATTATATCCTCCTCTAGAATAAGGGATATGATCAAGAGCACTAAGATTAGTTATATCTATACTATCTAAGTCTTTTAATTCTAGATTATTATAATCTAACCAGTCTTTAGTAATGCCTGCATGGGAGAATAAGTATTTATGAGGCTCTTTAAGAGTTAAATCTTCATATATGTAATATAATTGAGGATTTAAACTACTAATTAGCTCCTTTACTTCTTTTTGTTGCCAGTAATCGAATCTGCATTTACCATTTCCATTGAAATAAACTAAATCGTGATTACCTAATAAACATATAACATTAGAAGTATAACGTCTATTTTCTACAAAGGTAACTAATTCTCTAAGATTAGTTAAAGATTCTACTTTATCAGGCTCTTCTACTATATATTCTCCGTAAGGGTCATGATAATCTCCTAAGAATATAATTTTACCTTCCCAATTATTGCATGGTTCTTTCCAAAAACCACGACCATGCACATCAGGCACAATTAATATTTTAGTCACTCAAATACCACTTTTTAAATTTTTCTAAGAACTTATCTTCGGTAACTAACTCTGTAATATCTTCAGCATCTATATCACCATTAGAATAATTATAAGGAGAAGCTTCTTTAATTAATTCCTCTATGTAATTTTCTATATTGTCTTGAATGCCTTCAATAATCTCGTCTATACTATCGTCTTCAGTTCCTATATAAGTACGATATATGTAAAGCTGAGTAAAGAGTGTCTTCGTCAACAAATACTTGTCGAATTTCACGCCATGTTAAATCTATCATTTTTGAAGTTCTTTTAAACATTTAGTATAGTAATCTACTAATTTATCTCCTGCTACTTCTTTTATTTGTTCAGCAATATCTTCAGAATACATATTAATATGGTTCGAATTGTTGTTTTACTAACTTACCTTCTTTATATTCAAATGTTCGTTCGCCTCTTACTGAATCATCAGGCTCATATCCTTCATAATAGTATTTACCGTCTTTGAAAAATATTTCATCTTCTACGATGGTACAATTATAAGGAAGCCAATCTGCGTCTAGATTTTTTTCAAAAGGTATGTAAACATCATATATTGATACAGCTTCTTTAGTAGTATAATAAATATCATCATACTCTTCAAAAGCTTTCAAATTATAAGATATTTCAGTAATAGCCTCACCATCAAATTTTCCGTATAACTTCATTACAGTAAAGATTTAAATATTTTGACAATAGTACCTTTCTGAGCAGTAGGAAATTTACGTTAAACATGTGTAATAACCATTTTAGTATCCTTAATAGTCAGAGTCATTATTTTCATTAACTCGGAAATAAATTCTCTAATTTCTTGTTCTGAAGGTTCTACAGGTATTATTCCTCGAATATAACCAATTTCTTTAATCTCCTTAAGTGCCAAATCTTTACGACCCGTCTTCTCATAAATATCCATAGCTTTTTCACGCTCTTTAACCATCTTATGTAAAACATCTAGTTCAGAAACTGGTTTCTCGGAATGCTGATTATTAATCAAGCAGCTTTAATTAATTTAGCTGTTTCTAACATAAGGGTATTAGAAGTTTTTCCAGCACCTTCAATCAAGATATCGACTGTCTGTTCTATTGTTATTTTATTATCGTTCATCATTAATTGTAATATTAGGGTTAATCATATAATCTATTTCATCTAAATTAAAGTCCATTGACTCTAACCAGTCATCTATAGCAGCATTCATATTTGGACAGGGAAGTTTGTAAATCCATACAGACCCATCATAATAATCTAGCACAATTATTTCTTCCATAATTATTCTAAATGAGAGTCATAATCGTAATCTATCATAGCAGTTAAATAATTAATAGCTGCTAATTCTCCACTATGTAGACTAATCTGTTTATCGTTAATTGTTATATCCCAGCCATCTCCATTGATCCATTCTGTTACTACTATATAATCAGAATCTTTGCCATATGTGAAATTGCGTAGAGAACAATTAACTGATTTAAGCTGTTTTCTTTCTACACTCATAGATAGAAAAAGGAGACCTAGTTACCTAAGTCTCCTTAACCGTTTATAAATTGTTTTCTAAATAATCTAAAATATTTTGATGGGTAGAATCATCTATTTGCATACCAACCTCACCTACCAAATTACATACACAAGATTCTAGATATTCAAGTCCTTTGTCGGTTTCTAAATAGTCTAAAATCTCATCTATGTTTTTAGTGTAAAATTCTTGATGGATAAAGTCTCTTAGAGCTTCTTCATCAAGTGTTTCTTCTTTAACTAATGTTATTTCCATTATTTACTAAGTAATTCCTTTATCTTACTAGCTGGAACTGCTCCGGACAATCTGCCTACTTCCATTCCATCTACTAAATAGATAAGAGTAGGCATATTTCTAATCTGATACTTTAGTGTTTTCTGTTCTTCAATTTCACAATCTACTATTGTTAACTTAACATCAGGAAAGTCTTTAAGTACATTATCCAATGTAGGTTTAAGAGCTTTACACTGACCACACCACTCTGCTTCAAACTTTAATAACTCTTTCATTAAAAATCAATTTCTGTTATATTAATAATTTATTTCAGTAATACTGCCACAATATTCAACTCTAAAATCATCTACTTTCACATCTCCTTCATCCCAAAGCCATTCTTTTTGTTCCTTTAAAGACAAAGATTTAAATTTCTCAAAATCCTCATCATTTAACTCCATTTCTAAATGACCCATTCGTAAATAACCTTGAACATAATCAAGGTCTCCAAAAATTGTATGCATATTAAAGATTTGGTTTATATGTAAAGCTTCTATCTCCACTCTTATACTTACGTATTGCAAATTCTAACTGTCTAGGATTACTCCAATTGTCTACACACACTAAATACCCAATAATTCTAGTATAATATTTGATGTGTCTACAATGACAAATAGGACACTCATCAATAGGAGCATTTACTACATGTCCACATTCTCTACATTGAGACATTGGGATATTAAATGTGAAATAACTAGTACCCTCATCCTTAGCTACATCTAACAGATGTAAATACTGTTGTTTACTTAAATGAGCATCAAGATTTGCATGAAGTGCCTGACCTCCATCACAATACTGAGCTACTCCTCTACCATGAAGCTTAAATTTATCAAGAATAGAGGTCTCATCCCATGGATTATAGAAATAACAATTATACAGATTCTGATTTTCAGGTACTGCATAACCATCCTTCTTATCCCAATTATAGAGTTTTACACCTAATCCTTCCCCCGATTCTATTACACCCCTTCTAAAGAATTAATGTATTTATGTAATTCTTTAATCGGCGAAGGGTGATTTAATACATAATATAAGTCCTTATTTGGACCATATTCACCACAAAGCTCTTGCTCTTTTTTAAGCCTTGCAAGTAAGGCTTCTTCTGCCGTATCGTAATACCCTAAATAAATAGTTTTATAATTATGACAAATTCGTGCAGTCCATTTAGATTTATTAGTCCCATTATAGTTTTTAATAAAGGAAATTCCAACAATTCTGTAAGTTTTTCTTCCATTTTTAGAATTTTCATGTTGGGTACAGATTCTCAGATTGGATTTTCTATTATCTAGTGAATCACCATTTATGTGATCCACCACTTCATTAATAGAATACTCATTATCTTTTAATCCCATTAAAAATCTATGTACAAAATACTTTTTACTAGTCCCTTTTTCTAAAATTAAAGCATACCATTTGTCTGATTTATGTCGTGCATAGAGTTTAATACCTTTCAATTTGCCATAATCTTCTTTGTCTATTTTAGTTCTAGCTATTTCATTAGAGTTTTTGTCTTTTAGTATGCATTCATAATAGTTACCACAATCAATCCATTCATTCTCCTCATATATAGTATTAAATGTTTCTCCATGTCGAGTCATTTGTAAATAATGTCTTCTACAATAAGGTTTTCCCTCAAATGAAGCCATTTTTAAATCACCACATATGCAACATTTAAGTTCATCTTCAGATTTTTTTCGCTGTCTTGGAGTAGAATCAATAATTTTGTGATATTTATCTAATTGATTAAAATGCTTTTCACATAAACAATACTCATTATATCTTCTTAATTTTATATAGTTGCGTCCACAAACATAACACTTAGCATCTTTGGGCATAACTATTCTTTTTAATTTTTGTTTTTCAAGATTTTCTAATTCAGGAAATTCACTCATAATTATTTTAAATTGATCATATGCAATTATAAGCATTCCCAAATTAAAACAAAATTTATACTTTGTGATTTTGTATTAAACGAATTGATATTTCTATCAATTTCTTAATGTTACCATTAAGTCTCGACTATTGCATATTTAGTAACAAGTACTAAATCCTCTTTACTTAGTCTGTCACGCTGCACACAGTATTAATAAATACCATTGCTTGCGCCTCGTTGTCCTACATATAGGTAAATATAGGAGTTTCGAGTCAATCAAAAGAGGTTTTACATCCCCAGAGATTTAGGGATGGCTTCACTATTAAACAAGAATGGTCTTTTACTATCGTGGATAGAGTTTTTCTTATTTTCTTCTTTAACAGTACCAAATACTAATTTAAGAAAATCTTTATATTCCTTATTATTAGATACCGATAGTCCCAAGAATTGTGCAGCTTCACAATAACCTATCAATCCAATGGTAGAATACAATTTACGTATATAAATATATCCTGCATTACAATCAGAAAACATTTTAGCGTCTTCCATTTCATAAAGCATTGTCTTATATGCAATATGATACTTATATACTCTTTCAAGAATATTAATAAGATAATTTTTTAAGTCTGAAAAACTTTCAGAAAACCACTCAAAAGGAAAGGCACACTTACCATCAACAATATGATCCTCCCAATTTTTCCATGTATGTATATAATCCTGAACAATTCTATTAATATTAAGAGTAATTACATTACAAGAACCAGTCATAACTCCAGTCATACCTGTAGTAGAACTAAAGGTATTATCAGACATTTCATTTAGGACTCTACAACATGATGCCAAAGATGTAGGATTGTCACTAGTATAGCAGAAGAAACTTCCACCTTTAGCCCACTCTTCAGCACATAACTCCTTGTATTCAGGATCAAGATATTCTTTATTATTATGTACAAGAGCCATAGTAGTTACTGGGAATGTGAGAGGTTTAATTAATCTGATTTCTCTCAAAAGTTGCATAAAGATTCTCTGCAACTTATCTATAGCATTCCATTCAGGTTGTGTTCCATCAGGATAATAAAATTCTCCAAAGAGTGATTTAAAATATACTTTATCATAAAAAGAAACATTAGAGAAAGGTGAATTGTAACTTCTGTTGCCTGCAGGTTGATTAACTCCATAAATAAACTGCTTCATACCCTTTCGGATATAATGTCCAACAGTATACTGATGCAGAAAGTGAGAATTAGTTACAACTTCATCCACCTTATCATACCACACAGGTCCAAACTCTTGAATTACATAATAATTAAGAGCTATAAAATAATCTCCAAGAGCAACCGCTCCCTTACACTGAGAACTAAACAAAAACACAGCATTAGTTACCTGACCACTAAAAGACTGAATATCATTTGGAGCACTAGGAGTAACTCCATCAATATTACCTACACCCTTAAGCATTAATGGGTACAATGTAACTGCTTTACAATAAGGTTTAAGTACCGGAGTACTTGCCTCATCATGAGTATAAATAATATGATTTTCCAAATCCTTAATATACTGTCTTCCAAGTTCTTGACCTGGATACAATTTATTAAGTTTATCTTTCATTCGTTGTCTTTGGATAATTCTATTAGTTACTTTATATACTTCACCCTCAAGATTAGCTACATTCTTAGAAGCAACATTAGCATTAGCATCTGTTTCTGAAGAAGTAGATGCATTTACACCAGAATCTTTATAAGTGTCCATGTAATTAAGTCTACTTCTAATAAATCTAGCTTTCTTGTGTTCTTCTCTATAAATGGAATAAGCTCTGGCTACATCAAAATATTCGTAATTATATAAAGTCTCTTCTACTTCATCTTGAATTTCTTCTACAGTAATATTATCCCAGAATCTCATTTCTGAAACCATATCCCGAATAACATTTTCAACAGAAGTATAACCGCAAGCTTTAAATGCCTTAGTTAAAGCATTAAATATTTTATCTGCATTAAACTCTTCCTTTGTTCCGTCTCTTTTTATAATGACCATATATTCTTTTTATTCATTAATTTTTTAGTATCTGAAGATAATTTATCTGGATTATAGTTATCTAAATCTATTGTGAAATTAATGAGTTTAAAATTATCAGCAACTTTATCCTTTATAAGCCATTTAACTAAATCTGTCAGGGATTCGTCAGCATAATCACCTCCTTGAGCATTTTTAACTATCATAGTATTATCCATACTATTAAAGAATGCCCAAGGGACTGCTTCACCACATGTATAAGCTATGTAACCGACAGCATCGTTACCTTTATAAGATATAACTATACCTCCAGTATTATCATCAATAGCACCCAAATCAATAGCACCCAAATCAATAGCATCTGAGGTTTCACTTGGCAATATAATATCTTTCATACTATTTATTTTAAAGACTCTAAAAACTCATCTACAGCAGGATACTCATCATCATAGATAATATCATCAATCTTGAAATCCTTAATAGTAAAGTCAGGTCTCCCATGAGATTGCCAATACTTTGTTACATACTCGGCATTAGAATTAGGACTTCCCACACCTAAAGCCATAGTCATGTCAAACTGATTAGACTCTCTAGAATGTCCACAATAGAAATTCTGACACTTTTTAATATGCTCCAGGCACTTATCGGTAGCTTCCTTACCAATCAGAGTATCTAATGATGGAACCTTTTTATAATCTCTATAAGCAGGTCTATCTTTAGTGGCAGGTTTATAATCGTCTTCCGTGCCCCCTTTGACTAGATAATCTATTAGTAATTCAAAAGTGTCATTCCAATCATCGGTAATTCCATAAGCATCTTTATATATGTCTCTCAGATAGATAAAATTCTTTTCTGACAAATAGTGTTTCTTATATAGGGGATCTTCCTTAGAATCTTTATATCCATCTGCAATAAGTTTATCTAAGTCTATAGCTGGTTGAGCCCATTTATACATTTCAACCAAGCATTTATGAATTGCTTCACTTAAAATATCACTTCTTGTTAACATGCAGTATTTGTTTTCCTTATTAAATGCTAATCTAGTTATTTCCCTTAACTGTTCCCATCAACATATCATCCTTTGTAACTACAGAATAATTAATACTCCATTTAGTATGTCCAAAATTAGCAACAATATAATTACTACTTCCATACATACTACCTACTGAAATATAATCAAACTGCTTACCGGTAGTATAAGCATAATTATGTAAATCTCCCTTTACTACATAGATATATTTATTACTGATATTCTGTTCTGCTATATAGTTAGCAAAATATAATTCAGTTTGAGGATTAAGTGTAAGTGGAAATTGACGAGACTGATTGTTATTGTCTTTGCCATGCATGAAAATCCATAAATGCTTACCAATAGTAAAATGGTCAATGGGAAAGTTACTGATAAAACTCTTAACCCCTTCATTAGCTAAATATGCAGCTAATAACTTATTATTTAACCATCCCCAATTGCCATCATGATTACTTTCACCTATACAGAGATAATTAAACTCATCACTTCTTACATTAGCTTTAAGAGCTTTGAAGAACTCCATCATACACTCTATATAAGTCTCGCTAATTTCTTTATCATCCATTACCTCAGGAAGTTGATGTCCACCTCTAGTAGTTTCTTTATTATAACCATCAATAGAATCGCCAAGATTAACTACATAAACTGCTCCATAAGACTGTCCAGCAAATGTCCGTACAATCTTAGTTAATCTAGCTTTAATCTCCTCTTTATCATAATTAGGAAGAGTTACGAAACTACTATACTTAGCATTATAAGCTCCAATATGTAAATCAGACAACCATATAATTAATACTGGATATGTTGGATTACTGCTATTAATGTTAACTGGAAGCTCTTTATAGTCTTTATTAGTTTCTTTAATTAATTGAATTAGTTTTTCCTCACTAATAGAACTTTTCATTTGTTCTTTAGTGAGTTTAATAACTAGTTGTTTGAGGTCTCTTACCTCATTCTTTTCTACAGCTTTTAAGAAGTCATTCTCCTTCTCTCTAAGTTGCATTTCCTGAAGTTCTTCTGGTGTATGCTCTTCAATTACATGAGGAGCAAATGGACTAGAAGCTTTAGTTATATTAAAAGCCCGTAAAATTCTCTTAAAATCAACTAAAGAATAATCAGGAAAATGTCTACTTACTTGTCGCTGTGTGAGACTAGAACCATAATAAGAATAAAGTCTATAGATAAGATTCATTTCATCTCTAGTTAAGGCTCCTATCACAGGAGTCTTATCACGACGGAATACTTTAAATCTATAACTAACTATTGTGCCATCCTCATTACGAATCTGTTCAGTCTCCGCTCTTTCATCAGTATCAATATGCTCTACAGAATTACCTGTAGGCTTTTTTACAGAATCATATAGAGAAATAATATCTTCATCTTTACCAATACTACGAGTATATTTAATAGTATTCATTAAAGTACTATAATTATAGTTCTTTGCAATACAAGCTGCTTTTACACTACAATTATTCTCTTTAGCATAGTTCAATACTTTCTCAATACGATTTCTGGTTTCCTTTTTCATTGTTAAATGTTTAAATAAGCTATTAAGCCGTTAAAAATATAATCTATTTATAAACATCTAATTATTACTGAATCTATATTATATTTTATTATTTAGCTAATTCCAAATATTTCTTTACTTAATACCTAAAATGTCTTTAACTAAATAAATCTTCTCAAATTTATTAACTATATCTCTACCCTTATCATGAGTAATAATATCTGTAAATGCCTGATAAGCATCGAACATACAAATATCCTCATTATTAGGTACAAAATAGTCAGACTTCTCGTCAATTACTAATTTTTTATAAGCATCAATAGCTGTAGATTCTGCCAACTTTACAGTACCAAATCCCGAATTAAATTTGCTACTAATACAATTATCTACCCAATGTCCCAAATTGTCATAGAGTTCATTTCTCTTAATATATGTATTAGCTAAATTCTCTAACATCACCTTTGTATTATCAGTCATTTCCATAACTTGATTTACAAAGGTATATTCCATAGCTGTTTCTGGCTCTAATTCCCTAACTTGCAGCATATTTGGAGAGAATACACACATATTTAAACAAGCACTACGTACTGCATTTTGAAATATCTTATACACTGGTTTACGAGTATCTAAAGCATACAGAAGACTAACTGACTGAGTATGACCTTCATAAGTATATTCTCCTGGAAGTTGTGCTTCTACCCACACCCTATTATATACAATATTTTCAAAATTAACTTCACCATCATTAGTTAGACTAATCTGATCTGCAGGCTTAACCTGAATTTCAAACTTATCTGTAAACTTAGACATCCTGTCTATAAATGGCATTACATATTGCTTAGTTGTAAAATACTCCTTTTCTTTAATTCTAGTGGCTTTTCCTGAATAAAGTTGCTCTAAAGTTACTTGCATTTAATTTAATTACTTAATTATTTAAAGTAATCTAGCTATTAATGTATCTAAAGAAAAAAAGGTGACTATCCTCACGGACAATCACCTTACTTAATTCTAACAATAATGTTAGTTACCCAATATATGATTATGCATTTTCAATACCAAAAGCAATGTATGAACCTGGCTTAGTATTCTTAGAAGGAGTATACTTAGCTGTAGCTATAACTGCATTACCCTCTACTACATCCTTTGTCTTTACCAACTTAGCATCGCCTCTAAATGCGCCACTCTTATAGAGTTCCTTGATTGCATTCTTAGCATCTGCCTTATTAGTATCAACCTGACACACTGTCTTACCTTCAGCGTCAATCCACTTGTACATTGACTTAAACTTTCTCTTACCCTCGCTCTTTACATCTTCAATCTTATATGGACGCTCACGAGTGTCACCAATAGCAGCCTCCACTACAATAATGTAACCAGCACCTGGGCAGCTCTTACCTTTCTTCTCCAAATAATCCAACTTAAATGCCTTGTCATCACGCTCTGTCCAAACACCCTGATGCTTAGCCTTTGCGTTCTTGTAAGCCTGAGTTGCATCACCATTAATATGGAAATACTGCTCTTCAATGTTTGCGATTGCTACATCCTTAGACTCTGCTGATACTGCTACACTCTTAAAATTCAAAACCTTTGTACTCATAATTATTAAATCCTTATTAAACATTAATCATTTTCATATCATCTACGAAATACTTATCTAAAACCAGTTTTCTTGACTGATGTAAACAACAATAATCCATTTAGGAAATTATCCAAGGATTATAGTGTTAATTAATGTTAATCTAAATAATTGTACAAATTTTTGATAAAATATTATCAAAATGGTACATAAGAATCTAATAATTTTTTAAGCTGTTTTGGCATATTTTTGAGGGACACTCCATAGTCCGGAAAGTCTTTAACTCCGTACATAAAGTCCTCACAAATAGCACCAAGTGATTTCAGAAAGGTTTCCTTTTCTTCTTTTCCGAAATCTTTCCCTACTTTCAATAAAACATCATAACAAGTGATTTCTTTGTCTTTTTTCCTGAGTTCATTAGTTATATAACAAGTTAAGGCTATTACAGCTAATTTATCACCCAAGTTACTATTTAAAAAATGAACACTAAAGAATTTTTTATATATTGCTAGAGTTTTATTAAAGTCTAAATCTTTAAGTTCCATTAAAGAGAATATCCTTTATAGCAAATTAGATATGCTACATGACGTAACAAAGTTCCCAATTCATACATACCTTCCTGTATTTCTTTATTGGTTACAGGTCTAACTTTAGTATAGTATTGTGGAATGGTAGATACTACTAAATAATTAGCCTTTATTGAAGGTTTTGATATATTGTACTCCTTTGCTACATACAAATTTAACAGATATAAATATTCAGCTAATTCTCTACTATAGTGATACCTATTAATATTATCATCGATAGCAGACACTACTTTACTAATAGTCTTAACATCATTTACAGTAATAATGTCTTGCTCTGTATCAATAGTAAAATTATCCAGTTTAGCTTTTAAATGTAGTATGGTTTTCTTACCATTAGCACATTCAGCTTCTATATCTAGTAGAAATGCTTGTTCATTCATAGAAAGAGGAGGGTCTAAGAGTCCTGAAGGATTAAGTAACTCTTGAATTTGTGGATTCTTAGTTAATGCTTCTACACAATTATATACAGTATCACGACTCTTATCATCTAAATAGATAAGTTCTTTAGTATTATTTAATTGCGCATTCTTTCTAGCTTTCCAATATGGAATACATTGCTCATTTACCCTTTTAATGATATCTGGAGTAAGCTTATTTTTATAGTAATTAACCTTACTTGAAGCTTCTTCAATATCAGAAGTTCTAATGGGATGTTGCAACCATACTGGATAAAGTTCATCTGCCATAGCTCCCAATTTAGCAGTAGGTTTACCTAGAGCAGGAGCAAGTTCAAACTGGTCACCTTGCAAAGAGAGACAATGAACTGCGGAACCTATAACTAAACTAGAAACAAACCCTTCGTCTTTGAACCCAGCAAAGAAGGCATCTGTTGAACCTCCTTGAAATGGATTAAGTAATCCTAATCTTGAATTACTTATGTAACTTCCATACTTAGAAGAGAAATACTCTGCATCATCAATTTTAACTAATTTAAGAGTGTCAATTAATGGAGTAAGTTTAACTATGTCTCTTAATTTTGCCATCCTAAGACATTTAACTCATTCATATATGCATCTAGGATTTCTTCATAATCTAAATTGTAAATGCGAAATTCACACTCCACATTTTGATTGTGTAGTCTATCAATAAGAAGGGCAGGTAACCCACTCTGTATAGCTTTAGTTACATTAAATAAACTATCATCTATAAGAACATCACACCTTCCCTTTATTTTATCAGCTTTATTACCATTTTGATTATAAGTCTGATAAATAGGTTTTATTGGTAAACCATTTTTAATTAAAGAATTACGAGTGTAACTCTTTTGATTTATACGCTTAGTTGAATAAATATGAGGTTCAAAATTAGGACGCTCTAGTAACTCTAGATTTTCCCAAAATTCTCTGTCATATTGTAACTTACGTACATTTCTGGTAATTATATGTTGCACCAAATTACGTTCACCAGGGAAACGTTTTTGATAAGCTTCAAACCACTTTAAAATGGTATCATCTATATCTAGTGCAATACGTAGGTTATTCATATTCTTCAATTTCATGAATGCTTCCCAAGAAAATATCGTGATTATCATATATCAACTGCATAAACTCTTCATAATCAGTACACTCTGCTAAAGCATCTGAATCAAATTCTTCTGCATAATGTTTAATTACTTTGTCTACACAGTCTTCATAACTATTTGCAGTAATTTTGAGAATATCACACTCTCCTGGGTCACTCCAAGGAATCAAATAAGTATTCATTTTAATTTACTAATTAGTTGGTAAAAGTAATCTATCGGTATAACGGCAACTGTACCAGGACTTTGCTCTCCATCTTTGCCTGCCTTCTTCCAACACATTACAAAAGGCTTGTCCTTTAAACTACAGGCATCTCTAATTGTAAAATAATTAGGCATGTTCTGAGTATATTTAGCTTGTATATAACAAGGAACTTCCTCATCACAAATATCCACTTTGTTGGCGTCTAAAGTTTTATCTTTGTTACGGCTAGTCATGCAATTAGGATATCCAATTTCCCTTAATTTATGTACAATATCAAGTTCAAAGCTAGATCCCTTTTTCTTACTCTTTTTAGCAGTAAGACTCCTCCTAACAGCAGGATCTGCCCATTGAAATGTCATTCCATCTTTAGATTTAGCTCCAGAGCCAGGTTTATTAGCTCTAGACTTAATTGAATTAACTGTCAATTTAGTTACTTCGGAAGCTTCTTCTATTGTTTGGAATGTTTGTGTGTCACCATTCTTATATTTTACTGTTACACTAGTATTTAGCTATGTCTTTCCCATTCTTTTATATATTTAATAGATTCTTTAATAAATTTAATAGTTCCCTTTCTTCCATACTTCTTATAGAAATCACTAATATCCTTAGCCCCATACCTTCTAGGTATAATACAAGGAATTAAGAAATCATATTTCCTACGCAGTACATTAGTATAATGTATTCCTGTAAGATCTGAATCAAATAAAAGTACTATTTTATCAAATCTCTGCCTTAAATCTTCTAAGATAGTATTAGAAATAAATTGAGTTTCACTTTGTGGAGCACATGCGGGTATTCCCATACCATATAAGCAAGCACAATCTTTTAAACTCTTAGTTATTACTAATAACTTACCATTTTTGGGTAATTGTCTATAACCTTGAATAGTTTTAGTAGATATATTACCTATAAATCTGTAATCAGACCTTTTCGGATAATATATTTTCCACTGTTCTACATGTTCTTTCTTTCCAAAATAATATCCATAACTAGGGCATTTTGGGGTAGACTGACTAACTATAGAACCATTTAAAAAGACTGTTCTGCAACTAAATATTCTATACTTATTTAATATAGACTTAGTTATACCATACTGATTCCACCATTTTAGTTCCTCTTCAGAAAATTCTTGTGCCTCTATTTGAATGAAAGTTTGTTTGCCTCCTTTAAATTCAGCTTGCTTAACTACAGGTTTAGATATAAGAGATTCTCCCTTAATAAATCCAAAGTCTTTAGCTATAATTCTCAAAGCCTCATGGTAGTTACAATTAAACTTTTTCATTACAACATTTTCAAAGGCAAAGCATTCCCCAGTAGCAAAATCTTTAAAGTAAAGTCTGCCAGATTTACCTCTAAAAAATCCACAAGTTTTATGATGGTCAGAACGTAGAGGAGACACATACAAGCCTTTATCTACAGGTATTCCTAGATAATAACTCATATATGTCTCCTCATTATTTTCACTTAGAAGAAACTCCCTAGTAACTTTAGGTTCAAAACTAAAGTCCATAGAGAATTATTTAATTAAAGCAAGCTATCGAGATCCAAATCATCCTTAGGAGCTTCATCTACTCCTGCTGTATCTGCGACAGCTTTATCTGGGTCAGTAGGAGTTGACTTCAAATACTCATCACGCTTACCTACCTCATAATCAGACCAGAAAAGCTTTGGACCAATATAATTGTCACAAATAAATGCTTCTCCCTCCTTATTCAAAGCCAAGATACGTGGAATCTGAGCAACTACCTTACCGTCACGATTCTTACCTGTCAATTTAATTTTAATATCTGTATCAATAGCTGGTGTAGTTACTTTAATGAAAGTCTTTGCAACATCATCAAAGCTTTTAAATTTAACACTCAGCTTTTGCATCTGTTCAAAACCTTTAGGGTTAAGAACCTGTGCAGTTTGTTTTACTATTGCCATAGTGGTTTCAAATGAGGAAGCCATCTGAACTTTACCACCATTAGCACCCTCAAATTCTGGTCGTACATCATCACCATCTTTAGGGAAGAACAAATCTACACTAAAGTAGCCATCCTCATTTTCATATTTAATGGAGAGCAACTTATAATGAGCATTAGGGTCTTTCTTACCGTTAAACTCACGAATTTCAGCTCCCTTAAACTTTACATCATAGATTTCCCATGGTGCGAGTGGACGACGACTGTTACGAACTGCAGAATCAGATGAAATAGCAAAATTAAATGACATATATTATATAATTTTCAAAATTTAAGTAATCATAATCTAATAAATTAATTGTTATCTAATATATTTAATTAACTCTATTTATTAGAGAGTATAACTCAGACCAGATAGGTCTGTAGATTCCTCTTCTATAGTATCCAAGTTAGTTATATCAAGCTCGTCCTCAATATTAACTAACTCTTTTGGAACCTCTTGTTCTTCAGGCATTTTGTCTCCTACAAGCCAATAAATACCCTCATCTTCAGTTGGTTCCATTTTAAAGGTAGTACCATATCCTGCTAACTTCTTATTATTAGCACCTCCATATCGTACAGTATTCTTACCTGAAAGTAAATTACCTCCCCTAGATTTAAAAGCAGCATCTGTTCCAATCTTTGGAAGCAGCTGTTTGCCTTTCTTGTCATACTTGATGTCTATACGACAGTCTTCACAGACTTGTAATAAATCAACTGCTCCTTGGGTAAGCGTTAATTTAGTAGAATCAAGTGTTACAATAGGCTCAGGGTTTTCGTCTTTCTTAGTAGAACTCTTTCTAGAGGTAGAAGTTTTCTTAGCAGTGTCTACCTTAATCTCATCTTTACCAATAAAAGTGATTTCTCCTGTTGCCTCATCAACAGAATAGTGCATTACAATATCCAGCTTCATATATTCAATAATTAGTTAGTTAAATAGTCTTAATCTTCGTTTTCAAATGCATTGATAGTATCTATAACTAGTTTCATATCAGGCTCAATATATTTTTCATCGAAACAGCCTGCCACACTTCTACAAGTATCATTACCATCTGTTCTAGTCTTAAAACGATAATGTACTTCCCCATCTACATCATCCACATAACGCTCAGAATAAATAATATATGAGAACAAACCATCAAGATTTATCTGATTTATCAACATTTTGCCCGTGGTCCACAATCTATACTGTGGATCTAGTTCAGTACCAAAATTCTCTATATGAGAAATAACTACAATGGTTAAATCATCTCTAAGAAGTTGACACTCTGCTAACAAATCATAGTAATTCTTCGCCATAGTTACGAATTTATCATAGCCCTTGATACTAGCGTTCTCAAAAGTCTCATTTGAGAGTAAATAATTCAAATCATCAAGAACTATTACCTTTATATCTTGCCTAGAATCAGAAATCATATGTAATACATTCTCAATTTTAGTATAATTATTCTGAATATACCAATTGCCAATAAGCTTCTTATCCTTGATAGCCACTTTAGGATACTTCTTGCGAAATCCTGGAATTTGAAGTTGTTTATTAGTACAGCTTATAATGAATGTAGACTCTGGGTCAAGAGTACGGAGACTAGTTGATTTTCCGGAATTTGAAAGGCCTGCTAAACACACTAAATTCGACATATTTTTATAATATAAATGAAAGATTTGAATTATTATCTATTTCTTTTGGCTCATCTATATTATTAAGTTCAACATTTAATTGCTGAACACCATCTTCTAATAAATAATTAGGACTAGTATATTTCTCCCAGTCAAATATATTCTCAGGTTTAGGTAAATCTGCATAATGACTACAATCACCATAAAAACCAGTAGGAATCATTAAGTCAGAAGAACCAAATCTACTCTTTAAGATAAATACACCAATAAAACACTGCTCCAGTATCTTGATATTATATTTCTTATAAGTAGATAATTTATATTTATGTGGACTAAATAAACCTATAGCTACTTGTGAATCCTCAAGTAATGATCCACTGTCTTTATAGTCTTCCATAGATGGGTCTTGTAGACCTTGTTTCATTCTCTCTTGACTATTAGCATTTCTATTAAACTGAGAAATCATTATAGGAGATACAATTTTAGTATTATTTCTGATTTGAACAGAATCTCTAGAAATTGCATCAATTTCATCTTTCTTAGTTCGACCGCCACTTGCCTTTACCAAGGTCATATGGTCAATCATAATACCAAGGAACATGTTAGGATTATTTGGAATGTATTTGCCATTCTCAAATTTACCCCATTTCAATAATTCCTCATTTACTTCCTTTAAATAGACTGCCTCTGTAAGACTACCCTCATAAAAAGATAATCTTTCATCAAGAATTCTAATAAAGTCAGCACTCTTAGTTAGGAGTTCATATTCTTCATCAGATAATACACAGTCCTTTCCTCTAGAGAATATCTGCTTAAATCGCAGTTCAACTCCATAATTGTCAAATATGTACATACTAACTAATTTAGCATATACTTGACTACGAGTCATCTCTAGTGAGAATAATAACCATCTAGGATCACGCTCTGGACTATCCCCATTTAAATAATGCATTAATGGTTGATATACATAAGTCCAGAGCACCCAGGTAGATTTACCACTGCCTGAAGCACCTCCTATTAAATAAGAGGTACCTGGAAGAACTCCGTCAGTATATAAATCTAACTTAGGTGAACCTGTACTAAGTCCTATATTGTGTCCTTCTCTTCCTTCTTTAACTAATTGAAAGAACTCCTCTAAACCACTAATTTTCTCTGCCATAATATTTAATTACACAACCTTAATGGCATCAAAATTAGTATTAGCTAAATCTCCATTACGAAGAGCTTCTAATTCATCCCATCTATGATCTATTACAAAGTTACACAGACTTACACAGAGAATATTATTCTCTCGAGCCCATTTAACTAATTCAATAATATGGTCATGAGTTTCCTGTTTCCACCTAATAGTCTTTCCATAGAAACGATAAAAGTCTTCTAGACTATCAAACTTCTTAGAAACACTACGTATACCAACTGGATTCCCATTGATAAAACCGAATTGAGGATATTCTTCAAATAGTTCTTTACCTAATTCAAAAGAACACTTATAAAAGTCTTTTACAAGATTTCTATTAATAGGAATACTAAATAAATCTAATCGCTCACCTTTCTTAGGCAACTTATAAGACTTTAATATTACTCCTACTTCTTGTAATCTAATTAATTGTTCCAATAGGCTTCCCTTTGCCTCTGATTGAAAATAAAGCTGGACAAGTTCTGCATCGTCACCCTCTTGAGCGATGAGAATAATTTCTAGCAACAATAATTGATTTGCATCAATTTTATATTTTTCACAAAATACGAGTTGCTGTTTAAGTTCTAAATTCTTCACGTATAATTAACATATTTAGCTAGTTAACACTAGACTTGTAATACTTGTTATAGCTTTAGAGTCTAGTTACGTGAATATTATAGACTTATCTATTCAGCGGTTTCTTCAGCCACTGGATTCATTTCGAAGTCAGGTTCAAAAACAACCTCATGTGCATATTCCAAATCCTCTATTTTCTTTTGCAATTTTGAAATTTGCTTCTTCAAGGACTTATTTTCACGTAAAAGAGCACTCTTCATTGAATTGTACTCTTTCTTTGTATAATACATTTCCATTTCTAATGTCTTAAAACCTAAATGTAAAATTCTTAATCTTTCTTTTATAAAGCTCGTATGGTTCGCCTTTAAGAACATGCATTAAATTCTCTACATCAATAATTTCAATCTGAGAATCCTTCTTGGCATTTTGCATCCATTTAGTTTCTACAGTATCATTAATTACTAATGTAAAAAATTCAGCATCTAGTTTACCCTTTGCTAATCGTACTACTCTTCCGAGAGACTGTACAGCTTTAGTTTTACTACTATCTATGCCAGTTTGTATACCTACTGATAAATCAGGTACATTTAAGCCTTCAATTGCCATCTTACAGCTGTTTAATACTCCGCTTGGCATTTTAGAAAACTCTTCTAGTGTTATTCTATTCTTCTTTTTACCTTCTTTACCAGTATAAACATATCCCTCTTTATATGCTTCAGCCATAGCGGTATTAGCATTAAAAGTAACAATCTTCTTATCACTTCTGTACTTAATTATCTCTTTAGCTATTCTTATTTTTTCAGGATGATTTTGTACAAACTTCTTTCTAGACTGCATAGTTTTCATAAAACCCATAGCATGAAATGTGACAGATTTTAAATAGTCCTTTTGCATAGCATAATCATCAGGATAGGTATCCTTACAATATTGCCATCTATTAGTAAAACCATTTTTACCTGTCATAGACATAATCTTGTTGAAGTCCCATTGAAAGAATTCAAAGTGTTCATTAAATTCTTTATTATATTTCTGATAAACATCAATATCAGGAACATCAATGACAACTACATAGTCTTTATATTTAGCTACCCACCCATTAAAGAGAGCATCCTCCATAGTTATAGTGTCTACAACTGGAGCATATTTAGCTAAAATTTCATGTCTTCCATCCAGTCTTTCAAAAGTAGCAGTTAAACCAAGTATCAATTTAAACTTAGTATTTGTAAGAACATTACTAAGAACTTCACTATTGATTTTATGGGCTTCATCAATAATTAGTAAATCACAAGACCATTCCTTTTTAGATGCTCCCATCATTACTCTTACATCAGTATTAAATCCTAAACCTCTCTCATCAAGTTCTTTAGACCATTGTTCTCTTAAATTATCAAAAGGTACTACTACTAGTACTGACATTGCAGGATATTTTGATCGTAATTTAGTTATTGCATTTAAAGCCACTCTAGTCTTCGATTTTGTTATCAGTAGGCTTTTTATCCCACTTTCTTACTATTACTAGTAAGTCCCGCATAGATTTTTACCCACTTATTTCAGTTGGGGTATCGAACACTCGTGGAGAAATTATATTCTAACAAAAATAGTCTAGCTATTAACTAGACTATTCATTAGGTTCATTCTCTATGCTGTACGGTGTAGAAGATTCTTTAGTTTCTTCTATTACCTCGGTATTACCCTCTATAGGGCTTCCACCGATTTTGCTCGATAATAATTCCAAAGATTCCTCAATTGGAACGGCTTCTCCTGTTAAAGGAATATATTCTTTACTTCTATATATTTTTACGTTAGCTTTTGTTGGTAAATATGGATTATCTTTTGTTGCTTCTTTATTTTTACGAATCATACTGTCGCTAATGCCTATAGCATTTGCACATAACTTAGTATTTCTGAAATACTCTATATGACCATCTAAATATTCAACTATTAAATATCCTCCTCCTTTAAATTGAAGATTTTTATATATAGCGTTCTTTAAATCAATTACATTATCAAATTAAAGAAATTATGAGCCTCTAACAGCCTTAATGAAACCAAAACCAGTGCATCCTACAATAGTCCCATGTCCTTTAGCTTTAATCCAAGCTTTAAGTGCTTGAGCCTGCCTTTCATCCCGAGAAACAGGCTCAAATAAATCGTGCATTACTGGCACTTATGACAATATTTTCACTAGTATGCTAACTTATTACAAGTCAGCACGTGTTACATCCCAACCTTTATCTACAGCAACTTTATTAATTTCATCAATCTTAGTAAGCCATTGCTTAGCCTGCTCTTCACACTGAATCTGAAAACGATACAGAATTTTATTAGAAAGTAACTTAAGCTGCTCACTAGTTAAGTTAGAATATTTATCTCTCTGCAGCATATAGATTGCCTTAAACTCAGTATAAGACAAACCAGTGTCACAAATACGTAAATACTGATTAGGTCTCAAACTAATCCTAAGTTCTTCCTTAACTACATCAAGACGATTTCTAGCCTTACCAGTCTCAGGGTCTTTACGATACAAATCCTTTTGCATCTCACGTGGAGTAAACCACAGACCCATTTTAAGAATAAAGTTAAGTGTGATATGGCTATTGTCAAAAATTCCCAAAAGGTCAAGACAAGCATCCATTACCAATTTAACAGGTACCTGCTGATAATCGATAGGAAGACCATCCATTACCTTACTAATAGGGAATGATTTAATAGCCTCTGGGGTTAGTGTATCTTTATTGTTACTAATTAACTTTCGTAAATCTTCTAAACATCTTGTGTTAGAATACTGCTTCTCAGACATGAGCCATCTTACAAGAAGTTCTGCTCTACAACGACTAATTTGATCCTGTACAATCTCAAGTAAGGTAACTCTTCCTGGATTTTTAGAATCCTCATTATAAAGCATTTGCTGACAATGACGATACCACTGCTTAAGCTGATCAAAGGAAGCATCAATCATTAAGATTTCTTGCTGCTCTCCATTAACCTTTGGACCTTTCCATACATAAGTAGTAATATCACTTGCCTTTTTACTCATAGCTGCCTGAAGCTTATCTCCTAATACTGTCATATAATTAAATTCAAATAATGTTTCATAGTAATCTAATAATTAATAATCTACAATATAAATTTAATCTAAAATAATTTCACTTATATCAACTTTAGGTTTATCCTCAATAAACTTGAGGAATATGACATTAGTATATTTATAAGGTATTAGGTTCTGACCATCAAACCATGTATCTTTTCCTCCTTCTACATATCTTATATTTAAATATCCAATTTCATCAATTTCGATACTTTTCTGCTCCCAATTAGGAAATCGGACACACATTATATATCTAAAATCTTCATCCTTAGGATTTAAATCTTCAAATACATAATTAGTATATCCCATTCCATCTATTTGTTCCGCAACTAGCTTAGCATGAATTGTTATTTGCTCCATTAATGAAACACATTCATATCATCAAAGTGCTTACATCCATATTTAGCAAAATCACTATATAACTTATCCATATTAGCTATACATGGATATTTTAAACATCTTTTACAACTTCTTTCCGGATGTTTATAGGTTAATCCATTTGGATCTTTATAGTTTACTTTACCAATAGGCATGCAAGAATGATATTTAATATTATACTAATCTTAGTTACAACTTTATATTTTTTGCGTGAACTTTGTAATTGTGTTATTTTAATACTATCCTTTTTAATAATAGTATTATATTTCTTTTCATTAATTCTTCTTATAGAATCAGTATGTAACCAAGATTTATTTATCTTTTCTAGTGTTTCAATCTTCTTATTTAATAATGGAACTTCTTTTGTATATTTCTCATGCTCTAGAAATATAAGATTAGTTGTTTTCAGTTGTTCCGGAGTTATTGTAATGGTTGATGTAGTTTGTGAAAAACTGTATGTCGGCAGAAGTATCATTAGACATAATAATAGCTTTCTTATCTTCATACGTCTCTCTTATTTTTACTATTTTAATTGTTAAGGAATCCTTAGTGTGATTTAGAGTATCCCTAACTAAAGAATCTCTAATTATTTCTTTATTAGAAGGGATACTCTGTATATTATTATTTAATTGTTCTATACGTGCAATTATAAATATGATTCCTACAATTATAAATAGTTTAATCAACCAGGCTAGAACCGTTCTCAACTGCATCTACTAGGGTCTTTGTTTTATCAATAACTCCCTGCACATCTACCCCTCTGGACATTAAAGTTAATACTGCTTGTTCTGCAGGAGAAGCATTCTGAATGTACTCTTTCTCTTTCTGAATCTGCTCATATTTAGCCTTGTTAGCATTATAACCCTTAATGACTATCTCAGGATTCTTAATAAAGTGATTAATTTTCTCTGTCAGGAGTGTATCAATACACTCTTTAGTAATTACACCGCCTTTACAAACAAACCAACAAGGATCTCCTGCAAGAGCCTTCTTATAAGCTTGTTCTTTACCAAAAGTGAGATTGAACTCATCTTCCGGATTATATACTGCAATGCCGATAGATATGGCTCGTACAATCTCGAAAGAATCCTCAACACCTGGAATATTCCAAGTTGCAGTAAGACCCTCCTTTACTGGCATACTTACAGCACAAGCAACTATCAATCTTTCAACACCCTTAAAATCAATAAACTGACCAAGCTTATAACTAGCAATTTCCTTCTTCATTTTCATTTACTATTAATTAGTGTATAACCCTCTTTAATTAAGTAAGATTCTGGAGCAAATTCCAGAGTTAAAAATCTAATAAAATACTCATCTGCTTTTTTCTTTCTATTTATAAAGTCTTTCTTTTTAAGTTTCAAAGGTTTATTGGTGCTATATTGCTTTTCTTCAAATAAAGAAATCCCACCTTTAAATACCTTATAGATAGAATCTTCATAAATAAAAGAACTATGTGTTTGAACTATTTGACCGTCCTTCTCGTAAATCGCTACTGAAATTGTCATATATTAAATTAATTATATACTTAATAAACTTATTTTTAGCAATTTCGTAAAAAGAGTTCCAAACATTATTGGTATAGAAGTTGTATATATCTTGTGAAGTAATATTATTATAATGAAAATATTCTTCCTCACTATATGTGCCTACATTTATCCTATACGTATCTTTAATAGGTTTAGCCTCCAGACATATATGATATACTGAATCATCTAAATCTTCAAAATCATCAGGATAACCATCATCTTCATAACGAGGTTCTGAAACTAATACTTCAAATGGAATATCTTCTCTTTCAAGTATTTCTGCTATTACATAGGCTACATAACAACAACCACCATAGTTTGTATGATATATTGTATTTAAACAATCACACAAACTATTTATTTTATTAAATAGGTCCGAATAATTATCTTCCGACTTCTTTATAGATCTCCTCTTGAATTTGCTTGAAAACATTTAAATATTCTTTCAAGGTCGTAATCTCATCTTTTCCATATTTGCTATTAATAGCATATCTAATTATTCTACCAATAGCAGAATCTAAAGGCATACCATAGCCCTCTAATTGAAATTCTTCTCTAGGATTAGTTTTACTATTCACTTTTCTAAGCAAATATAAATCCCATAGTGGAGAAGTATCATTTATTGGTTCAATTCGATAAAAATTACCTTGAATTATCATTTAAATATCGCGATTAAGCATTTTAAAGAATTTAGAAACTGGATTAGAACCTGCAAGGCTCAGCCCATCATGACACCAAATAGTTAATAATACGCCAAATACTATTACTTCTATGATGTTAAGTACAGGAACAAATAACAGTAATAATGCTATTATAAATGCATAAAGAGGTATGCCTATCTTAGGCTTTAAATCTATGACAAGCATAAATTCAATAGCTGCCACAACTAAACAGAATATAAATAAACCAAACATAACAAATTATTTATCAAGTCCTACTAATGTTGATGAGTTACCTGTAACCTTAGGAAGGTTGCTAAATGGTGATTCTTTCTGAATTTTCTTCATATAATGGAAAAATTTTTAAACGTTCTCTATCTGCAATTATTTTAGCTTCTTCTAAAGTATCCAAAAGAAATACCTTTAATTCGTACTCTGTATTTACCATTTTCAATAGTAACATTTCTTATTCCAGTTTTGCTTTTATCAACGGAGGTATTAGTAGCATTATCTTTCTTAGATAACTCCCTTAAATTACTTTTTCTGTTATCTAGAGTATTATGATTAATTACATTATTTTCATCCGTTTTAGACATAATCATATTATGCATCCAATATTGTTTTCTAACACCTTCTTTTTGTATCTTAGTACGAACCCCGTCTACATGCCCTTTACGATTATTTGTAATGTGCCATGTTCCTTTTATGCTAGATACTTTTTGGAAGTCTTCCTTATCTACATAACATTCTAATTGATTATCCTTATAATTTATGTAGATTATATAATAATCCTATTCTTCTTTATATTTATTTTTCATTATTTTAAATCATTTAGTCCAATAAGTACAGAACTCCCTGCACCCACTACTTTTGGAGATTCTCCAGACCATTTCTCGATCCACTGCTTCTTAACAAGCAATGGTGTAAGAGAAGCATTTACAATGGCCTCTGCTACTACAATCTTCTTCTTTGCTTCTGCCTCAGCTACTTGTACTTCATTAGCTGCTTTCTGTGCTAACTGAATAGCTCTGTTCTTAGCATCTACAGCTTCTACAATAGTCTTAGGATATTGCAAACCACTAGTAAACTGGTCAAGTACAAATCCTTCCTTGTCAAGAAGTTTAGAAAGACGCTTCTCAATTGCCTGTTCTACAGCTTCACGATTTGACACAATCTGGTCTGTAGTAAATTTATTAATCTCAATACGACAAGCATCCTTTACATACTTAAATACAGGACCATTAATCACGTCAGTTAATTCTTTTCGATACTTACGAAATACCTTTGGAGCAGCACCATCCTTAACTTTAAGATTTACATTTGGATCAACTTTAAATTCAGAACCATCCTTAGCATTAATTGTAAATGGCTCATAGTCTGTACATAGGTAGGATACTCATATACTTCCTGAGTAGCCGGATTATAGAACACTCGTCCAGTCACCATAGATACATCATCTACACCTCTTTCAGAGCCATAGAGATTAACTAAGATACCTTCACAACCCAGCATCGATACGTTCACAACTAGTGAAACTTAATGACAACATTAAAGCACTCGCAAATAAAAAGACTTTTCTCATTTAAATAAACTTTTTAATTTATCAACACTTTCAACAACTAAGGTAACTACTAACACAGCCATAATTGCTAATATTAACATACCCATAATGCAACAAAATGTACTCTTACTGCTAATTAAGTAAGTACACATACTTATTAAATACATCATAGCTATAAAGCCAATGACATATTTAATAACTTTAAAAACCAATTTATACTTTCTCAAGAATTTTGGGGTTTCCATAAAATATAATGTTTTCTTTCGGTAAACCAATTATACCAAATAATTATCTTATCTTGTTGTATGTCTATATAAGGATTTAATAATATAAGACATACTAAAATAATAATTAAGATAATCATCGTGTTTTTACTGAACCTGGTTTAGTTGTTGCTTTCTGTACTGAAGCTGGTAATTTTGACCACCAATTCTGCTTCATCTGTAACCACTCACGCTTATGCTTTGCTTTCATTTTCAAATTAATTAGAATATTTAATTGTAATCTAACTAATCTGCAAAATGACTAGCTTCCACAGCCAATCTATCTGCTAGATTATTATATTCATCTATGTTATGTCCCTTTGTCCATTCAAATTTTATATCTGAACAAAACTCTTTAGCTTTATTATGTACTTTATCAAATAGCTGCCAATAATTCTGGTTCTTCTTGCGTTTCCATCCCTTATTTATACATCCTAAAACGTATTGTGAATCAGATACTACAGTAATGGAATCAAAGTTTGTACTAATGGCATGCAGAGCATAAATAACAGCCATTATTTCCATTTTATTATTAGTTACATTTTTGAAGTGTTTATTAAATTGATAAATTACTTCGTTATCTTTAATAAATACAACTCCAACACCTCCATTACCTGTAGACACTTGACAAGCTCCATCTGTATATATGGTTAATAATTTCCCCATGATTCTACTACGAAGTCAAGAGTTAAATTACCATATAAATAAGTTACTTTAAATGGACTTGAGGCTATACCCTGATAATTACTTTTAGGGTTTTTATGTACTTCTTTAATTACATCATCAAGTAATCTTTCTGCACAACAATATAAATCGTAAACACTGGGTACTCTGAGTTCATACTCTGTAAGTATTTTCCAAGGTTCATATCCAATAATTTCTGGTTTGTCCTCTTCTTCATTCTTATAGATAGGCAAACATGGAGAAGCCATAATCATAGCTACTTGCTCAAAACGAAAATTACTCAGAATATCCATTTTTTGATCCTCTAAGCTACCTCTGTAGGCATCTTCCGAATTAATTACTTTTGGTTTTAACATAAATAAATAAAAAGAGCTACCCCTTTCAGAGTAGCTTAATCAGGACACACCATAGAAAACGATGTGCTATCTACAGAATTTACAGTATCAACTTTAGCAGAATCTACTGTATCACAAGTATCGACAGATGTAGAATCTACACTGTCTGTTGTCCTAGAACAACTATTACCACAACTTGAACAGAGGGCAATGATTGCGAAAGCAAAAATAAATAATTTCTTCATAATTAAATAAATTAAATAAATAATAAAGGGTGGAGAGTTTCTCCACCCCTCGATTGTAGGAAATCAACCTCCCGATTTCTCATCTTGAAAAGTATAGGAATTAAAAGTCACTATAATCTTAATTATAGAAGCACCTACAGTTTAAAGAAACATAGGACAAACTAAAGAATATCATAAGGATTAGCAGCACAGACTTAGAATGTGTCTTAGCTTTAGACTCGTTCCCACGACTTAGACTTAGACTTAGTAACACCACATAATGCTTTTAACCCGATTATGTTTTAGGTGATACTTAAAAATAAAAATATGTGTGGAAACGACCATTAAATATACCTAATATGTGGTATTGCGACAATCCCGCAATAAATTATATTATTTTCCTGTAATATGTTTAATGCTAATCCTTAATCTATTCTTATTAATTACTCAGCGAGTAAAGCCTTAATAGACTTATATGTTTCCATCAAAGAATCCGGAACATTAATTTTAAGTTTACTAATCTTTTCTTTCTCAGTAATTATATATTGATTGAATCTTGACTGCAAATCTTCAATTTTGTCAAGCCAATCATTATATTCTTTAGAATAAGCAGTTCTAGCCTTCTGATACTCTTGCTCATTAGCTATATTCTGTTTATTTGCTTCTTCAATAGCATCAGCTTTAATATTATTAAGTTGAGCATTTAAATTTCTATGTTCAGACATTAAAGACAAGAACATACCATTAACTTCAGCGACTTCAACAGAAGGTGTATATCTATATACTACAGTATCTCTACCGGCTCCACTAATCTTATTTGGTTCAGCAATTACTTTATTTAACATTACCTTAGCTCTAGATACAGAGCCTGTTTCATGTATAAATTTACCAATAGCGGCAGCTCTAGATTGCAAAGTAAAATACTTATTTAATTTAATTGCATCTAAATTTTTAATTACATCATCTTTAGTTACCGTAGCTTTTTTACTTGGTGATTTAGGAGTGGGATAATCTTTATATTCTGACCAATCTTGAATACGTGTACTTGATAATTCTCCAAGAGCTTCCTCCTTATTCTTAATAGCTTCTTTAAGCCAAGCAATTAATGAATTATATTGTCCTATCTTAATTATAGCATCTTGAATCCATGAAGTATCTGTAGTACCTTTTCCAGCATTTACTGCATTATCAGAAGATACAATACTAGTTATTGTAGTATTATAAAATTGAACAGTATTTAGTGAATCTGTCAATCCTGCAATAACTTCGTTAGCTACATTACAAATATTTTGGGCTTCTGTTGATGTAAGAAACCCATTCTTAAAAAATACATTATTCATGTTCCTATGATATATAATATTTAATTACTTATTAGTTAATAATTGTTAATCAATAAATTCAATAGTATCTACCATTGTATTATATGATACTTTACCATCTTCTAATTCTATAATATAATAGTAGTCCTCCCAAGTCTCTTCTACGCCTTTAAACACACCTACTATATCATGCGATTTACATTTGTGTCCTATAAAAGGCATTAATTCTTGTACTTGAGAACTACAATCTTTAGCATCCTCTGAATTCTTTATTATTCTTCGGGTTTCAAATATGTAAGCTGTTCTAACCCTTTCAAGAGCTCTCATCATAGCATCCTTCTCTTTCGAAGAAGCTTTATCCCAGTCCACAATATATCCCAATGTACTTACTTTAAATATCATCCAAAATTACCTCCTAATGGTGTTTCTGGTTCTAAATTATCTATAAGAACTTCTTGTAATTTAAAAGACTTTCCTTCAACTTCTACATTATTGTATACAAAGTTATAAAGATAGTCAATGGACATAAATCTAGTTGGAGTAGTAATACAATGATCATGTTGAGTATCTTTTTGATACTTTTCAACATGTTTAGTTATATTACCACCTTTATATAATCTATAAACTATAGTTCCTTCCCATTCATTTATAGGAGAGATACCTGTGATGTATAAATCACTATTATTTAAATGTACCTGTTGTATTATCACTATAATTGTATTTTTTGAATTTCATTGGATTCCAAACTTTTTATATAATTATATACTTTACTAAGATTTCCTCCACTAAATGGAGTTTTATTACTGAAGATTAATATCTTATATAGATTTATAGCCTGTATAAAACTTACCTTATTCTCTTTTAAATATTTAGTAAATATAGTGCTAAATCCACAAGATTGCTTAAAATATTGCTTGTTTAAGACACTTTATTTCTGAATTTGACCAGTACTCTTCTTTCTTTTTAAATATCTTATTTGTTGCAGAATCCCTTATAGGTCTTGGTATATATAAAGTTTCTGGTAAAATTAATTCATCCTTCTTGACAGCATCAGTAAATTTTATAGCCGAAGTATTTAACAATTCGTTAACTTGTGCATAGTGTATTATAAAGTCTATAGTATTAGAAGCATTAATTATCATAATCTTAGCACTTCCTTTTATAAATACAGCATAGTTAATGGAATCAAATACAGAAGACTTAATTATTTGTAAATCCCCAGTACTCTGCTTTGCCATATGGTCTGAATATCTAATCTCTAAGTTTTTATAATAGAAATATAAAGAATTACTATTCTGCCCATTGTCTTTTAATGTACAATTAACCCATAGCCATTTTTCAAGTTTATTCATTTCCTTTAATCTGTTAAGTATTAATCTATACAAAAATAGCTCACCTAAATTAATAGATGAGCTATATACTATAAGTAGGTTGACTTTGTAATAGGATCTTATTCTCTACCATTACTAGTTCTCTACTTTATTATTAGTTGTCTAGGAGAGATTCGAACTCCCGAAGCTAAATAGCAGCTGATTTACAGTCAGCCGTGTTTGACCACTTCACATACTAGACAATAAATTCTTTTTATGAGTTGCAGAGGCAGGATTCGAACCACTGTGCTATTGAAGCTAGAATAAAGGCGAATATGGCATTAGACGGGCAAACTATCGTGACCATATTCTAATAATACATTGAGCTATCAGGCATACTCGTGGATTGCCACCTCTAACAACCACCCAGTTAAACGCTAGGTGCTCTCCATTATTTGTAGGTGATATAGGACTTGAACCTATGACCTCTTGCTTATCAGGCAAGCTATCTAACCAACTGATATAATCACCTAAATTGTTGGACCACTAAGGTTAGAATTCTGTAGTGTTTCCGGTTACACCATAGTACAATTTGTTTGCGGAATATAGGGGACTCGAACCCTTAGTTTTACTAGAGTGACAGTCTAGTTCCCTTACCAACAGGACTTAATACTCCGGGCGCCTCTTGTGTACACATTTCTTTTCGAGAAGGTGATGAACCTTAGAAATAAGAGGCATATATTTAAATTTACTCTCCCAACATCAGTAAGTACCCCTTTGGCACTTACTAGTAGAAATCTAATTAAATAACTGTAAATGGTAATACTCGATAGTCTTTAACATCGTACCAAGCTGCTACAGTTTTCATTCCTTTCCACCATGATTTGATAATTCTTTTCATACAGTTTAAAATTTAATTGTTAATTAAATAATCTAATTGTATAGAAGGAAGAAGAAGTAAACATCGTGCGAGATGTGGGAATCAAACCCACGCAAGCCTTCTGGTTGGAAGCCAGATATGCGCCTTCAGCTACACTAATCTCGCATATTTATTAGTGGACCACGGTGGGACTCGAACCCACGACATCTACCTTGCAAAAGTAGCCAGCTGAACTACGAGCCCAAATTGAATATAATTCTTTAATTAATTATTTATTAACTTAACACATCAACAGTATATTAAATTACTGAATTTAAATAGTTAATGAATATTAAATATATTTATAGTACTATTCATATAGGTAGTCTTTGCCTTAAACGGCAAGTTCTCTACGAGAACAATATAAGAGCATTTCCTTCTCTCCAAGTTAAGAAATGTTAAAAATTCTAAACAGAGATTAAGAAATGCTCTCCACCTAAATAATCACACTACTTTGCAGATGGATGACTATTTGTAGGTGTTGTCTCACTAAAATAATTATCTTGGTTCATAATTTAATCTTGTTAATAAATTCATTATATTTATCAATAAATTCTTGCTCTGTAATTATATCACCCCTATTAGCCAAAGTTAAAGATTCTTCGCAATATGAAATAGAACCAAATTTGTTAGATTCTCTTAAGTGCAATTCTAGAACAGTACAGTTACATTCATTAACTGAAATGATTTTATACCAATACATGTCTTCACCATAATCGCAATATCTATATCTATTTTTGGATAATTCAGCTTTCAATATTGTATCTTGTATCTCACTTTGTTTAACTAATAGGTCAGCTATCTGTTTACTGATGTCTTTTAAAGTTTCAGAATCAGTCATTAAATAATTTTTCAATAGATTTCTTATAATCTGAATTCTTATGTACGAAATACAGAGCACATATAGTATTTATTAAAGGGCATATCACTATTAGTAAAGTTAGTAAATTTATTTCTACTTTCTTAAAGTCCATGCGATAACTAATGTAGAAGCAACTTGCAAGATATATTACTATGCAAATCATTCCTATAATAAATAACTCTCCAAAACTCATAATTCTTTAATATCAGAATCTTCAGACTTTCCTAGATATATCTCATTTATAATACAATTACTTGTGCGAAATTGTTCTATAAAACGTATTTTACCAATAATCCTTGGAGACTTATCTTGATAATCACATATAGTGGGAATATATGCAGTCTTTAAACAATCCCAATGGGTTATGACAATGTTAAATTTACAATGATAAGTTTCACGGTAATTATCTAAACAATGTCTTTCAATAGCTCTTTTAAATAAAGTATAGTCAAAAGGACCCGTCTTAAACTCTCCTTGTGGTCCATCATTAGTATTTGATGGTTCTTCTAGAGTAAAATATGTATCTAAGTCCATAGAATAAGGATTGTACCCATTTCCATGTCTAGTTAAATATGGACGCATAACTAAGTATACCTCTGCATTTTCTAGACACTTTTCTTGGATTCCATTTAATCCTACTTTGCTAGGAGTACAATGAGGCATAAATCCTCTTTCCATATCTAGAAGGAGACCTTGAGAACCCTCCCAAATAACAGTATCAACCTCATCAGGATAATAAGTTCCAATTATAAAGGTCTCTGGGTGTTCTTTAATAAAGGTACAAGCCTCTTTAAAAAGATCATCTAATTCAGTGTTTCGTTCTAGATTGTGATAATCCCTTATAGTTTGTAGAATTACATCTGTATATTCATTTATATAAGGGCACATACGAGCACTATAAGTTACATTATCTTTGTTTCTTTTAAAACAAGCATGTATGCCTTTACCACAAGTTCCATTATACTTTACTCGTCCATCCATAGAATCAGCTAATACATCATAAGGTGTAATAACTCTACAGTTAGGATTTATATATAACTTAGGAACTTCAATACCTTCATTAACTAAGACCTTATACTCATTATAGATACATATCGGGTCAATGAATACTTCTTTATATAGACAAGTTGGTACTCCTAGTAAAACACCACTTCCCCAAGAAGAACATACGTGTGATTTACCTTTATAAACCACACGATGCCCAGCTTGTGGACCTCCACTAAATCTAATAACAACAGGTTTATGGCTATTCATACATAACCATTGTACTACATTACCTTTACCCTCATCACCAAATAGAGATCCAAGTACTATCTGATTACGAATTTGTTTGCTGTCCATAGCTGTTAGAAACAATACGAGCAATAGATTCACCTACGTGCTCTTTATCTGAAATAATAAGATTATCCCCTACATAAGGCTTCCAACTGTTAGAAACCCTCTCTACACCATAGTAACCACCATGCTCAACATGAATATGATAAATATCCCACTTCTCAGCACATTCTCTATATATGAAGGAAGTGGCTAAATCTTCACCACACTCATCACCTATATAATGAGTTACTGCTTCTTTAGGAAGAGTTTTATGAATTGGCTCATCACTAATTGTAATTAAACAGCCTTTAATACCTCTTTTCTCTAGGGCGTCGGTCTTAATGTGATTAGCAGCAAAATACCAACACATATGAGGATCCTCTCCGTTATTACCGCCTCCTCTACCTTCAAGATCAACCTTACGGAGCCATTTCTCCATAAGTTCATCACTCGATTCAAACTGTCCTACTTGTAAAGGGGCTTCTTCATAGCAGCCTTCTACATCACCAAATGCCATAAAACAGATTTGAGGATTATCAATACCCGCCTTCATAATACTAGCTACACAATCTGGCAGGGTATTATCAATAAGATATTTAGGAACTTTACCCATAGAACCTGTCTCATCAAGGGCAATAATAATAGGAAATGATTCTGGATGCTCCTCAGAATCACAAGACTCTCTGAAATTAATATTAAGAGGATTCATTTCAGGGTCTAAATTCTTCTTACTAAATGTCTTTTCGATAGACTGAGATCTGTAACTATGACTTCTAGCTACAGCATCACTATATGAATAACTACCACATCCCATTATGCTTTCTCCTTTGCTTGGGATTTAATATTACTAGCTAATGCACTAACTAAAGCATTTACATTATCTGTAAGTGTATCTACCTTAGCATTAATCTTATCTAATTCTGATGGTTCTGGAGTCTCAGCAGCGGGCTTGTTTGCTGCTCCGAACATATTACCAAACATGTTGCCACCTCCCATAAGCTGACTCATAAGCGTTATAGTCATAAAATCAGAACTACTCTTATCTGCAAGAGCCATAAGCATTATAGGATTAAATCCTTTACCTGCATTATTAAACAATCCACCACCATTAAAAGCAGACATCATAAGCAGATTCTTAACATTGAATCTGTTACCGCTCATAAATGCAAGTGCCAGTGGATTAAATCCATTAGAAGAATCAAAGTTAAATGGATTGACAATAACTCGGAATGTTGCAGAACCCATCAACTCATCTTCAATAGCAATCTTATTATTGATATTACCATTGAAGTTCATAATCTTGATAGAACCATCTTCTGCTTTAGCCTTAACTACACCATAAGATCTGCCTGACTTTACAATATCTCCAATTACAATCTGGTCAGAATTCTTACTAATATTGTAAATACAAGGCATAGGGTAAATCATCTTGTATTTCTTGAGTTTGCCAGAAGGAGACATACCTACATAAGCACCGTCACTATTCTTAAAGCAGAGTACACCATCAGTAATACTAATCTTAGCACCCTCTTCAGCCTGCGGCATAAAATCATCGTACATGTCTTTAGTTAAATCACCAAAGACATCACTCATATCCATTTTTCCAAATTGTTCCATACTTGAAATATTTTTACCTATAGTATTAATTTGTTTACCATTAATCTTAGAAATTGTTACTGTCTCATAACTTTCTTGTTCTCTAGAACTTGCATAAGTCCAGACAACTTGAAACTTACTGTCATAACCTACAAGTTGTACTAAATCACCTCTTTTAAGTCCCAGACACTCATTAGCTACTATATATGGTACAGTAGTTTCTGAATTCATTCTCTCAGGACTTAATTTAGTATTTGTAAATATACCTCTAATTATCATAATTATAAACTATTAAGTATATTTTTATATCTATCTAAATATTTAGAACCTAATGCAGACATTATCTTATAAAATCCTGACCTAAATCCATCATCAGAGCTAACTAATTGTTTTAGGCTCTTTATATAATAATCAGGTATATCAGATCTACATTCATGTTGCATTAAGTTTCTAACTAGTGCCATTTTATTTAATATTTCACCAGCTGCCTTAGCTTTATCTTCAGTCATACTTTATTATAGCTAAATATATTAATAAGATGACTAAAGTCATTCCTAGCATATCTATAAACATTCAAATAGCCCTAATAGACTTAAATGGATAACGTTTCTGATCATAACTACTAATGAAGTTTTCTTTTACTTTAGCTTCATTAATACCTGTGAGTCTAATGGTTTGTTCTTTGTTTTTTAAAGAATCAAAATAAGTTATTTCAAATTTCATATAAAAGATTCTCTGTTATTAAATTTATTTTGAGCATCAATTACTCCTTCTTTATCTGTAATATCTACAATAAGTCCTATTTGTCGTAACCAAACATCAAATGGACCCTGGTCACCAACCCAACCTCCTTTACAAAATACTATCTTCTTCCAAACAAAAATAGCACATAATATCCCATCAACTTCACATAAATGTTTTCCTTCTGGGATATCTAAGAATGTTGGAGCTAAACCTATCCCTTCTCGATAATATCTAGATATTCGAGTATGAAATACATCATCCTGCATAACTACTGAATCAGTTTCATAATTAGTAGACAGTTTACCGTGCAAATAAAAATCAGGCTGATAAATCCAATTCTCGTTTCGACTACTTAATGGCTTAAATTTAATCATTTATGTTTCTTTTTCCATCGAAACCATAAACCTAATACAATACCAATTATAAACCAAACTAGTATTGTAATAATAAAGGTTCCAATATTAAGTACAATCATAATCTAATATTTATAGAGAGGACTAGCTATTAACCAGTCCTCTCTCGTTAATTACTTAAATAACTTTTTAATCCAATAGAAAAGCTCTCTACAAACTGGTACAATTGCAGTAAGACCTACAATCTCTAACCATGTTTCAATACTTAATGGTTCTGTTCTGAACACATCGCCACCAAATTGAACTATCAAAATTTGACCAATAAATATAACCAAACATATTCCAATAAATGCAGGATTACTTAACAAACCGTTAAAGATACTTCTGTCTTGTCCAAATACTCTTGCATTAAACAAGTTCCAGAATTGCAACATAACAAAGATAGTGAAGAACTCTGTAAGGCTATATGTATTACTAATCAGCAAATATAATAATATGCCAAAATACAAAATACTTACACCAAAGATTTCATACCACATTCTCTTAGTGATAATAAATGCCTTAGGATCACGAGGCTGTTCAGACATTACTGCTTCATTAGCTGGTTCCGTAGCTAATGCTAAAGCAGCAAAAGTATCCATAATTAAGTTAACCCACAGCATTTGGATAACAGTGAATGGTAAGTCTACCCCAATAAATGGACCTACACAAGCAATACCAATAGCTACAACATTTACAGTAAGCTGGAAGAGAATAAAGTGCTGAATATTCTTATACAAACTTCTTCCCCACTTAACTCCTAAGATAACGGAAGGGAATGAATTATCAAGAAGAATAACATCAGCTGCATTCTTAGCAATATCAGTACCATTATTCATAGCTACACCTACCTCAGCTTGGTTAAGAGCAGCTGAATCATTTGTACCATCACCAGTTACGGCCACTACTTCTCCCATACTTTGGAATCTCTTAACAAGTGTCTGCTTGTCTTCAGGTTTAGTTCTAGCAAATACATCTACCTTACGTAAATTAGTATCTGTCTGGGTTTCGACTTCCTTACCAAGCATCGTATTAGGAGTTTGAGAGATATTAGCTTGGGCAGCAATAGAAGCAGCTGTTTCAGGATTATCACCTGTCACAATCTTAACTTTAATTCCTGCGTTTCTAGCAGCCTGAATTGCATCAGGTACATTACTTCTCACTGGGTCTTCAATAGCTACGTAGCCATCCCATATGAAGTCCGAGAGGGTATTTATATCAGAACCGATCTTGTGTGCAAAAGCAATACATCTTCTGCCTTTAGATTGTTGTTTTGCAAAATTAGGTATGTTCTCATTAGAGCAGAAATTCATTACTATTTCTGGAGCACCCTTAATATAGGTAACTGTCCCATCACTAGTAATCATATATTTATTCTTAGAATTAAATTCTACTCTACCTGTTATATGAGTTTTATTTCTTTTATCAGTGATATCAACTGATTTTTGTACATATTGCAAACAAGCCCCCTCCGTAGGATTTCCTACTACTTCTCCAGTAGGACTAAGATTAGCAGTAGAATTAAGTACAATATTATTTATAACAGCATTTCTATCTGTAAAGTCCTGGAATACTACTTTCATTTTATTCTCTGTAAGAGTTCCTGTCTTATCAGTAAGAATAAGAGTTGTAGCACCAAGAGTTTCACAGGCATGCATCTTTCTAATAAGATTATTAGCTTTAGCCATTCTCTTCATAGAATAAGCAAGAGCAAGAGTTACTGCCATAGGTAAACCTTCTGGTACTGCTACTACAATGAGTGCTACTGCAATCATTAAGAATTGTAAGCAATCATTTACAATATCAATAGCATCTTTGCCCACATATCCCTGCTCTATAAATATATAACGTATAGCAAGAGACACAATAAGAATACCTGCAGCTGTGAATGCTATCTTGTTAATTAAGCTAGCTAATCCATTAAGCTGTTTGTTAAGAGGAGTTTCTACATCAGTAATAGAAGATGCTTCTCTAGCAGTCTTACCTACTTCTGTTTCATCTCCTACTGCAAATACTTCGCCTACACAAGTACCTTCTGCTACGATAGTGCTTTTATAAATTCTATTTGTAGGATAGGTAGCAGTCTCTGATTCAAAATTAGTTTTAGTTACAGGATTTGTTTCTCCAGTTAAAGAAGCTTCACTTACTTTCAAATTGCTATATTCTTTAACAATAATATCAGCAGGAACTTCTTCACCGGCTTCAAGTATTACAATATCCCCTACAACTAAGTCCTTACGAGCTACTTGAATTACTCCATTATCTCGTCTTACCTTAACTAGAGTATCATCACTGCTAGTTAAAAGAAGGTCAAACTTCTTAGCTGCTGACCAGGTATTCCAAAAACCAATACCTACAGCTAAAGCAATAGCTACAATAATACCAATAGGTTCTGTAAACTCACCCTTTACAAATCCTAAGGCAATAGATACTGCAGCTGCAATAAGTAATATTACGATAAGCGGATCTTTAAATCCATCAAATAACATTACATACCAAGCATCTCTCTTTGGAGGTGTCAATACATTAATGCCATGTCTAGCACGTGAATCTTCTACTTCTGTTAAGCTAAGACCGTAATTTATATCTGTCATTTTTTCTGTTATTATAATTAATTAAAGAAATGCAATTGTTGGACACTTCATAGCATCAATTGAAGTCCAACCTCCGAACTCACCAACTGCCTTAAAGCGCCATTCACCATCCTTCTTATAGGCAATACCAAGGATAACCGCCTGCTTATCAGAAATCTTAGTACCCTCTTTGTCGTCTTCAAGATTAAACTTAGCTAAGACATTTACAGGAGTATTAGTGTTTCTCTGTACTTGGTCACCAGTATAGATACGAAGACCCATATAAGGAATCTCACCAAATGTCTGATGTGTAAAGTTATTGAGAGTAAATGCAATATACTCAACACGTGGGTCAAGTTCATTCAAGCATACCTCAATAGTCTCATTATCAAGACCATCATTACCATTGGTGTCACCTGAGCGGTCATCACCACTATGACGGATACCTGGAGCACTCAAATTGTAATAAGCTACTTCGCCAATACAATTCTTATCGGCATCATACAGAAGAACAGTAGAATCCAAATCTACTTTCTTAACAGACCCACCAATGCCGAACAGTCCACGATGCTGAATGGCGCCCCAATTTGAACCAAAGTACAACTTACTCAAACCATTGTTAGACTCTTTAGACAGATTAATTCTGCCACCTTTACTTAAATTAATCATAAAACTTTACTAAATAATTGTAAATTACTAATTAACTAAAAATGGGAGTACCTAATTAAAGATACTCCCTTATAGAATCAAGAATTAAAACCGAATTAACTTAATTAATTAAATAGCTGGAGCATCTGGCAAGATGAGTCCATAGCCACGAAGAATATCACGATAGATAACGTTCTGATAGCTACCCTTATCTTCTCCAAGAGCCTTGAACTTCCAATCACCATTATGGCGATAAAGTTGGCAAAATACAATACAGCGAGACATACTTGCATCCTCAGTGAGATCAAACTTAGCCAGAGGAGTAGTATTACCTTTAGCATACAAGTTGCAATAAGCATTGTTAACCATACCAAAGTTCTGCTGACGATTCTTAGCATCGTGAATATTAACTAAGATAATAATTTTCTGGACATCTGCAGGAACCTTAGTGGTATCTACTACAATTGTCTCATCATCTCCAGCACCAGCACCTGTACGATTATCGCCTGAATGCTTAATAGCATCTTTCCAATTTGAATTATTGTAGAAAATGAAGCCATCATCAGGATCTACTGCCTTATCCTGAGCATTCAAAGGAATAGTAGCTACATCCAAATCAAATTCTACACCTGCCTGAGTTGCTATATCCCAACCCAAACCAATTGAAAACTCTGTTACACCATTTGCTTCTTTAGCGAGGTTGATGTTACCTCCTTTACTTAATTGAATCATAATTGTGAATTTAATTAAAATTTGCCGCAAAGTTTACGACTAATTATAGTCATAACTTTATCATAAGTTAACTTTTTAGCTTCTTTCTCAGAATAACCTTCTATAATATAAGAATCTACTATTTTCTCAATTGCAGCATTCATTTCAGAGAATAAGTACTTTTGTTCTTTAGTTAACTTATCATCGTATAAATAAGATTTATTCATCTACTTGTAAATCCGCCTGAGTACTTTCTAAGTAATCCTTATTATCTAAGTCTTTAATAAGATTAACTAAGTCTTCCACAGTCTTTAGATTCTGAACTTTATCATCTTTAATAGGATAACCAAACTCCTGTTCACATTCAATGATAATTTCTACTAAATCAAGACTATCTACGTATAAATCATCAAAAGTGTCTTCTACACTAGCTTCTACACCAAGAACATCGTTAACTATATTAATTACTCGTTTTTCTATACTCATGCTTCAGGTCTTACAGGATAAATAGCATCTTCGAAACCATCAATATCATCAGCATCAAGACCACTAACAGGCTTATCACTGAATAACTGATTATGAATTGCTACATCAATACTAATAGAGCGAGCAAGAATAACTAACTCTTCAGCCGCAGCATTAACATCTATGGTGAATTTAACCGGATCAATGCTTCTAATCTTAGAAGCGATGTCCATAGTAGTGTCATCTCCAAGGTCTAACAGAGAATCGAACTTCATTCTCTTATTACGGAAATTCACTACTTTACTCTGAATATTCTGTTCAGAGACACTTGCCATGTTCTTTAAGGCACTACTAACTCTAGAATCTTTTAAATCCTTAGTTGAAGCACCTACTACTTCTTTAATACTTTTCATTTTTAATTAAATTAATAAACGTCTATTTGAAATTACTGGTATATCCCTTGATTCCTTAGTTGGACCTGGTACAGGAAGTGCTTCAGACTCTTCAACCTTGAATTCATCAAGATGCTCTTGAATATACTTTTTAAATGGCTCGTTAATAAGTAGCATTGGAATATGCCAATCAAAAAGCCCATAATGAATAGCTACTTCATTATCTACCTTATAATTATCTGTACTAGCCAGAGCCTTTTTAAGATCCATTTTATTTTCCTTAGGCTCATCAAATATATAAGCTATTGAGTCCTCATCCGGCACTAATCCTATGACAAATAGAGAATTATATCCGTTTTCACATGGAACTCTAAATAAACTTATACAATAATCATTTAGATATGACATGTTTTTTTCACATGCTTTATAAAAAGGTCCCTTGTTATACTCAGGCTTCAGATCCATTATATATACTGTTTTACTACCTTTGGGACGAACTAAATAATATTTAGCATCAGGAATAGAGTCTTTAGAAGTATTTTCAAAAAAATCCATCTCCGCTGGGGGAACACAGCCCTCTGCTACCTTATCTTCATTCATTATATATCTTCCTTTTTAGTTTTAAACACATGCTCTGTATGAGTAGAAGTAAATCCTGGATTATACTGCAATTTCTGAATACCAAGTACTTTATTATACATCACATTAGGAAAAGAATCCAACATAGAGTTCTGCTGTCTTACTGTTTCCATACATGCTTCTTCTAACTTGTAATACTCTTCTCGTTGTCCATTTACAAACCCAGATAAATCACCATAAAATTTAGTAAATTCAGAATAAGGAATATTTTGATTCTCTTGAAGCCATTTCCAAGTAACTTGTGCCCCATCATGTCTTCCTTCCATAATCATATTAGTGACTTCTAAGAAAGTATTCTTGTTTAATTCACAAATTTCATACTTCTGAAGATACACTTTCCATAATTTATCGAAGAACATTTTACGAGCATACTGTTGCTTGTCTAGCTGATTGGTATATTCAATATTCTTATTATACAATTTTATTATAGCACCAATAGGACTTATAAACCAACACAATATAATAATTCCAGGAATTACAATCCACTTTTTCTTAATATTTACATTTGAATAGTCTTCCCTCTCATTACCAAATGTACATATAGCAGTTATAGCTAAAACAAAGGTCGCGATAAATAAAATCCACTGAATAATACAATGACAGAAACCCATTCTTATAGCGTTAGGGGAACCCTCTAAGGTTAATGGACCTTTATCACTAATTATATCATCTAATATCTGTGTATTCCACAAATATAAAAACAGGATAGCACATATAATAGATGCACCTAAAAATAATAAACCATGCTTAATATTATTCTTCATATTATTTAATTAAAAATTTATTAAACTTATCGTGAAGAGGTTGAAATTCCTTTCTAAGTTCTACTAGTTCTCCCATTTCTTCTATAGAACTAACATCACTTAGTTTAATGTTATTAATCATATTCAAAGCATCTCTAAGACGACATTGAATACCTTTTATTAAAGTGTCATTTACCATAATTAAGATTCTATAAAGACTATTACAATTAAAAAGATAAGTACAATAAGTGCTGTCGTTTTACAAAACTCAACGAGTTCCATATTCTGTACGGCAAGTATACTTTCTATTATACCAAATAGCAATAAAACACTGCTTCTTATTATAAGTTTTTTAATCATCACCTAATAAACCTAATTTCTCTAATTTGGGGTATCATCAATATGTATCTCCAATGGGTACTCCACATCTTTGATGTCTCTCATAAATTCCATATGTATAGCTCCATAATAAGCATCTGAATAAGCTTTTCGTAAAAGTCTTAAAAATAAATCAGTAGATAAAGTAATAGTACCATTAACTTCTTCTAACCCTTCTAAATACTTACGACACCATTCATATGATGCAACTTTAGATAAGGGCTGTGAAGTACACATAGCAAAACCATCAAAATCAGGACAATTTAATTTAGCCATAATTAATTTATTTAAGAATCTTAATCTTTACATGTCTTATACTAATTCTCTTAGAGTTTTTGGGGTGTATCAATATATCGATACGATGCTTATGTCTTCTATTCATAACATCCCTAACTTCATACACTCCAAATCCCTCTATAAACACCTTTTTAGGCTTATTCTTTGGAAATAAATAAAGTAAATCGCGGGAAACTGCACACCACTTAATGTGACCCCTTTTCAAATGATGCAAATTGATTTTAGAACCATCAGATGTAACTAATGGTTCTCTATCACACTGACTCTTTACAGGTTGATAACAAGTAAGAGTTACATGAGTAGTTGTTTGGCAGAAAGCCCTACTCATGAAGCTTAATAATAATAAAAATATTAATATCTGTTTCCTCATTTAATATATCTGATTAAACTTACCTGAAGCATTCGTAGAATACCCAGATTTAATTATATAAATAATAAAATGGTTATAACAAGTTACAATATATCCCTTCTTAGCATTTATATAGAATATAGGACGGTCATCAAATTCATCACCTATTTTAAGATACTTTATTTACACTTACAGAATCTGTACGAATATAAGTACCTGTCATAGTGATTTGAGCATCCCGTTCCTCTTCAGTTAATTTAGAAGGGGACTTTCTTTCTATTTTACGAGTTACTTCACGACTTCTAATTATTTTCTCAAATAACTGCTCATTAATATTCTGAACATTACTAAGAGAACCAGACTCTAACTTTATAGACTCTACTAAATAAGTAAAATCAGAGAACTCAAGATTAAAATTCTTACGGATTAAATCTATTTTGTCAACACCATGAATATTAACTTCCTGAGCGAGAGCCTTAACTAAATCAACAGTAACTATTTGCATCTGTCTAATTAAATCCAGTACTGGTTCTATTGCATCTTTGTCAATTAAAATATCATTAAGTAACTCAAGTGTGGTTTCTTCAGGTAAATTGCCAAAAGAACGTACATATCTAATACGTGATGGACGACCTAATAAATTATTATTAATTTCTAACTCATTAGTGGTAAGTAGGAATATTTTACGATATTGTGAGTTGTGCACACCATCCATAAAAGAAAGCACTGATGAGGATTCCCTAAATTCTTTTTCGTATTCATCAAAGAAGAAAATACAATCAAAGTTAATTTGAGTAGCTAAGAATTTAAGCATGTCATCTACTTCCTTACAGGATTTAACAATAATAACTGGAAGTCCAATACGATTACAAAGCTCTTCTGCAGTTACTGTCCTACCTGTTCCCTTGATACCATTAAATAATACTCCCAAATTACCAGTAGTATTATTGTAAGTCTTTATAAAATGATCAATAAACTTGTTATTAATACCATATAATTTGTAATTAAATACAAAAGAATCTCCAAGTCTATTTAAATAATAACTGTCATTGATTCTTTAACTTCATAAATTCCTTTAGGTAAACCCTCAGGATGTGCCTTTGTTGTAGCACTACCCTTCATAAAAAGTATTACCATCTTGAATCCAAATGTTTTGTTCCATAATTAACTAAATTATTTAAAATTATTTAATTGTTTCACCTACTCTGTAATCGTCCCCATCACACACACGAATAGTTTTAATCTCATATCGATTAATTTTCTTATTATACATTCGTATCTTGAAAGTATTATGATCCACACATATTGTTTTTGATATTACTACACATCCCTTATAATTCAATATAGAATCTTTATATTGAACTGGAGGACCACAAGATACTAATAAAGATAAAATTACTAATACTATTACTTTCATAATAATTAAACACAAAAATCCCTGAACTAAATAAATAGTCCAGGGATTAAAATAACGTTAAATAATAAAAACAGTTCTATGAACTGGTGGAGCTAGACGGTACTGCCCCGTCGTCTTGCCTATTTGCATCAAAACGTTCTTACAGCATAGGTTTTAAAGACTTTCCTTGTCTTAGGGTTGACAAGATTAACATTGTCAACTTCCACCACTCTGTTCCTAAAGTATACAGAGAACTTATAAGAAATGAAAGAATAGTGCACCTTTCTGTTCCTAAGCAAGTGCTGCTCGGCTTCTCAGGCTGCAATAGCGTAAGAAGCGGAAGTGTTATTTACTTCGCCAATTAATTTTTTACTTGTCTATCCAAGTTGTCTTGCTGTGTTTCTTATCTCCTAGACAATCAAATACTAGTTTAGCCCCATACTTAAAAGAGTCCTAAATTAGAACTCTTTAATATCTTCTGATTCTTCGGCTATATGGAAAACCCATATCGTACCAATCATCTGGATTTATTCTATCTTCATCACCCATAATTTAAAACTTAATTAATGTTAAAAACTAAATTGAACATCTCTATTGACATCTAACAATCCTCCTTGCCAATTAGATTGAATATCCATACTAAACCATATTTAGTCCTTGCAAACCAAACAAGATGATTGTCGTACTTAGGAATGTAACAGCCTATAAAATAGTCAGTATCTCCATTCCATATCCAACTACAATTAAGAGCACTATTTACTAAATGTATCTTTAGATGTATATCAGCCTTATTAAAAGGAATTACTTTCTTTACATAAGCTTTATATAATCTACTTGGCGAACATTTACCATCGTCAAAGAAATTATAAATCTGTCTCTTTTTTGGTATCATTAATCATACATTGTCTTAATATAGCTTCATTAACTATATTATCATTTGCTCTTGCGAGTTTATCTAGTAATTCCAGATTAAATTCTTCTTTTTGAATTGAATCCAATTAGGCTCAAATTCTCTGTAATCTAGATGAGACAGAGGTTCATCTGTGTCAAGTACATATTTAACTAATCTAGTTAAACGTTCTCCAGCTAGTTTAGATACTACAAAACCAGATAAATCATAACCTCTACTTCTCCAATATTCACCAACTTCAGGTTTAGAATCCGGAGCAACATAGAACATTTTATAATAATCTGAAGACTCTAAAGTTACATAAGTACCTAACTGACTACAACCTAAACCAATATTAGAATACAAATTATTATCACGCTCTAATGTAAGAAATACTGGAACTTTATAAGGGTCTAAATTATTAATCTCACAATGATGCAATGCAGTATGTGCATACTCAAGTAATTTAGACACTGATATAGTACTTAGTTTAGTATCTTCTTCACTTTTGTTCTCTTTAATGGCAACATCTAGTGTGCCAATTTTTCCATTTATCTCCTTCTAAATACATAGCAATTAACTTATATAATACAATAAAAAAGTCATAGAAACAATTAATATTCCTATCATAATAAAGAATAGAATTACAAATTGAATATCTGTATTCATATTATAAATACTTAATCACCTCCAGGCAGGCTATCTAAATACTGTGGAATAGTTACTTCAGTATTATTCTTCTCTTTTTCAAGTTGCTGAATAGCATTTGACTGTCTATCTACAATTATTTGCAATTCCAGAATTTTTGCTTTCTGATAATAGTAGTTAGGAACTGACCAAGTTAAAACAATTATAAAACAAATTGTTGGTAATATCCAAAGTTTATTCATATTTTTTTATTTTTTTTATTTTTAACCCCAAATTACATAAACTCCATGTTCACCCTTATAACGAAGACTAATCTCAAATCCTAACTCTTTAAGGTAATTATAATATTTGTCAACATTAGTTGTCGGAAGTATAGAACCAATCCAAGCTGCATAATTACCTTTACTAGCTTCTTTAATTATAGCAAAGTTTATTTGATCTAATATATGCGGGTCTAATACAGCAGACCTAGATATAGTCTTTGCTTCTGTTGCTTTAATCATAACTTTTTAATTTTTAAACTGGCATCCTTAAACCATACATTAAGTCTGTCTAAAGCACTCTCCCATTCAGATTGAGAACAGACTTTATAATATTTTAGGAAGTCAATATTATCTGAACTAAACTGATATATACCAACAGATTTACCATTTGGAGTAACTTTAGTTACTGTATATTTAAAGTGAAAATTATCGTTGATAGTTATTTTTAGATAATTTACTTTATCTTTATAATAAGGATTTAGTTTAAGAGACATTTCATCAGTTTGTAATCTCTTAGCTTTTATTTCCTTTATTACTCTTTCTATAGTATCATCTAGAACTTCTCTTTGACTCAGAAGACTTTCTCTGAGTTCTTCTAGGTCTTCTGTTGACATTTCTGAATAATTGCTTATATTTTCTGTTTTCATACTTTATATATCAAATTCGTTACCAACAACTACCATATTTTCAGAAGGATAGTGAACTAAGAAATCCTGCCCAAAATAGAAAGCGGCAGCTTTACTGTCCCAATTAATACTACCTCTTCTCTCAGCATTGTTATCTCTGTATATAACTATATCCCCCTCATAGATAGGTGTTCCGTTCTTGTCTGTCAGTCCTGTAAATATACAGACAGTAGAAGCATCAACAATTGCAGAAAGATATTTATGCCTTCTTATATAAATTCCGTTACTTTTGCGAATCACCTTCAATCCATTTTCCGCTATTAAGATTTTTTGCCTTGATATTTTCATAAGCTATAATTTTTTTTAATATTTTTACATTTTTAATTAATGGTTCACCATCTAACAAATCACCAGTTACTAGATATTTATTGCCAGTAAAGTATTTTACATTATATATAAAATCATTAAATGCCATCTCATTTGTTGGAAATGGAAGAACAGGAGAGTATGTTCCATTTATATTTTTATGAGCTTCATAGACACCCTTTTCTTTACCTATTACTTCATTATTCCATATAGATGAACATGCATCTTCTGGAATTTCACCAAATCTATAGAATATCATTTATTTTTTTAAGTTCTATACTACTAAATGCCAAAAATATCCATCTACTAGTTGAGATATATCTGGTTCTAAACTTTTTAGGTCTTTGAGAATGGAGTATGTAAATTCTTCTAAGTTATTATTCATGTTCATTTTTCTTTAATACCTAGAATATCGTTGATTTTCTTTTCAATAAACTCATCAGAAGTATTTTCTTTTATTAGAGCATCAATGTCAGGCAACTCTACATCAACTTTATCTTCTTGTACTTTTGAAGTGAACATACTAATTACTAATTTAGCCCAAGGACTATTAGCCATATTTGTTAATGAATCCTTTTGGATTTCATAAGCTTTCTTTAATTCTCCATTATCACGGAAATATCTGAGAACATCTGTTAATGCAGCAACAAAGTTTTTGTCAGACATTGAATCGTTTTTAGCCTCTTCCAGTTTAATCATTAGAAAAAGCAATGATGAATGTAAATCTATTTTGCTCATAACTATTCTTCTTTTATACCAAATGGAGTTCCATCTGCAAATGTATATTCTTTAATAGCACCTGAATAATTAGTATTATCATCAACATCTGTTATAAAACTATATTCGATTGCTCCTATTAGTTTAGTCCACCCAAACGGCTGGTGTTTTTGCATTTCTGCCCAGCACTCTTTTGCATCCTTGAATGGACGATACTTTGGTTCTGGCTTAACACGGTACTCTGTATTATTCCAAAACTCAATCTCTTTCATTTCCGTCCAATCATTCATATCTTGCCAACTTTTGCTTAATGCACTCGGCTTTGTCCTACACTCAATTGCCTCTCCTTCTGCAAAAGCTTGCAGAATAGGATAAAATTTTTTAGCTTGATTTCTGTTCATATTAATTATAATTTGATTGGAAAACCATGAACATAAACTTCACGATTGTCATAAGTACCATCTTTTTTCTCCATATGGAAGAAAAAGGTCAAACTCAATGTCGCACACATAAACCTTTCCGATGGTGAACGATATGGAACTATTCTGGAAAGCTGACCTACACGTCCATCCATAATCTTATCTCCAATTTTAACAGGCAAGGCTTTAATATAGTCTTCTTGAAATTGTTTCATTTCTTGAAGTAGCTCATCACGTCTTACATTTAATTTGTCCCTTTTATCTATAAAAGATCTAATAATTTCTAGCCATCTTTCTGCATTCCTTTCTACTTCTTCTTTAGTCATATTCTATTTATTTCTTTTATAGTAATATTAACACGGATTGAGAATCCATTACCTATTTTATACACTCTATGACCAACATAGACAGTTTTAATTTCGTAGGAGTGCTTCATTCTTTAGTTTTAAATTGATTTTTATAAAAGTCTGGAACTCTATTGACTTCCCACCAAGAACCATCTCCCCAAGACACAATCCATACTGGTTCTTTAGTATCTTGACAATATACAGTACCTAAAACGTCATCATGCCAAAAGACAGAATCTACTTCAAAGTCCTCTAAAGTGATATAGACTTTACAGGAAAATATATTTCTATCTTCATTATAGCGTCTAGCAAAAGCTTCATCACTATTTACTAAGTCTATTTTAAGAATTTCTAGATTGTTTTTTTCGACAATCTCTAGAATTGACATTTATTTTACACATTATTCATCCTCCAATTCTTTTTGAATGTCGTTCAACCACACAAGAATGTCATCAATACTAATGGAAGAAACACATCCCTCTTTATACTTTCTTAATAGATTTCTCCTTTTAATGATTTCATTGATTGCAGTTACTTTACTCATTGCTTATCTCCTTTCTTTTGAAGTAAATCATCAATATAAAGCCATTGAGTAGCTTTTTTATATTTAATGATATATTTCCATCAATTATTTTATTTAACCCATATCCTTTGAATATAGTTTTATATAAAAATACACGTCCTTTCTTTGGCTCTTCACTAACCGGATGCCACAAGTCCTTCAAGAACTCTTCTTGCATCCACTTAGCACCCTCCATAAAAGCATCTTTATAACAAGCTTGAAAATAATCCGAAATATATGATTCTTCTGAATGTTGCTTAGCAGCATCTTCTATTTTCTTATCGTCCATCATATTTTTAAGTTTTATAGTGACCTCCACGACCAGTATTGTTCTGGGGCTAAGAAGGTATATGGGCATAAAGCCTTAACTTACTTTCGCTCATTCTGTGTTGTACTATTCAGGATTATTTCTTGTGCCTAGAAGATGTTCATTACCTTCGTAAGGAATACAATACTTACGACTAAATCCGATACACCGAAAAGGATATTGTGATTCTTCTCTATAATGAGAAAAGAGGTCAGCTTCCCATACACCATCTTTCTCATTTCGCCCCAATACTTTATCGAATGGCTTAAGCTCGCACTTTGGTTTCAAATCCACAATCTGTTTCTTCTCAGCATCCCAAGCCTTGCCTTTCTTTACGAGAGCATCAAAGAGCTGCTGTTTCTCTTCTTCTGTAGCAAATCTATACTCTTCAGATGATTCCACCTCATCGGCAAACAATAATCCAAACATTTCAGTTAGAGAAACATAGAAACTAAGGGTATGCTTATAAATCCTTCGGCATATTGCTACTGATTTTCCATATACCACTATATCCCCATCCTTGAACTCAAGCTGCTTTTCAATCTCCAAAGTTTCAAGATTGAGTTTGCCGTCCAAGTGTTCCTCAATGGTTTTGATGTAAGTCTGAGCGATATCCTTATCTTCAAGGGAATATCTTTCAGTTGTGCATAAGAATTCTTCGTAATATACGATTTTATTCTTATCTTCACTGTTAAGGTAATGCTTACAATAAAAACTTGTATAAGTATCATCGTACCATTTGTCAAAGATAACCTCTGTGCCACCATCATTACTTATCAGTATATCACCTTTTTCCCATTGGAACTTAGACCAATCACGCATTTCCTTAGATGGGAAGATAATACATTCTCCGCCATCATACATATTACCAAATTTAATTAAGGTACATTCTCCAGATTGTGTTAAACCAAATTTTGAAGTACAGAAGTTTATTTTAAAAATTTCATCTGTTACTGCTTCAGAACTACATTTACCATGAATCATAGAATACAATTTAGTACCCCTTGGTTTATTCTTCAAGATTTCTGCTATATTAAGTTTCTGTCCCATAATCTACTTAATTTTAATAAAACATATTGTATATTATATCTTCATATTTAAGTTTATCTATTACTTTATTCAAGTAATCGATAGCCACTTTACAATCAGGTCTAAATTTTTTTATCTCAGAAACTAGTTGCTCTAAATCTGATAATCTAGTATTCATAATTAGCTATTAACACTAGTTACAATAGAGTTATAAACTGTATTCCAATTAGATCCTATCTCCTAAGTCTGGGTCTTGAATGTCTTTCATTACAGCAAGATAAGCATTCTTAAACTGTTTTGATGTAATCTTTTTCCAGCCTTGAATGTAAAGTAGACAAGAATTTTCTCTGCAAATAGAGAAATTGTCTAAACATATATAATATACGTAATTACCTTGTATTGAAACAATTTTTATTATCTTGTATCTAAGTAACATTCACCAACAGTAAACTTAGAAAGTTTATCTTGATTTTCTAATGCTGTAATTTTATTATAGAGATTATTTTTTTCTTCTTGTAATTTCTTATATTTATTTTTTAGCTCTTCTTTAGTACATTTCTTGTAATATGTCTCTTCAAAAGATCTCCAATAATAGGTTTCCTTTGTAAGACTTAGTAAATCTGTAGTATCTAATTCATACACATGTATATTGTCACCTTTAATATCATAGACTTTACAGAATAAACCAAGGTTATTAGTATAATATCCTTTTTTAATATTTTTTAATTCTAGTATATCTTTTAATTCATTAATTTTACACTCTAAAACTGTAACGTCCTTCTTTAATAGGTCTCGTTGCTTTTGCAATTCTTTAATTTTATTAAAAAATTCTTGTTCATCCATAATTAATTTTGTTAATGTGTTAAACGTAAAAAAGGAGTATACTAACTAATTAGCTAATATACTCCTGTGAAACCTGGCATTTCAGTCCATCAAAGACTTTGGAGAAGTAATACGAATTGAACGTACTTCAGCTACTTAGATAATAATCATGTTTCGCCTTATCACCTGTCCTACATACTCCGGATTATGTAGGTAACTTCTCTAATTAGGTACATAATTTCCTAACTAGGTACAACAACTGAAACTTCGCAGTGGGGACTTACGAATTAAACGTACTTCGAAACTTTCGTTCACAATTCCTAGGGAATTACCTATTCATTGTTTTCCATTTCTTATCAATCTGCCCTATAATATTCACGACTACATAGGTATCCCCAAATTGGCTGCATTTGTTTGATATATCCTTCTTAATCTAACTAATAAACAACATTAGTTAGTTAATATTCTTTTACCAGCCGGGTGCAACCCATGCGTCTAAGTATACTTAGAATACAAACCAACCCGATTTTCGTCGGAATAGTGGGACTCGAACCCACACGCATTGCTGCATATGCTCCTAGGGCATATGTGTCTACCAATTCCACCATACTCCGAGTTGCCTTTTGTCTACAAAGTTGAGAGGCATAACTCAACTATCGGACTTTTTCTTTTTCGGGTCTTATTTATACTGGTTTAACCCCACTTACATGTTATCACAACATCATAGTGAATCTAGCCATTAATCGCTAGTAATCATCAGAATGCCTTCCCAGTTTCATTTATTCAGGATAAAATTTAGATTTCTTCTAATAATCCTAAATATTTAATATCAGTACTAACTACTTCTCTATATGCATAGTTGATATATACAGTAGCACCTACTGGAATTTCAAATATTCCTATTTCAGCATAACACATTCTACCCTTAGCCATTTCTTCAGTTAAGTATGAATGATAACCTTCATGTATATAAAAACGATCATAATTCCAAAGTTCTCCCACACATCCCATAACAGATCTATACCTTTCAAATTTAGGTCTTATCTTTACTGTAGGCATAATCTGAGATTTATAGTACCTAAAATTTTGATATTAACTTATAAAGATACCTAAAGTTGCTAATTTACCTACTTTATAAACTCTTAAAGGCTTCTTCAATACAATTGGAGTTGCCATATAATTTGACCAACACATAACTACTCTTCAGAATTACCTATTCTTACGTACTTACCAGTATAAATTATATTAGAAGAAACTATTTCTCCTCCATCATTCTCGTAATATTCAGAACCTTTAGGTATAATAAATGTTGCAATAAAATAAATATTATATAATCTAATATCTTCTGCAATCTTACCTAAATAAATTGTTCTATAATATGAGCGTAAACCAGAGTAAGGCATAGTTATATCTTTATAAGAATGATAACCTTCATATATCACTCCATACTGCTCTTCCAGTAATTTATGTATACTATAATTATGTATGATAGGTCTTATTTTAACCTTTTCATTTAATACTCCTGGTATATAAATAAAGTTTTGATACAAACTATTAAAACCTTTATCAGATACACGACCTATTTTATAAACGTAAAAATCTCGTTTAGCTATTTTTACATCGCACTTACCTACCCAACACATAATTATTTGCTAAAATTACTTATTCTTAAATATTTGCCTGTATAAATAATCTCAGAAGATACTATATGTCCATACTTATTTTCAAAGTATTCAGCACCTTCGGGAACTATAAAGGTAGCTATACAACAAAACTTATAGCTTTCTAAAGATTCTCTCAAAGCCAAATTATAATTACCCAGACATAAACATCTACAATTTGGATAAGAGTCATCCAGAGCTATCCATTTATAAGAGTGATAACCTCTGTCTATTATATAACTATTTACACAAAGATTATAAGGCACTAAAGGAACTATTCTATTAGGACATTTAGGAGCATAGTTATACCCCCTAATATCACTAATAAAAATATTATTCCATACAATCTTCCCTATTTTATAGACATAGAAATCTCTTTCAGCTACCTTTTTAATAACTGTATCATTGCTCCTCCAACACATAATTATTTAACTAATTTATAGTCACCAATTTAAAATCCTGCTTCTGTAGAATCTAAAGACCAAACTTCAGGAAATACTGTGAGACCATTAAATGACACTCTACTTCTATGCTGTTAGTAATTCTATCTATATTAAGAATTCTAAACCACATAGGTTTCTGACATCCTTTCCACGCTTGGGAAAAGATGTCATTTACCTGTAACACTACTTTGTCCATTCTGAATCAATATTAAGAAGTCTAAATACACCCCTAACAGTATACATAAGATGCTCATCAGGTTTCATATTTTTCCATATCTGATAAGCTAGTTCAGCATATTCTTTCTTTTCAAATCTGAAAGTGCCAAACATTCTCTTATCAGAGCTGATATAGTAACCATGTTCATCCTTACTAATAGTGTACTCAGGCTTCTTATCAAGCTTTACACGTAATGCATTACATTTTGCTCTCCTGGACTCAGTGAATCAATAATTTTATTTATATCCTTCATCTTTGTGCATAAACTTAGTTAAATCTAAATAATTGATAAGCATACCATTTACTTTCTCCTAAATCCTCATAATAGTACCACTGTTTCTTAGAATTAACATAATAATACCATTATTTACTTTTATTTTAGTAATCAGCAATTCATCTCTACCTGCCTTAGTACGAAACATATTAAAGCAAAACTGTTCTCCGCATAAATCAGATACTAAGTGTTCTTTACCATCATCAGGTATACTATTAATATGTTTGAACAATTGAGTATAGTCACTATTAATGTTATTAATCTTTCTTTGCTGATACTCTGTTGCCCACTTAATAAATTCTTCTTTGGATATTTCCTTAGCACCTTCCAATTTCTTACTTAGCTCCTCTACATTCCAATATTTACGGCTAAGATGCCCTGCTGTACTTACTAAAGTATAATTAAATATGAAACGCTCATGGTTAAGACGCTCTCCTCCAGTGTATAATAGAGAATACCCCTTCAATTTAAAGAATCTTCTGTATCCATCAGAACTAGGTTCTGTGGACGCCTCCTTTAAAAGTTGCAAACGATCATTATTACGTTTCAACATTTCCTCTAATCTGAGCTTCTCAGATTCAAGAGTGTTTATTTCATTTGTAAAATCCATATGTTACTTAATTTTCAACTTTAATTTATACCTTTTATTATCAAATAATTTGTAAAGACTGCAAACTATTAGTGCCCTGTCAGGACTCTTAAATGGAGTGCTTCGAAGACTTCTTGGCAAATCATTCTTATATCCTTTTGAAACGCATAGAAAGTATTTGCCATATCTACACTTTACAAAATATTTATTTTTATGTTCTGTTGGCATACTAGTTAGATATAGTAGGTTAAGTAAACCCATTCTGCCAACTTTTCTATTTAAATTATGTATTCTACCCATATGTTAATGTGTTATTTAATTAAACAATAAAAGAGCCTAACTAGATTAACTAATTAGACTCTTTAAATAATAAAAAGTGGGCTCGCCCGGGATTGAACCGAGAATAAGAGATTATGAGTCTCCCGTTTTAACCGATTGAACTACAAGCCCAAAATGTGCCTGAGGGTCGTTACTCCTCCCTAATTGCTAGCAGGGCGTGCACTTTAGGCTTTTTATAAGAAGCCTTAACTTAATAAAGTTCTCGCATAATTTATAACCAAAAACAGATAAATAATTCCATTTTCACAAACAGAATTTTTACCGAAAACTTAGAAAATTCTTAAAACTTATGAGTATAAAACATCGAATATGAATAATAATAGAGTAAATATGGACAGACTCGAACTGTCAACCTCTGGTTACCTAGCCAGTGCTTTAAGCTACATATTTCTATTTATACTAGTATTGTTATATAGCCTTATTTAAAAACTCATACTACTTTCACAAGCAATATGAGTTTAAAAGAAAGATAAAATCTTCTACAAATCCGAAAATTTTACATTACTTATAAATTTTCACAAATTCATAGTAATTATGAATGATTTTTCAAAACATAATAAATAATCAATTATGTAGCTCAGACGGGACTCGAACCCGTACGGACACATGTCCAATGGTGTTTAAGACCATCTCCTATACCAATTCGGATACTGAGCCAAGGAGCAACTAATTATCTGCTAGTTGCCAACAATATTTGGGAAAAACCAACATGTAATTTATGGGGTTGGTATTCTTATTTTTCAAACAAATTAAATACGTTCAACATCAATGTTTTCTAATAACCAAGATGGATCATCCAATATATAATCATCCGGAACTTCTACTGTTACTTTTAATACTATTTTCTTCATATTATAATTGTTCTAAAATATTCTTCGCAATATATAAAGATACTTCTCTAGTAGTATGCTCAGAATCATTAAGTACTAGAAGATATTTATCTTTATCATCAGTTTTCTTAGTTAATTCAAGTAAATACTTTTTATTAATTAATAAACCTTTAGTTACTACTATATATTCTATACACAATTTCTTAATAACAGCAGTTAAAGAGCAACCAATAATAAATTTTCTGCAATCTTTAGTTACTATTAGGACATATTTATTCAGTGCCTCTAAACTAACTATATCTTCTACATTTATTTGTCTGTATTCAATACCTTTAAATACAAGAAATGTATCAGAATCAATTTGTATTGTTTTTATTTCCATATTACTTAATTTAATTAACCTATAGTAAAGTGAGTGCTCACAATATTTTCAGGATGAAGAATAGTTTTAGCTAATTCATCCTTTGCCCATTTCTCAATAGTAGAATGTTTAACACCTGGAGCAATTTCGTGATAATACATTAAGTCGTATGTTTCACCACTCTTAAAGGTTACACGTACTTTAAAAGTAGAATCTACTTCATCTTCTATGAGTTTATCCATTTCTTCTCTAGTTACCATATAACTAAATAATGGATTAGAAAAATGTTCCTCCCAAAATTTCTTCTCCAATTTAGCTAACTCTGCTCGTGCATATTTAAGCACATTCTTACAACCTAACTTCTCAGCACTATCTATTTGTGCCAATAGTTGGGTCTTCTTAATAAAATGTTCTTCTCTTGTCATAATTTTATCTGTTAATAATCTATTTAAATAATAGGCGATTTTCACTGGTTATATTTAAACTATTCCATTGTCCTCAGCTATCTAACGTTCTTTCTAACCCAAATGATTAATTTTAAGGTAATTACGCTATTTAATAGAGTTACTGAGAGTTGTTCAGTACCTATGTATTAATTAGTAGAGGATGGCAGAGTCGGACTGCCTATTAGGGAGTCAAAGTCCCTCGTGTGAAACCGTTACACTAATCCTCCGAATAAAATACTATTCTCACGAACCATATTTTCCAACTACAAGTTCACAATTTGTCATAAATGTTGCGGAGAAAGAAGGATTCGAGCCATGTAATATGACTAACACCTTAGCAGGGTGCCGCTCAGCCATTTCTCCAATAGGGTCACGCTAGGGATTCGAACCCTGTACTGTAGTCTCACAAACTACCGTGTTACCAGTTACACCAGACGGACCATAAAAGCTTCCTATCTTCACAGACCAGAAGCATAACAACTCTTTAACGTTATAAAGTCCGCTGACTTTATATTTTAAACATTAATCGTATTAGTTTTATTAAATAATATGAAAGAGTAGCACTAGCGATGCTCGAAATCGCCTTTTAACCTTGAAAGAGTTACGTCCTAACCAGCTAGACGATAGTGCCAAGTAGATTCTCTATCTTCACAGACTAAGAACCTCAAGATTAACAAATCAAAAAAATAATAGCATTGCGCACCCTGCAGGATTCGAACCTGCGACTTCAAAATTAACAGTTTTGCGTTCTAAACCAACTGAACTAAGGGTACAAATCTCTACCTATTTATCACAAACCAGTAGAGTTATAATGTTTCTTTAACTTTTGAATAATATGAGGTGCTCCCTGATAGTACTGACCTGTCTTCCCGAAATTAAAAGTTTCGTGCTTCACCTTAAAGCTTAGAGAGCTAATTTATAATCTTATTTTGCACACGGAGTAGGATTCGAACCCACGCTGTTCAACTTTTATCTCTATAGGTTTTGGAGACCTTCGACCACTCAGGCATCCGTATATAGTGGAGACACGTGGAATCGAACCACAATCTCGGAATTTTCAGTCCCGCGCTCTGACCTTCTAAGCTATATCTCCATATGTCTAAGATTTACTTAGACACACCACATTTCTATAAGTAGAATAGTGGTAAGAACTTTGCCCAAATAGGCATAACACACTAACAAAATATGATTAATTACAAAAATTCAAATTAAAGTGATAGTGTCTTCTCACATCATGGCTGGTGATTGTAGACTTTCCAATATTGTAATAATCTACATACGTGAGGCACTAAGAGAATCATTTTTCTCCCGTTACTTCCCAAATTTGGACGAAATCTTTTATAATTAATTAGCTACCTTAACTATAAATAATTAGAGGATTCGAACCTCTGTTTCTATCACTATATTTAAAAGGTTATATTGATTACAGCTTACTAATTAATTAGCTATTTAACTAGTAATTGTTTCATATTAATCCCATTAAATGGGAGTTGCGCAATATTTTGAAACTAAACTTCTCTTCTAATCGACTCTTTACAGCTGATAGATTAGACAGATGATGTCCTATACTTCCTCTGGGAGGAGAGTCTCAATATAACTAACATAAATATCAATTTAAAAGAAAGTTTAGTGGACTTTGAGTGCTAGATATATTAAATAGTACATCCTAAATAATACTCTAGTTATCCACTAAACTTATCTTTGAAGAAACCTACAACTATTTATCACAAACCATTGTAGAATTATATTTTGTCGACCTATTTTAATTCACAATTATTACAACTTGAAAATATTTTAAATATTTTTGTTGTAACTTGTAGTTGTGCTCCCATCCAGATTCAAACTGGAAACCCACAGCTTAGAAGGCTGTTGCTCTATTCAGTTGAGCTATGGGAGCTGCTAATTATTAGCATTTTTTCTACTAACCTTGCCAAGTGAACTAACTATATAATCAGTTATTTAGAATTGGTAGTTAATAAATGTTAATTTGTAATCAACACTTAAAAACTTACCAATTCTTTTATAGGCATAGAGTAATTATAGAGAATTAATTTTCTTCTTTAATTCTTTTATTTCAGCTTTAATACCATTTAATACTTGTTCATAGTATTGTCCTGTAACTATGATAACAGCATCTTCATCATTACAGGTAAGCCAATAAGTAAGAGTATGCGTCCATAAACCACAAATATCACCAAGAAACACATCATTCATAGACATAGTTGCTATGTTAGAAGTTCTGAACATTCCATATTGAGCTGGACATATTGCAGGATTCCATGCTAAATGCATTGCTCCTAACTGTCTGTGAATTTTAAAAGTGTCTTCAAGAGTGTGATGAGACATCAATTCACCTTTAAATTTAGTCAGCTGAAGGATTTGATGTTCTATCATATGTTTCTTATCCTTCTTCTCCTGATTTTTCTGAGCCATAACTCCAACTACAATAAATATAATTAAAGCTAGTAAGGCTATTACTGTTATTACCATAATCTAATTAATTATTACAATAGAGGTGCTTCTCTATTTTGTTTATACTTATTTCCTATTAACCAATAGTAAAGATACTTATAGTTATTAACTAACTCAATGATTGGATAGTTTCTAATATAAATATATTTATAATGGTCTATTACTAACTCGCACAAAGCCTTAGCTGGGTTAGTTTTGTATCTCTTCTTCCACTCCTTAGTACAGCATAAATAGTTAGTAGTCCAAGTATTGGTTTTTCTAACACTTATTCTATTTTTAGGAATTACTGGAAGGGCACTATCCTTAACCCAGAAATCTAAAGCTTCAATTAGTAATTCGAAATTATCTTTATCAATAATCATTCTTACTTAGTCATTTCGGAACCTACAATAGCTACAAATATTAATCCAAATACTATAGCCCAAACAATTCTAAGAAACTCCATTATTCTTTACTCCTTAGTATTAAAATAATAATAATAGGAATTGCTCCACAAATTATATTTAATAGTGTCATAACTATTTGCCATTAGTTAACTTGTAGATATAATCCCAGATTTCTTGAGGAATATTATTGCCTGTCTCATGAACATAATCCTTCATATGACACATATTGCCATCTTCAGCAGTCTTAATTACTGCTTCAGTAAAAAGCTTAATGTCCTTGAGATTTGGAGTGATATTAGTAGAATCTGAAGCAGACCCTCAAAAGGAGAAAGTTTGCCATCCTTCATCTGATTTCTAATAGCCTCATTAGTAACGTGGGCAGCTATTATAAGAACTGCTTCTTTCTCTGTAGTTTTGGTAGCACTAACGCTTTCCACGATGTCATTGTTAACTACCAATACATTACCGAACAAACCAAAATCGTTTACTTTCTTTGTAAAATCCATAATCTTATCTGTTTAATTAATTATCTAAAAATACATAAGTCTTGTCTTATGATTAACCAATTTACTTTCCAAGATGTCAACTATTTATTATACTCTATAGTACTAGAGTGCTATTTTATCTTTATTCGTATTTTTATACTATTTACAATTAAGAGAACGTCCATCTACTACACAAGTTCCTTTTAAATCGGAAATTACATAGTTAGTTACACAATTCTCATTGTACTGAATAGAAACTACAATATTTGGTTCAATAGTCATTGTATCTGGTTTAATATCTACACCCATTAACATAGTCTCTACTTGAGATGCAATCTTTTCTGCTTCTGTCATAGTTGTTCCATAATTAGTAAGTTCCATAATTAGTAAGTTCCATAATTAGTAAGTTCCATAACTTTCTAATTAAATAGTAAAGACCTAACTAAACAATAACTATATAAATAGTAAAGACCTAACTAAACAATAACTATATAAATAATTAAAGTCTAATTAGGTCTTTTGATTATGGAACTTAACAGAAAAATTACTTCTTTTCCCCCTCAATGAGGAGTTGCATAGCGTGACGAGACTTTTCCATCACAAACTCGAGAAGTGTACGGAATGTGTATGGTTTACGATGCCATTTCTTAGGAACATAAGCAAGTGCCATCTCTGTCTGCCACCACATGTTGGCAGTAAACTCGTCAAACTTCTCCTCTTCAGCTAACTTAATAGCTTCCTGCATAGCCTTGTAACTACTGTAGTCAAAGGTATCATCACAATCACTCTTAGTCTTATAATCCCAAGAGTCTACCTTACGCTTGCCCCGCTCTTTAGCATTGACAAGCTCATGTTCACACTTGTCAATATATTCCTTAAGCGCATAGATAATGTCATCTTTGAATAAGTGCAATAATTCTACATCATCAAACTCATGTGGCTTGTAATCACCATTTGAGTTCAAGATGATTTCAGTACGTTGTACACCATTAGCTACCTCTGTTTCGGTAGTCACTTTGACACCCTCAGATGTCCAAGAAAAAATTCCATTTTTCATTTTGTTGTAATCTAAAAATTGTGAATCTATAAACAGACATAATGTCTCATTATAATTGTGAATTGATACCTAAATACAATCTAACTACGCTTAATTAGACTAACTTTATTGAATGTCTTTATACTTACGGCAAAATCCTTACGTTAGTTTTAAAACTAGTAGGTTCACGACTTCTCTTAAATTGTTTCATTTTATTACTATTTATATTGTTAATAACTAGGAATTAGCCCATTTAATAAGCCAATTCCAACCTGTATATTCCTTAAACAATTCTTCGTTCATAAAGGTAGAACAAAGAATACAAAGAGCAAATGCCCCGAAACCCATAAAGAGTGTCACAAAGAGTGACATATGGGCAATGTAATCTATACCACTCACATAAGTGATGATATAGAATACTGTAAAGTAAAAATAAAATCTTTTCATTTGTTAAAATATTTTGTTACCAGCTGTCAGATCGATACATTATTAGCTAATTTAAATAGAGCAATATCTACTTTAACAATAGACATCTTTCTAATTGAGAACTTCTCATTAATTACGAGAGACATCAACTTAAATATCTCCGGAGTATATTCTAATCCAGATTCTTTAATAAGCTGATTTACTGCATAATTATGAGATTTTCTATTAGCTACTGCTATATTACGATATTTAGCAGCATTGAATTTCCAGTTCTTTTATCTTATTCTGATATAACTGGAATACCTGAATAAGTGTTGAACTACCTGTAATCATTTTCCGTTAAGTGTGTAATTGGGATAGAGCTGATAACCCACTACCTTAATTAGTATTTTATTGCATAATACTACTAGTTGCCACATTGGGTGATACTGCAACCATATTTATTTTACAACTCTATCCCTTATTGTTATTTAAATTGTTATTAAAGGGAGCAGTTTAAACTCATGCTCAGGAGCTCGTCTTAAAACTATGTGCGAATATTGTTACTTAACTAAAACATTATAAAATACTGAATCCATTTCGTCCAACTGATTAGCCTGTATAGATATAACTTTTTTAGCTGTTTGTTGGCTGTGTGACAATTAACTAAATTAATTGACAATTACTGCACTTACTAATACTAACATAATAAGTGCTGTTACTTTATTTATCTTATTCATAATTACTGGTTACAGTACCCAAGATATTTGTACTTTCGTCATCAGGAGCAAAACTAATTACTCCATTCTTTACAATATTCTCTTTCATTGTTAATGTGTTTAATTATTATACTTATGTTATTTATTCATAGATAGCTAATAACGTACAACTGTTACTAGCTATTTCGTCCAGTCTCATCAGTATGAATTTTATAGTCTCCTGGCTGACTTATAAATTACCTGTCTTTCCAGGTTGTCTCTTCAACAGTCTAATACACAAGACGCGCTGCTCAGCTATGTAAGACGTACTGCTCACACTCGGCTAATTAAACAATTTCTCTTACTCCTTGTTCAAGGGAAGCCTCTCTTTAAGCACCGAGGTTATCGCTTTAAAAATGTGTAGTTCTTCAACACTTACTATCCCCTACACTAATTTTCATTCAGCTTTCTTTTTGTATATTTACAGAATATACTCTCAATGTGTTATGACTGCTTCTCATACAACTTAGTTTTATAATAATGTTGATTAATATATACTAAGAAGCAACTCCACTCTAGATAAGTAAGTAAGCTGTGTTTTTTTTTAACTAAAGATAATTTTCAGTTTAACCGTCTAACTGAATAAAGGACTTAGTGTTGTTTTAATTTTGCATTTTTTGTTTTTTCAAATAATACAAAGTAATAGCTCTCCATACACCAAATTGGCAAATTAAATGAAATAGGCAAAAACCCTCCTCTCCTGTCGTTGTTCGTTTACCTCTCCAGTGTATCAGAGAGCTACTACAATTTGCGTTATTTTTAATTTTGTTGTTAAATTTAGCTGTCTTTCCAGCTTGCCAGAATAAAAAAATAGAAACATTGTTATCTAACTCTGTTGTTTTTTGTTGTTTATTGTTTTGTTGTGATTTTGTTGTTTACGACAGTTACAGTACCGCCCGTCGACTTATTCGGTACCAACCGTCGTCTAAATCATGTAATTCAAAGTAGCCATATTGAGGATGAGGTGTAAATTGTCCACATAATGTAAACTCTCTACCATCATCACTTACAAATGTACTACCTGAATAGGTTCCTTTAAGACAAATAACCTTTTTTGTTCTTATTTTTTTCATACACTAAAATAATTACATTATCGGCACTTGCTTACAAATTTTAAAATATACACTAGTACAAAATGAGTGTTGTACCATCAGCACTAGTGTACAAAGGTAATAATTAATAAGTAGGGATTTCTCCCTACCTATTAATTTACGAAATTGCCCAAACGTTTACACGCATAACACGATGAGCACCTGCTGAATAAGACAAGTTGTCAAGTGTAGAGTCTCTGCGTGCAATTATTGGACGGCATCCCTGTGCCTTGAGAATGAGTTTCTTAGGTAAAATACTATTACCTTTAGAAGCGGCTTCTTTTGCAGCGAGATATAACTCTAAGACGTTACGAGTTCCCGCATCATAGAACTTCACATTAGCAGGGTTGAAGCCCTCAACGTGTTGTGCGGTGTATTCGTTGGTCTTTTTAGAGCCATCTGTCTCTTCAAAGGTGCCCTCAAACTTGTAACCAGCCAAAGACGGCTTAATCAAGTTACGCAGAGAAATCCATCTGCCATCTGACAATTTAGCACCAAAATACGTATTGCGTACTTCGGTGTCGCCGTTGTCATTTGTGACACTTACAGGCACTAAATCGACTTCTCCTGTGAGCTGAATAATTTCGCCCAAAATGAAACCATTACCGCCTTCCTGACGAGTAGCCATTTTATCAAACTGCTCCTTTGATAACTCAGGAGCGCCCAAAGCCTTGCGGGCTTTATTCAACTCGGTTAACACTTTCTCCAATTCCTTACCTGTTGGCATTTTAAAATCTTTCATAATTCTCAATTTTTAAAATTAATAATATGTTTCTTTTTTTATTCAAATATGAGGGGGGGACTAAAGTGGGTGTCTACCGTAGCTTAAATAACTCTCTAAATTTTTAGCATTGGATTAAATCGGGGGGGGGATTAAAATGGTGATTTTTTGACAATAATTTGGGTATAAAGCTCTTATTGTTACATTTTAAATTATTTTAACTTTTATATTTTCAACAATTAATCTATTGTAGAATGTGATTAAAAAAGAACTAAATTAAAACAATTTTAAAAATTAATTAATATGGTTGAAAACTTGTTAGAAGGAATAATGACAAATGAAGAATTTCAAGAGCTTATGAAAGCTTCTGAAAATAATAAAGATTATAAATTTAATAAAAACGGTTTAGATATTTCAATGAATAGTTCAGATAATGGTTTTGAACTCAGTGTTAAATACACTAATCCAGTACAATCTGAAGTAGAGAAGTTTACAGATTTCTTAAATAGTTTGGATGATGAATTGTTTGTAGGCATTTGTGAACAGATTGGTAATGATGGTTTACAAAAGATTCAGAATTGTTTAGACTCAGAAAAGATTGAATCTGTCCGCTCTGCAGTTGCTTATTTTAAAGCACATGCACGAAAATTCATTGCAGATAAAACTAACTATTTGAATGAGCAATTAGTCAAATTTAACTAATAACTTAAATACATATTTGGCTAGTTCCCTCAATAGCTAGCTAATATTCTCTTATGGTGTAATGGTCAGCACAGAAGACTCTAAATCTTTTAGTCAGGGTTCGAATCCTTGTGAGAGAACAATTTAATTATAAAAGATATGTATTATGATTATTGCAATTTATAAACTAAATGACAAACTTTTAAAAACAACTAATTTAGAAAAGAAACTTAAAAAGTTGAAAAAGTCTAAATTAGATAGTAAAATACAAATTCTTTTCCAAGAGGATTATGAGGGGGATTTAAAAGAGGCTGAGAATTATTTAGATTACATAATTAAAAAGAACTATGTAATAGATGACAATGTAGATGATACTAGTAATGTGGTTTTACATCATTATGTCAATAGACAAACTGGTTATACACACACTAGTATATATGATAATGAAATTTTAGAAGGATATGAACAAATCGACTGATGTTTTTAACAGACTAATTAAACCTAAAAATAATATAATGGCTAACTATCTAAGTCGTAAAGCTACAATGTTAGCTGGTAATTGTGCAACTTTAAATCAAAATACTTTAGTTACACAATTTAAAGATAATCAATGGTACTTAGATTATTTAGATGAATTAAATACATATAGTACTCAGTATTAAATTGTAACTAATTAAATAATAAATGATTGATTATAAAGCAACTATTAAAAATATACACTCAGCATTGTCTGATTTAAATATAGATGAATTATTAATTATACTTGATTGTATTAAAGAGATTCCTAATTATAATAACTCAGTACACATTAATAGTGGAGGTTACACATATCCTAGTGTGGATAATGTTTTGTTAAATTCAAAATTGAAATCTCCTTCTGTTTCAGATACATTATATTCTCTGCAATTAGATACAGACCATACTACATGTAATTCAGTAAATTGTACTAATGTAGCTAAAAAACGTAAAGACAATGAAACCAATTCTTCAATTTGAATTATAAAATATTTAAGGCGACCTAGCAATTAAGCTAAGCCGCCTTTTATTATATCTATTAATTACTATAATAGTTATTTTCTCCATATACTAGTTATACTATCTATACCTAGTAATCCCATACAACAATATAAAACTGTATCTATCATATCTGGTGCCTATTTAGTTACAATGCTACAATATATAAGTACTATTAAACTAACTACCCATCCTAATATTCCACATACTCTTTTACTACTTATTCCAGTATGTGCTGTTATTAATTTAATTAAAAACTATTTCATAATTCTATATCGTCATTTAATTGGGTGCATTTAATTGGGTGCATTTAATTAAATATTTATCCCATAACTATTTATCTCTCTCATTTACAAAATTTAGAAATTCTTGTAATTCATTCAATTGTATATCTCTCATACCTAGTTACTATTCTAATTATATATTTGAGCAATTGGATTTAAACCCTATTGCTTATTCCACTAATTAATAATCTATTTATCCCTATTTCTCCCTCTATTAATTTCTACATTATAGAAGGCTGGTCTTGTATTATAGTTCTTCTATTTTAATCCCTATTTAAACTGTCCAAAGTTCTAGACATTCTATAAGTTTTTATATCTACCATTAGTTAGACTATCAGTTACATTTTTAGTCCATCCACCTAAGTTAGATGCCCTTCTTCCAAATGAATAATATTTTCCAGGTCTGCCATCTTCTATCATAGATAAATGTGAAGTGTCAAAAGCAGCCTACTGTGGAATACCCTAATTAACTAAGGAGATATATCTTTGTAATACTTGAGGCTATGAGTCACTAATCTAAAAAGGTCCGCCCTACTAATAAGTGAGAAGATGATTCTTCTTTAAATCCTTTGTTTTAAACCATCCATTATCTAATATTGATCTATGACCATTTGGCTTATGTACTTCACCACCATCTTCATGTTTCCATTTCTTTGCATTCTAAGCAAATATGGCTCTTTTTCTAGTTAGAGGATTTTTACTATGTGTTAATTCTTCAGTAGTTTTACCTGTTCTCTTTTTAGTCTCAGTAAATTTTCCTCTATTTTCTTTTTTAATGTGTATTCCTGAACCTTTAGCTAGATAAGGGATACCAAATATTTCTAAATCTTCCATTTTAATTAAATTTAAGAGTTTATATTACTAATTAATTTGTTATACACCTAATTATATATTATTATTGAAAAGTTAAAAATTAGTTTAGATAAATATAAAATAAATGTAAAATGTTAATGTTATATGGAAAATTTAAGTATTGATAAACAAAACGGAACAGTAGCCTTTAATGAAGAAGTACATCGTTATTGGGATATTAATGACCCTTCTATCAAGTTTACTTCTGTAACTACTATGATTGAGCAATTTGGTCAGCCATTTGATAAGGAATTTTGGTCAGCATATAAAGCTTTAGAGAAATTATTACCTGCTGATGAATTTAAGATTGAGAAGAAGTCTCTTTTAAATACTAAGAAATTTGATCCTGTTCTGTTAGAGTTACATAATATTACAGAACTAGATTTTAATAAAGCACAGCAAGAAATATTAGACTCTTGGGATGAGGAGAATAGAAGGTCTTGTGAAAGAGGTACTAAAATACATGCAGGATTAGAGAATTCCTTTTACACCCAGAAAAAGAATATTACTCTAGATAAATATCAAATAGGAGGTAAATTTGAATGTCAAAAAGATAGAACTTCTTTAGATTTGGAAAACGCAGTATATCCTGAGTATTTAATTCATTGGGATTCTCCATCTGGTAAATTACATATTGCAGGTCAGATTGATTTATTAGTTAAAAAAGGCAATTCCATCGTAATTGGAGACTGGAAAACAAATAAGAAGATTGATACCAAGAGCTATTTTGATTCTAAAGTAAGAAGTTCTGTTAAGATGAAGTTTCCTCTAAATAATTTAGATGATTGTAATTATTATCATTATTGTCTTCAGCTTAGTACTTATGCTTATATAATTGAATCATATAATCCTGATTTTAGTATAGAAGATTTAGTATTAGTACATTTTGATCACAATGACAATATGACTGTTTATCATCTACCTTATCTTAGAAAAGAAGTAGAACGTATGTTATCTTATTATGAAAAGGAACATCTTCTACAAGAACGTAGATTAAAGAATAAACGAATTGAATATTAATATGATACTATGTATAGCATTATTACTAATAGCTTATTTAATTTATAGCACTATAATGGAATTAACTAAGAATTAATATACAAATTAATATATGGAAGAATATATAACTAAACGTACTAAAATATGTAGAGCTTGTCCTATTTGTGACCAAGAAAATGAGATTTGTAATGCACATTTGTATTTAAATCCTGAAAATAATGATGTAAGTACAACACCTAAGAAGGGATATTTAAAGGGATGCGGATGTTGGCTGCACGCTAAGATTAAAAACTTAAATAGTAAATGTCCTTGTGGAAAATGGTAATGTGTAAGGTAGAAGGATGTATAAGTAATACACCGTTTATTAATGGATGACCCGGAGGGTATGGTTATAGACCATATTAATCATAATGGACTTGACAATAGGAAATGTAATTTACGTATATGTACTAATCAAGAAAATATTTGTAATTGTGAAATACCTAAAAATAACAAATCAGGATGTAAAGGGGTATATTGGGCTAAAGATAAGCAAAAGTGGACTGTACAATAAAACTAAATATATAGGAAGATATGAAAATCTAGAAGATGCTATTAAGGCTCGACAAGAAGCTTCTAAGAAATATTATGGAGACTTTGCTAATGATTAAAGGAATGAAATTAAACATATTAATTAAATGGTTACATGGTATTTTAACTAAGCCATTAACTATATTAAAAAGCATATATTATAATATTAAGAATAAACATCAAGATTTAGCTATTACAAGATTAGGTATATGTCATAGATGTGACCATAAATTAAATACTAACTTCGGTGATTTATGTGATTTATGTGGATGTGTATTAGATAATAAAACTAGAGTTAAAGATGAATTTTGTGAACAGGGTAAATGGTAATTATTGCCGTAAATTAAATGTAAATGACTATGGATTTTAGAAGTGAATTAAATGGAAAAGAGAAAGTAGCTCAATCACTTATCGGTATGGAAAGCACAGGAACTCCTATTGTAGTTAATGGACAAAGAGCAGACGTTATTTTAGCTAATGAGAAGAAGTCTAAATTTAATACTAAAGTAGATGAATATGTAGATAAATTTGAAAAACACAATAAAGCACTTGAGGATTATGCTAAGGAAATCTCAAAGGACATCAATGGTTTAGAGATATTACCAATGGGTTCTTATGCATTGATTAAACCTTTTGATGAGAATCCTTTCCAAAAAATAACAGTAGAGAGTGGAATTATTACAGACTTGGGTGGATTTACCCCTCAATATAAGAGTGAAGAAGATGGTCAGATTCACGAATTAGAACAGTTTATTCGTGTCGGTACTGTAATTGAGACCGGGTTCAAATGTGAGTTCCTAAAAGAAGGTGATGTAGTATTCTTTACTAAAGCTAGTGAAGCTACTGTTCCATTCTTCAAGCAAGGATTTGTAGTAGTTAATGAATCACGAATTATGGCAATAGTTAATGAGAAATTAACAGAAAGAAAGAATCAAATTAAAGATAATGGAAACAAGTAATAAAGTTTATCTATAGCCGGGAGATGTTGTAAGTCTGCGTTAGCGTGACAAAATGCATTGTCCGGCTATGCTTGTTATTAGAAAAGAGCAAGCATTATTTAAAGATGAAATGAAAGGATTGAGATGTAGATGGTTTACTGATTCTGGTTTAATGCAGGAAGCAGTATTCAATACTAAGGATTTAATACTTGTATAATTATGACATAGAAAACAGTTAATACAGCATAGTCAACAGATGCTCGAAGTCAAAACGCTTTTATAAGATTTTTTAACATGCTTATGTCCCATAAGAATGATAATGGAATATTTTATTCTAATGGAAGATTTTTTACCAAATCAGGGATTAAGGGCAATTATAATGTAGAAACAGGAAGTATTTTAAATAAAAGAGGGACTAGACCAAGCACTCCTTCCAAACAACAACCTTCTACTAAACCTAAAAATGCAGTACCTTGGAAAACTGCACCGGTATATCCAGGAGTTGCTATTATGATTACTAAAGATACTAGTTATACACCAGGTACAGGATAGAAGATCGTTCATCCAGCTCCATTTAAAGACAATAGAAAAGATTTCACCAGAGTAGACAAACAAACATAGAAAAACTCTACATCTGCAGCTAGCCCTCATACTAGTGCCACAACCCGTAAACCAAGAACGGCATTAGCTCCAAAAGCTCCTACACCCAATTCTTGGATTAATAAGGGTAGAGGAATATGGAATTATAATGGAGTATCTCAGGCAGATGTAGCAAATGCTTATAAGACGGGAGATTTCAGTAAAGTAGGAAGTTACTTATCACAACACAAAGATTTAGCCAGTTACTTAAATAATGTTTATAGTAAGAGAGGAGGTAATTAGTTTAATTAGTCTGCACCAACTCCTACAGTTAATACTATGACTTTATAGACGTTAGATAATGTAGTGCCAAAATCTCCAGTAAAGGAAGTTACTCCAACTGTAGAGTTACCTACTGCACCTACTTATAATAGAAGTTAGACTAGAGATTATATGCGTTCTATAGGTATGAATCCTTATGATTATTCAGGAAGTGAACGAAAAGCTTTAAGAACATATTTAAATAATCCTGGGTCTATGGACTCTAAGTACCAGCCATTTATTAATTAGGTATAGAATTAGCGTACTTAGAAAATGGTAAATAGCATTGGAACTAATTAGTTATTAAAACCAGAAACTGATACAAATAAACTGAATAATTAGTTAGTTAATTTAAAATTTAAACAAGGAGGACAGATGTATAAATACGCGGCAGGAGCACAAATGGTACAACCACAATAGGCAAGTGGACAATAGGGGATAGAATAGTAGGCAATGACTTTAGTTTAGGCAGCTATGTAGGGTGACTAGCAAGCTAACTAGACTATTTAGAAAATTATGTAGGCAGCACAACAAGGTGATTAGCAAGCAGCTCAAGTAGCTAAATTACTACAAGCTATTATTCAGCAAATGAAAGGATCTCGTAAAGCAAGACTCGGTGCCAAATTAGATTATATTAAATAGTCTATTGGGGAATGTCCTGAAGGTCAAGAAGTAGTATATTTTAAAAAGGGAGGAGAAATTTGTAAAATATGTGCAGGTAAAAAAATGCAAGATGGAGGAAAATCTGACCCTATTAAAAACTTTAAGAAAAAGAAGGATGTTGCAAAACAAACTTATTAGAGAAATCCTTATACTAGGGGTAAATCAGCTAAAGAAATTGCCGAAATGCAAAGAAGAAATCGACAAGAAGCTGGTGCAGGTAAAGGTGAGAATGATGCTAATGTTGCTCCATGGAACTATAAAAAGATGAAATAAAATACTAATGTTAATGATTTATGAATGTATTTAATTATGATAGTGACCATCTTGTTCTAGAATTAAATGAGCCTGAGATTCTTTTAATCAGAGAATTTAAGGCTCTTCTAGATAGAGATAAAACAAAAACTAAGACTAGAGTAAATAAAGAACTTACTTACATTTATCTGGCTTTAGATTGGAAGTCTCCTTATTCTAATTATTTAGAGTAGGAAAGACATGAGGAAGCCCTAGCTGATAGTGGTTTGACAGAAGCCTAGTTTAACGACCCTATATTTAGAGAAGCTTGTCGAAAATATAGGAAATTACAAGAATCAAATAAATCTGTGAAATTATTGGAAGCAGCTCGAAGGGCAGCAGATTAGTTTATAGATTATTTTGAAACTATTGTAGATTTAAATGAACGAGATATTAATGGTAAACCTATTTTCTCTGCAGAAAAAGTAATGAAGGAGATGGCTTAGTTAAGTAATGTCCATGAGCAATTAATTACTTTAGAGAAAGAAGTTAAAGAGTCTGTATCACAAGAGTCTACAACTAGAGGTGGAGTTAATACTGGATATGACCCAGGTAATTTTTAATTGATATGCCTAGAAAGAAGAAAGTATTACCTGATGAAATCTAGTTAATTGTAGATGAAGTAAAAAAGAAATAGTAGGAAGAAGATACTAAAGAGGCTAAGAAATTAGTTGATGAATATAGAATTGAACGTTCTAATGATAAGACATATTGGGATATTACTAAGGATATGAAAATAGAATGTTTTGATCCTACTTTATCTTACGAATTAACTGGTTATAGACCCATAGATGAAACTCATGGTTTAGATTTTGATCCTTCATGGTTTACTGAAGTTAGAGAAACATTTCTAAGAACTGGGAGATATTGTTCTTATTTACCTAGAAGTAAAAGATGGGATGCATTTTGGAAAGAACAATATACTAGATGTAAATACGGTATGACCTCACATGGATATACTATTACTGGAGATAACTATTTCTTCTTAAATTTTTATTAGTTACCAGTAGTAGATATGGGTAAAGCATCAGGTGAAGGTACTAATGAAAGTTTTCCAGTATTCTTTGCTTCTCAATATATGTTCTTTCATTATTTACAGATGTGTAGAGTATTACATAAAAATGCTGCCTTAATGAAAGCGCGTTCAATTGGCTTTAGTGAGATAAATGCTTCTCTTGCAGCTAGACTATACACTACTATAAAAAGAAGTAGAACTATGATTACTTGTTTTAAAGATACTTATTTAAATGGTACCTTTAGTAAGTTAAACCATGCTCTCACATTCATTAATACAAATGCTGATGGATTTTTTAAACCTAGATTAACAGATAAAGCCCTAGAAAAGAAATCAGGATATTAGGTTAAAATAGATGGTTAGTTCACAGACTTTGGATGGCGTTCTGTTGTAATAGGAATTAATGGAAGCAAGCCTTCTAATATTCGTGGTGATCGTGTTGATCTTCTTATTTATGATGAGGCTGGTTCGTGGCCTGATTTAACTACTGCCGTAGTGCAAGGACAAGAATTATGTGAAGTACAAGGTGTTCCTAGAGGTATTATGTTATTTGGTGGTACTGGAGGTGACTTTGGTTCTCCTCTTGAAGGATTAAAAAAGATTTATTATAATCCTAAGGCTTTTAAAATTCTACCATTTAGGCATAAGTGGACACAAGATGGAACCACTATAGAGAGCGGATTTTTTCTTCCTTATTTTCTGCAGTCTTTGAATCCTGAATATATGGATTCTAGAGGAGTTTGTAATTAGACAGAGTATAAGAAATTATTACAAGAAGAAAGAAATAATCTGTTAGCTGTTCCTGAAGAGTATCTTAAAAAGTGTGCTGAGCGCTGCTGGAATGCAGAAGAAGCATTTACTCTCGAAGGTTAGAACAAGTTTAATAAAATGAAGATAGCAGATTAGTTAGCTAAAATACGTCTTCATAAAATTGGACCTAGACCACAAGTAGGAACTATTGATTATACTTATAAATCTAATAAACACTCTTTAGAAAATATAGATGGATTTAGATGGCTTCTTAATTCTGGTAAAGTTTAGATATTGGAACATCCAGTATGGTCTGATTTATATAAAGAACAGATTGAGAAGTAGAAGAGAGAAGCTGAGGAATAGGGGATTGATTTTGAAGCTCCTGTATACACAGAAATGAATGATTTATATGTAGCAGGTATTGATGGTATTGATATTGGTGCTGCTCAAACTTCTAAAGAAACTAGAGACCCTTCTGATTTTTGTATTGTAATTAAACGTAGAGCCTTTGGTCTTAATGAACCCCAATATGTAGCTATGTATAAAGACAGACCTCAAAATATTAGAGAAGCTTATAAGATAGCTATGTGTATGTGTAAATATTATAATTGTAGAATTAATATAGAGGCTACCCGTGTAGGTATGATTACTTGGGCTAGAGAAAATAAATGTCTACAATACTTTATGAAAAGACCTAGAGCCACTTTGACTGATATTAAATATGGTACTACTAAATAGTATGGTACTCCTGCAACTAAAACTATTATAGAACAACAAACAGACCTTATAGCTGATTATGTAGAAGACTATGGACATAATATCTGGTTTGAAGATATGCTAGAATAGTTAAATGGTTATAATGATGAGAATAAAACAAAATTTGATATTATAGCTGCTCTTGGAATGGTTGAACTTGCCGACTAGGAATTATCAGGAAGACAACCTACAAAAGTTGACAAAGAAGTTGAAGAATTTTAGGACTACGGATATTATATAAATGACAAAGGTTATAGAGAATTTGGGGTTATTCCAAAGAAACAATCAAATCAAATAGTAATTAAATAGGAGGAAAACAATGACCCATACCGAATTGAAACAAGTGATCCTAGATTATATGAGAACACAGTTTTAGATAGATTTTATAGGAGATATTCGTATTGAAGATTTGGACCCTATAGGATATAAAGTTTCTCTTAATCTAGACCATTCTGAGAACCCTTTTGTACTAATGGCAGATTTACCTGATGATAAATTTGTAGATTTTATAAAAGAGGAATTAAGAAGAAGTAAATTACATAGAGTAAAGTATTTTAAAGCAATTAAAATACAACCTCCAGAACCTAAACTATGTTATGACAGACAAAGAGCTTATAGATAAGACTAACGAAACCATTTCTGAACTTGTATATGATAAAACTAAGTTATAGAAAGCTTATAATTATTATAATGGAAAAAGAGACAAGGAATAGTTTCGTTATCTAGAAGAAAACTTTGGTATAGGAAGTCCTACTTCTGTTGAATTTACGCCTTTACTAAGAAAACATGTAGATGCTTTAGTTGGTGAATTTCTAGGAACTCCTATATTACCAAAAATATCCTGTAAAGATGCAGGAACTATCAGTAATATGGATAGAGAAAAATAGCTATTGATATAGACACAAATAATAGGATTTTTAAAGACACATTTAAATAATTCCTTACTTAAATTTGCTAATAACTAGGATATTACTGATAAATCTATTAAATAGTAGTTAGATAAAATAATTGAAGAGCAAGATTAGCAATTTGTTTCTCAATATGAGATTGCTGCTTAGAATATTCTTCAATACATTATGTAGTCTGAAGAAATTGATTTTGTAACTAAACTTAGACAATTATTTATAGACTTATTAGTTACAGGTTATTGTTTTTACAGAGTAAAACCATCATTTAGTAAAACTAATATTGAAATAGAGGTATTAAATCCTTTAAATACCTTTGTAGACAGAAATCCTGAATCTCCTTATGTTAAGAAATCTTATAGGTCAGTTGTGAGACAATGGCTTTCTAAAAGTTAGATATTAGCTAAATATGGAAATGAACTGAGTAAAGAGGACTTACGTAATTTTAAATAGAACTGGACAGATGATGACACAGCTAGGTACAGAAGAGCCTATGGTCCGGTTGTAGATATAGATGAAGCTAGTGATGATGACGAAGAACAAGATTTACTTCCTGGTTATCCTGAAGATGATTCCCATAGATATAATCTGATTCCAGTATATGAAGTAGAATGGATAGAAACTGATGATAAATTTATTATGTAGAGATATAATACAATTAGAATCGGTGATGAATATTATATTCTTAGGGGAATTGATAAATAGGTAATTAGAAGTCATGATAATCCTAATTATTGTGGATTGTCGGTAAATGGTGTTTATTTTTTAAATAGAGCTCGTTAGCCTTATAGTTTAATCCTAAAATGTGCTCATTTGTAGGATCGTTATGATCTTTTACATTACTATAGAGATGCTATTGTAGCAAATAGCGGGGTTAAAGGTAGTATTATTGACATTTCTATGATTCCTAAAGTGTTAGGACCTGATTTTGGGGCTAGAGTAAAGAAATGGAGAGCTTATAAGAAACAAGGAGAAATGTTAATTGATTCTTCTCAAGAAGGAAGAATGGAAGATGGATAGGCTCCTTTAAATACTATATTTAATGGCTATGATGAATCTTTACCAGCTTAGGTAATACAAGCAATTGATTTAGCTATACAATCTATTGAATCCACTGTATCTTCCATTACTGGTGTATTTAGAGAAAGACTTAATGGCATTGAATAGAGAGATGCTGTAACTAATGTTAAATAGGGAGTAACTAATTCTTATACTGTAACTAAACCTATCTATTAGCAAATGGATTTAGTTGTAAGAGAAGTCTTACTTGATAGTCTTAACTAGGCTAAAATAGTTTATAAGAAAGGACTAACTGGCACTATTACTTTAGGGGATAAATATTAGAAAATATTTACAGCCCTTCCTGAATACTTTACAATTACAGACTATGATATACATGTAATATCTAGTACTGAAATTATGTAGGATATGTAGACAATTAAATCTACATTACCTGATTTAATTAAGTCCGGATTAGTTAGTGCTGATATTATATTTGAAGCTCTTACTGCTAAGAGTTTGACTGAACTTAAATATACTGTTAAGAAAGCCATAGAAAAATAGAAAGCTGAAAATAATTAGTTATAGCAACTGTAGTAGAAATTAGAGGAAACTAGTTAGTAGTTACAATAGGCATAGCAAGAGTTATAGAAGGCTCAATAGAAAGCAGAATCTCTTAATGAACAAAGAATGCAGCTTGATTAGCAGAAGATTCAATTAGAATATCAAGTTAATTGGTATAAAGCTCAAACAGATAGAACTTATAAAGATAGACAATTAGATATAGAGGATTAGAGAACTAAGGTTGAATTAGCTTAGTTAAATGATGGTAATCCTTATAATGACAAAATTAGACAATCGTAATGGCAATCAGTTGTGAAAAAGTATACTCTGGAACTGGTGATTAGATTTATCCGGAGACAGCAGATAGAGCAGTTACAGTTTTAGCTAAACATACTACACTTGACCTCTATTTAGCGGATCTTGCTAAATAGATTTCAGAAAATTAGGGAGCTGATGAAGTAGCCAAATCTTTAAAGTTTAAAGTGGATTATTTGGCTACAAATACAGCCGATGTTAATAAAGTGAAGGAGTTAGAAAATTAGGATGAAACTAATTAGTGGGGTGAAAACTTTGTATTACCTTCTGCGAAAACTCCTTATACCTGGAAAAGAACTATTGTATATTTTGAAGGTTAGGATCTTAAAAATGGTTAGAAATTTTATGAAATCGTAACTGCAGATATTGCTGAGATTAGTTAGACTCTGTATATGGTTAAAGATAATTCTTAGTAGCCTAGGATAATATATCCACAGAAAGCCATAGAAGTGGGAGGAGACATATAGAATGTAGATGATACGGATGCTTCTATAGATGAAATAATCAAAGCTAGTGAAGAAGGTAAAAATAATTGGAGTAAATATCCATCGGAAATAACTGCATCTAATCCATATGGATTTATGGCAGTGCGATAGAGAGTAAGTGGTTCTTGGAGCTTATTTAAAATTGCTCTATATTCTAAATGGACTTATGACAGTAGACTTGTTACTAAATTTACAGTAACTAATACTTTTGAAAAACCTCAATTAATTAAAACTGCAGTAGATCCAGGTGACTAGTGGACAGATACTAATGAATAGGAATTTACTGGTTATCTATGGATGATTTCCGCCTCCTAGAACAATAATAATTATGTTTTAGATGATGATAAGAATATATGGAGTGAACCTCAATTAATTTCAATAGTTAAGTAATGGAATTTAAAATAGATATATGTAATTCGGTACAGGGTGATTTAACTGTATTAGATTTATCTAAAGAGTATGACCAATATTTATCTGAAGAGGAAGAGGTGGCTAGTACTTATGAAGATACATTATTATTTAAATACAGTAAGTCGGTGACTGTAAATGTATTAATGAAAATAGGAACTACAGAAATAACATTCTTAGATGCATTAATACATGAACACAATTAGTTAGAAAATGGAGTATATAAAGATGATGCATGTACTTTCAACCTTAAAGAAGATGGTTTTTATACTATTGACCATTATGTATTTCCGAATATAGATTGGTATAATTGGTATAAAAATAAAGCTTCACAAGAATATAAAGATAAAATAAATAGGGTATATATAATAGATGAAGGAGCTATTAAAAAAGAAGTAGATGGAGTATTAAAAGAAACTACTCTTAGGGAAGTACTGGAAATGAATTTAGAAGGAACTCCTATTTAGTAGGAACACATAAATACTTTCTTTACAGGAAATATGCAACAATGTTATATTAATTATTGTAAGAAATTATTTAATGCATTATTAAATAAATGTCGAACTTCTGCGTATAATGAAGATTTATATGCCAGAGACTTCATTTGGATGACTCTTAATATAATAGATTATTTAATCTAGTTTGAACAATTTATGGAAGCCGAAAAAATAGTAGAAGAATTTAATACTTGTGGAGGTTTCTGTTAGAATAATGAATATGGATAGCATACAGCTCATGGATGTGGATGTTCTAAAGCGTAAAGCAATAGAACTTTATAGAGATTTATTAAATAGAGCAAAGAAAGGTTATCAAGATGATTATTCATTATTGTTAAATATTATTTGTTTTATTAGTTTACCTATAGATATAGATAATAAAGAATTTATTAAAGAGAACTTACTAAATTAGAATGATACACTCTATTTACAATTAGGTAGGGAAGGTAGGTTTAACACCATGTTCTAAAGAAAGACCTAAACAACTTATACCTCTTTTAAAGAGTAATTTTTTAGGAGAGTTTCAAACAGAACTAGAAAAGAAATTAGCTAGAGAAAGTATAGGTGTAACAGTTACAGGTAAATATACATATCAACCTGACAGTGACCATATAACAAACATAGAATAGATTACATCTATATATGAAGCACTTGATTATGCTTTAACTCTAGCTAAATCTTATCAAGATAAAAAGATAGAAAAATAGATAGAAACTATTAAAGCTAATATAAATTAGTTAACTAGCACTGTTACTAATTAGGGGGAGGAGTTATCTAATTTATAGGAATTAGTTAATACTATTAATACATAGGTAGGGGCCTTAAATAGTCAACTGGCTAATTTAAATGTAGATGATAAAATAGAAGCATGGATTAGAACACATTCGGGTTCAGTAGCTTTAAATGAGGAATCTAAATTAGATTTTGCTATATCTCAAGCTGAAGGTAATGCTATTAAATCTAATGCAGATGGTCTCTATGTTGAAAGCTCTTCTGCAGCTGTATATAAATCAGAATTATAGGATAATATTAAAATGAATATTTCTGTGGGAGGACTCAAATAGGGAACTAAAGTATCTGACTTAAAAGGTAAAGCATTCTCTACCATATTAGATAAACTATTATTCCCGGTATTAGTTAGAGAATTAGTTCAACCTTATGTGGTATCTAATGTATCTAGTTAGCTAGTAGAAGTGGGTAGCCCTATCATTCCTGCAAGTACAACTTTTATTAAAGGGGATGCTGGAGAAATAACTTCTAAAACGGATTCTATAACTCACAATGATTAGGCTTACACAGAATCTACATATACAGAGTTGGGAGATTATATTTATAAAGTAATAATCGATTATTCTGCCGGAGAATATTTAATTGATGATAGAGGATAGACTACTGATAAAAGAATTGAAGCAGGTTCTATAAATAAAACAGTGGCTACTATTTCTGCAACATATCCCTGGTATTATAATACTCATAAAGGCACTTTAGTTAAGTATGGTACTCAATCTAATATAATGGAAATTAATTTATCAGGCAAAGCTGTTATTAAAATACCGGGCGCTAATTCAACTTTAGATAGCTTAAAAGTAAATGGTGGTTTAGGATTCTTAGAGATTGATATGTCTGGATGGACTAAATCTATTGAACAGATAAACGATTATACATATTAGGTATGGACTAAGAATGATTCTTATGCTTCTGAACTACCTCATCAAATTCAATTCACATTAGCATGAAATATACAGGTGATTCATTGTTGGGAGTTTCATTTTCAGTACAAACTCCTAAACCATTAGATTGTAGAACTGTAGTAAGTACTACTTAGGAATTATATACTATTCCTGTTGAAATTGCATATGAAGGTATGTCAGTTTCTAATCTTGAAGATGGTTATATTTATATGTTAGTGGACAAAACTAATATAACTAATTCTGACGGATGGGTGGCTTCTTATAAAGCTCTTTAGTTAGTTAGTTGCACAGAAGCCGAATATACAGAATGGAAGAAAAATACTACAGGACAAGGGACTGCAATAGATTCTGAAAAACCATATTTACATAATGACACTTATTATTATATTTATGAGGATAGTATTGAAAATAAGGATACATATTATGTAAATCAAGAATAGTACCAACGTGTTTGGAACCTAGCATCTTCTAAAGCTGATAACACTAGTTTCCTGGCTTTACAAAAGAAAGTGGAAAGTAATAATACTAATATTACTACCAACTACTTAACTAAAGAAGACGCCACAAATACTTATATAAATAAATCATTTTTAGAGGGTACTGCAGAAACTACTTTAAAAGAAGTAACAGATAAGTATCAAACAGCAGAAACATCTGATTCTAAATATTTAAAGCCTTCAAATTTTGGAGTAGATGATGTAAATACTTAGTTTTCATTTTTAAATACTACAGCTTTTGAAGAATACAAGTCTACTGTTACAGAATAGTTAGACACCAAAATAACTAAAAACTCTAGAGCTACGTTGGAAAGCTTAATGGTAAATACTATCTAGAATACTTCAGGTAATACCATGAGTATTAAAACTGACGGTATATTCTATGGCACAGAGAAGTTAGCTAAAGTTTCGGAAGTACCTAAGTGGATGTGTTTATCCCAAGAAGAATATAAATAGTTAGAGACAGATGGGGCTTTACAGGATGATACTTACTATTTAACATATGGCAAAAATGCAGATGATTCGGGATTTGTAACTGCAGACTTATTAGAAAGATAGATAAAGTCTATTATGTAGGGTGTAACTAATCTACAAGATTCAGCAACTTTAGCAGATTGTATTTCTAAAGTAAATGAAATAATAGATAAATTCAAAGTTTAATAATATTCTTATATTGTTGTCTTTTCCTATTATTTATTAAACTAAAACTTATTTATTATGTCAACAATTTGGAAAAATGGAAAATATTAGCCTTTAATTAGGTATGTCACTAATAAAGATTTTAAACTATTATCTAACCTTGTAAATATTATAAATGGGGATTCCAATACTAAAGGCTCCTTTAGAAAAACTATAAAAGACTTAATTGGAGGAGCCCCTGAAGCTTATGATACATTGAAGGAGATTGCAGATAAACTCAAGAATAATGATGATTTATACACAGCTATTAGTAATACTATTGCTACTAAGGCTACTACAGTTGCTCTTAATGAAGAAATCACAAGGGCTAAGGCAGCAGAAGCGTCTATTACATCAGATGTTAATGCTAAGCTTTCAAAAAAGGCTAACTCTACTGCCCTTAATGATTATGTTCTTACAACAGAACTTAATGAGCAGGTTAACACACTAAATGCTGCTATTGATGCAAAGTAGCCTAAAGGTAATTATCTTACAGAGCACCAGTCTCTCGAAGAGTATGCCAAGAAGAGTGAGATTGCTGAATAGATTGCTGCTAAGGCTGACGTTACAGCTCTCACAGCACTTGAAGCACGTATTGCAGCACTTGAAGCCAAGCATACTGAAACTAATACTTAGATAGAAGCTTAATAAAATTATATTAGATGTTAAATGATATATAGAAATGGTAAGTTAGTTTCTGAAATTAATAAAAATCTTTCAGAATTAATCGACACAATTGAATAGGTAGCACAGAGAAGTATAGGAGCTGTATATAAAGGTTCCTAGTTAGTATTTTTAACTGTGCTAAATGCTATAAAGAGCTGTTATGGTAGTGGTTCTTGGCTTTCAGATAAAAATTGGTTAGATAATGATTATTGGAAAAATAAATAAATAAAATGGCAATCTTTAAAGATTTAGAAAATAAAATTGAATCGCTTGAGACACCTTGGAATGAAAAAACCGGTCAATAGGTAGAAGATTTAATCTCTCGCCATCTTGTTAATTCTATGGATTTTGCTAATAGTACCCTTACATTAAGAGATTATAATGGGGAGGCAATTACTTCTACTAGAGTTACTGTAGAAACTCCATCCTACGATTAGGATGTATTGGTAGTTGCTGTTAGAGTTAATGGTACTATTTATAAAACTGGTGAAGTAGTTATGTAGTGTAATTCTAAGAGTAAAGTAGAATTAGCAGTAGCTACAAGTCATACTTCTACTACCTAGTCTTTTGGTGTTTAGGATGCCGCCGGTGCCGTAAAAGTTAAGATACAATATGGGGTTAATAGTATGGAAACTACTGTTGCTCCTTATGCATTAAAAGATTTTACATTAGATTCCTCTGGTACAAGAATTGAACATCTTAATAAAGCAGATAGTGAATTAAGATGGGTAGACATTACAGAATTGTTTACTGATTCATAGGAGAGTAAAATTACTGCTACTCTTGTAGATTATCCACAAAAATCTAGCATTCTTAATGTATCTATTAAAAGCTAGAAGATAACTCTGTTGTATACAGGCAATATTATTTCTACCACTGCTCAGTTCACTCTTAGTGGAGGCTTATCTACAGAATATCATTTAGAGGGTTATCTAAATGCGAAACCTACAAATACTACTGACGGTGATCTGTCTTTTGGTGAGTTATAGTCCGGCTTAAATTTATTAACTGTTAAGGCAGTACATAAGACTCAAAACATTGCAACAAATTATATAAATGTTTGTGTAATTAATCCTTCAGGATTTAGTGGAGTTGCTGTAGCGGTAAATGGAATTACGGGTTCTATTAATAACCACGATACAGTAGAGTTGTATACACTTACTGTTTATAGTCCTACTAAAGAGTCAGTAACTATTAATACCTATCTAAATTCTGACTCATCAGATGATAGATAGAACTTACTTGATACAGTAATAGTTAATGCTTAGAATTATACAGCGGATAATAAATACGAGGTTACTTATAAGAAATATATAGAAGTAAATAGTGATGATGCTAAATAGTATTTACAAGTAGAAGTAAATGGCTAGCTTTATTAGTTCCAATCAACTAATTCTAATAAGGTATTTATGTCTAATTATTAGACATTATCTATCTCTAAGGCAAATGCTAATTATTTGTACACTGCTAGTCCCCGACCTACAATTAACTTTGATTAGATAAATGGTAGAACTACTACTTTATTTAATGTAAGTCCAGATTATTGGACGGCTTCAGATGGTAAAATAATATATAGAGTAGAGTCTAATACTAATAAGGTATTTGAAACTCCTGTTAATTTATAGTTAAGTAATAACTTTACTCTTGAATTTGGTTTTAAATCCTATAATATAAGTAATGAGGAGTCTCCAGTAATTACATTTGGTCAAATGTTAATTAAACCAACTGTAGTATGTTGGAACACATCAGCAGAGTAGCTTTATAATGCTAGATTTGCACAATTCAAGGAAGATGCGGATACACATATTACTATTACAGTACAAAAGGGGTTTACTCTTAATTAGAATGATCCATATTATCCTAATTATTTCTTAGCATAGGATTCTTATAATACATTAGAAGCTAATTTGGACAGTGCCAAATTTAACTTAGTAAGAATCTATGTTAATGGAGTAATTAATAGAGAAATATCTATTGATGATGCCACTTTACTTGCACTGTAGCAGGAGGCTTAGTTACAAATAAATCCTAAGGGTTCTGATTTAGACTTATATTTATTAAGAGTTTATAATTCTACGGCACTTACTTTTGATTAGATTTAGCATAATTATATTTCCTTCTTAGCTACTAGAGAATAGAAAGATAAGTTCTACGATAGAAATAATATCCTAGGAACTAACGGTGCGATTTCATTTGCTAAAAGTTTTGGTAAATACAATACGTTAGTATATGTATTCCCTAAAGGGGGTAAGTTACCAAATAGAACCTGGCAAGCTGAAAATAATAAACCTGGAGATCAAGATAAAGCAGCTAAGAAAATTAGATGTACGTTATTTATTAACTATGCTGATTAGGCAATTAATAAAATATATGGTGGTAGAATAAATAATGGTCTTGTTAAGGGTTAGGGTTCTTCGGCTATGCGTTATTTAATTTGGAATACAACATTCTAGTTAAATAAGTTTAAAGACAATGAAATTAAGGTGAAGAGTGTGTTTACTCCTTACGAAGATTTAGATACTTCTACTAATAAATTTATAGCTAAACCTACTCATGAAAAGGAGGGTTATTATAATATGCCTCCTTACAGTGGTTAGTATGATTCTACTGAAAAAGATTTAAAGGTAACTAAACTTGTAGGTAAGGTCAATTTCGCTTCTTCTATGCAGTCTCATAAAGAGGGAGCTTGTAAACTTTATAATGATGCATATAAATCAGATTCTGATTAGACCGGATTACTTATGGGGGGCCGTAAGGCAGTACATGAAGAAGCTTTCTTATACTTCTATTTAATTACTGATTTAGAGTCTGTGGCTAACTATGAATTAGCAGACTTACTTAAGAATCCTGATATTTAGTTTATGGGATTCCAGACATTTGGTTCAGCTAAAGGTGATAAGGCTACTTTCGGTTATGATGAGAATGCAACTCCTGAATATATCTTAATAGAAGGTGGTGAGAACTCTGATCCCCATGTTAACTTTAGAAGACCTTGGGCTGCTTTGCAACGTGCCGGATTAAATTCAGCAAGTTCTAGAACATTAACTAATTTCCCAACTGTTACAGTAGAAGAATAGCAATCACCTAATAGAGATTATACAAAGAATCTTTGGATTTCCGACGAATCTATTGTTTACTAGAATAGCGGTTCTTGGGATGTAGACTTTGGATTAAATGATGATGCCAATGATTTTGCAGAACCTGCTCGTAAATCATTAAATAAGTTTGGAGAGTTTGTAGACTTTGTTTACAAATATAACTTTAATTTAGTTAAGACAGGGGAGACGGATGTTACTAAATGGGATACATTAAATAGATATATAGTTACTAAGGCTATTCCGGCATTTACTGGTTCTAAAGAAGGCGATATTTATCGCTATGATGAGTTTGCAGGAAGTACAAGTGCTACTGGAGAGGCTGTTGGAGGCTGGGTAAGAGGAGGTACTATATATGATCCTACTACTGGTTGGTCAAGACTAAATATCTATGAAGATTTTGGAATGGATTCTAGCATTAATTAGCTTGATATAGCTATTGATGAACTCAAATCTTTATTTAAAAAGGGAATAACTAAATATATAGATATAAATGATGTAGCCATGCATTAGGCTGTAATTAGATTTTTATCAGGTACTGATAATAGGGCTAAAAACACTTACTTTTAGATATTTGGTAAAATCTATGAAAATAAAGCAGTGTCCGATGAAACCGATAACTGGTAGCCGTCAGACAGAGGTGATTATTTAATTAGATTATATGGTGATGACTTAGATACTGTTATTGCAACTGATAATAACGGTCTGTAGTCTAAACCTTATAATTTACTTGAACCATCTTATGTTTCAGAGACTGCCTCCCAATGGGGTGATAGTGGATTAAATGCCTTCTTCTATATGTTTGATTTGCAGTTTGAAGATATTATTAAAAATAAACTTCATACAGTAATTAATCAAGCATTTGGAACAGCTTCGGGAGAGAATACTAATTTCTATAAATATTTCTATAGTATTTAGGCAGACAAGTGTCCTGCTATTGCTTATAATCATACTGCTCAAATTTATTATGAGAATGCTCAAATAATTAAGAATGCAGGTGCTATTGAGTATTATGATAATAACTAGATCGAACCTATTGAGCAGAGTCATGGTTCATGTCTAGAAGGTGAGCAGCAGTTTATGGAAAAGAGAAGGAATTTCTTAGCTTCATATACTAAGTAGAGTACTACTCCCGATTATCCAACAGGTTCTTCTGCCGGAGGTAATAAGAGACCTTTGTAGTTAAGATTAGAATTTACTCCTTTTTAGGATTTTTATCCTACATATTACTATGATGGTACTAAGTATTTGATGCCTAATAATAATGCCGATTATAGACCGGATATAATTAAATATTTAGTTAAAGCAGATTAGAATTATGTAGTTAATCTAAAGGAAACAGGTCCAGCTATTAATGAAGGTTTAATTTCTACAGTATTATACAAGAAACTTAATATAACTGGTCTAGTTAACTACAGTATTAAACCTAAAGATTCATATACTAGATTAACTAACTTTACTATTGATAATAATAACTTAAAAGTATATAAAGACTTCTTTGGAACTGATTATCCTAAATATAGATTGGATGAATTTGCAATGAGGGGTCCGGTATTAGAGAGTTTAACTCTTAATAATATGACCACACTTGAAACTCTTAATCTTACAGACTTTAATAAGTTAAAAGAGATTAATCTGAGTGGGACTACATTCAAGAGAGTTATATTACCAAGTAAAGCAGAAACTGTAATTCTTCCTGAGACTATCGAGACATTAGAATTATATAATCCAGTTAAGGAACTCAGATTAGAAGGAATTAGTAATTTAAAGACAGTAGATTTATCTAATGTTGGACAATTTGATGTGAATTCTTTCTTAGAATAGTTGGTTGATTGTAACAGTCTTGAATCTGTTTCTTTACGTAACTTAACTATTAATGTAACTGAGCAAACCCTCTCTAAGTTACTCTCTGTTAAAAACAATATTACTGGAACAATTAATATTGTAGATAGTACAGGTGATTTGGTAGAAATTAGTTATGACACTAAGAAGAGCTTGGTAGAATAGTTTGGAGATATTGATAATGCAACTAATAATCCAAAAGTTAATTATAAAGCTTCTAGTTCAGCTTTCTCTGCTACTTGTGATTCTGAAATAACTATATTTGGATTGGGTGATAAGGGAACTGGTAAATTTAATTTATAGATTAATAGTAACTAGGTAAAAATAGTAAGTGACCCAACTCCTAGATTACATATTGATTATTAGTTAGCTAGTTCTACTTATGATTAGTACTTAAAGGTAGACTCAAAGACAGGTAATATTACTTTAATTAAAGAAAGTACTACTGTATAGCCGGTAATTAATATCTTAGTATATAAAATTGGAAGTTCTACTCCTACTAAACTTACATGTAAAGTTAAAATCTAGTGGACAGCCCCTCAAATTGGAGACTTTGTTTACTATGATGGTTCATACTCTAATAACTATAATGCTAATAAAACTTGTGTGGGTATGGTATATGCTGTAGAGAATACTAATGATACTAGTGGAACAGCTTATGTTATAGGTAAGGAGAATATGACTGAGAATACTTCATTCTACCTAGGATTTAGTCCAGAGGGTATTAGTGGTAGCGAAGATTTAGTTCTTAAAGAATTATATGCTATAGGTGATTGGCTTAAAAATTAGAGATTAATAGCTAATATTACCAGTTCTGATGCTAGTGACTATATAGCTATGTCTGGTGTATCCACTGATAAACCAGTGGATTAGATTACATATAAATCTTATACTGACTTTACTACAAATGGATTTACTGGTAAAGAAGATACTGCTATTTATGTAAATACAGTGAATACCACTGTTCTTAATAAATTATATTCTAGTTTTTAGAATTAGGTTAAGAGTTACATTACTTATGATAGTATTACCCAAACTTATAGTATAAAAAGTATGGATAAGTTAATATCTTTGTGTAAGGGATTAAAAATTACTAATGTAACTTCTGATGAGTTATCTAGTTGTGTAATTTATCCTTATTATTATGCTGCTACTTTGTATCAGCCTACATTAAAGTCTACTGAAAGTACTATTTATAACTAGTTTGCTTAGGGTAATTGGTATATTCCATCTGCTAAATAGTTAGCAAGAATTATGTATTATAGAGGTTATAGTGCTAAAGGTACTAACTTTATTGATAGTACGTCTGTTTCAGAAACTATTACTAAACAAAGTTCCGGTACTGAGGCTAAGAATAAAGCAATATTCTCTAATGCTAAATCAGTTATGGGAACTAACTTCCCTTCTGTGTGGTCTAACATAGCTAATAATTAGAATACAACTACTACTATAAATAATTCCTCTAATTACAATAGTTATTCCTATTAGAATATGTGTACAGATTATAGTTGTACCGCACATAGATATGAGTGGATTCCAGGTAGAACCTTTAGCAATAATGCATATGATGCTAATATGTAGTAGTATATAGCGGCTTGGAGGGTGACTAAACATTAGGGAGTTCCATTTACACAATTTACTTATAATAAAAGCACTTAGAATGATTGATAAGAATTTATCTTTAAATAATATGTTAGAGAGGGGAGACCTATTGGCTCTTCCTCTCTCTAAATGGAAAGAATTATTAATAGAAAAAGATGGAGCTTGTTTTGACTTTTAGTTAAAGGATATTTTACAAGCTAAATTAACATCTTATGATAAATCTATTGATGTAAATTCTTTCTATTATAAAGAAGATAAGAAGTGGTTGAATAAAGATACTAGAATTGGATTATAGAATTTAATTAATTGTGGGGCTTAGACTGTAACTATTTAGTTAGGTTCTGAATTATTAGATATTTCTGCTGACAAATTAAAAGAATTCTTAAATAAGTTAGAAGTTTATGCGGGGGAATGCTTCTCTACAACAGCTAAACATAGAATAGCTATTAACTAGTTAAAATCTACAGAAGAATTACTTAATTATGATTTTACAGCAAATTATCCTAAGAAAATAAGATTACAATGAATGATATAAAGATTGGACTGGGAGATAATTCCTCCTGGTCCATTTTTGTTCCACCACAACCTGAAAAACCCCCTTCTATTCCTATTGAAATTCCAGATAAAGTGGAATTTAAAAAGACAACTATAGATAGTGGATTTAGTTGTGATGATAAATTAACTACAAATTGTCCTAAACCGTAGTTACATACTCATCTTTGTAAAGAAAATTATTTAGGAGAATTTAAAGAAGAATCTGAGAAAGCATTAGCTAGGGATAATTTAGGAGTTTATAGTAAAGATGAGGTAAGTAAAGTTTTAGAAGATGCAGTTACAAATCTAGACACATCTATTTTTATTACTAAAAAAGAAGTATATAATTTAGTTGAGAATTTAGATTTTGTTAACTCTACTATTAAAGCAAACATAGATTATGAAATTCCTGAACAATTATTTAATTTATGACAGAAATTAGAAGACTATTTCAACAAGGTAAAGAATTTGTTCCTATTTCTTTAGCAGAAGCAGTTGTAGTTAATACTAATAATCTTCCAGGATTTAGTTCCTTAAAGATAACGACACTTGATCGAGTCTTATACAGCTTAACAGGGGTAGTTGGTACTAATTCTATAAATATTAAAAATTTATAGGATACTAAATAGGATAAATTAACAGCTGGTAACGGTATAGTTATTAAAGATGGAGTAATTAGTACAACTGCTAATATCGGAGACATTTATAAAATTGTTTCAGTATTACCACATGCATCTGCAGAATTAACTAATACTCTATATTTAGTTCCAACTACTTCAGATAGTACTGAAGATGGAACAAATATATTTGTAGAATGGCTATGTGTTAAAGTAGGGGAAACTTATAAGTGGGAAAAATTAGGAGAGTCTAAAACTACTATTGATTTATCAGATTACATAACTAGTATTCCAGTAACTAATAGTAGTGGCACTATAATTAAGGTTAACTACGAAATTCCTAAAGATTTATATGATAACTTAATGGGTGGAAGTAATGTCACAACAAATTGAGCAACTTAAACACGGTACAACTCTTATATTTCCAAGAACTTCACAAGAAGCGGTATTAGTTATTTATAAAAATAAGGTATAGACTTTAGGAGACTATATAAATAGAACTGTAATAACTCCAAATGAAAGTCCTTAGAATATAAAAATTTAGTATAATAAATAGGGAGAAATAATTAATACGAAACCTGTTGAAAAATTAAATATATTTATAAATGGAAAGCAATATATTGAATACGATGGGAATACAGAAGATAATCTAAATTTTGGAGATGATTTCATTAGTGAAAATAATAATATTAAATTAACTTGGGGAGATGGCATTACTTAATTTTGCATCAAGTTATCAAGACGTAGTTAAATATAAAAATTTAACAGCAAATTCTCCTAGCCTTAGTGGCTCTAATGAGAATGATTATGTTAAATTAGTATTTACAAAAGATGGACATATTATTACACATGGTGTTGACTATATTCCATCAGTATGGGATATTAGTAAACTACCGGTTGATAGTACAAAAATAGATAACAAACATTTGTGGGATTCAGCAACTATTAACTAGAAAATTAATGATAGTTATGTGATTAACTCTGCAATGCGATTTAAGGGTACTATTGGATTAAATCCTACTTATAATGGTACCTCAGATACAAAGAAATACTTAGTTAATGATGTAAAATCAGATATACCTGCAGCATAGGTAGGTGATACTTATAGGGTTACTTCAAAGGGTAATTATGAAGGATTTACTTGTGAAGCAGGTGACTTATTAATGTGTATTACTGCTAGTGGTACTAATAAAGCTGCAGGATGGACGGTAGCGTAGACAAACATCAATGGTACTGTTGACTTTGTAATTAACGGTAGGGTACATAAAATATATTCTAATGATACCTCTGGTTTGACTATGTTCGCCCCAGTAAGTGCTGGCACTCTTGGAAATATTTTGGTTTCAGGTGGAACAGGTAGTGCGCCTACTTGGGCAAATCCTGCTAATTTAACTGTAGGAACAGCTAATAAAGTATCTAATTCTTTATCTAATGGGGCAGGTATTGTAACATTTTCTTACGACGGTTCAAGCGCTAAAAAAATCGCCCTTGCTCCAGCGACTGCTACCACTATTGGCGGTGTTATTGTAGATGCAGCAGGAGATAAAGCTACTATATCAGTCGATTCAAATGGTAAAATATCTTTAACTGCAACTAACGTTAGAAATGCATTAGGATATGATCCAGTAGGAGTAAATAATTGGCGTCCAGTATATGTGGATGGAGGGGTATTTCAAGGAAGTGCTACTAATACAGGAAATCTTAGTATTAAACATGGTTTAGGTATTATCATAACTAAAGATTCTCAAACTCATGACATTACCTTTAGTACCAATACTAATTATGTAACTAATGACAAGAATTATAAAGTAGAAGCAGATCCTTCTACAGGAGGTTTATATGTAAATGTGCCATGGTCTAATACTACTTATGGAGTAGTAAGTGACACTTCAGACGGTCTAGCACCTAGGGTAGTTAATACTAATACAACATTAATTAATAATGCTTTCTATTTACTAGCTTCTTCGAATGGCACTAATACTCCTAGTTGGTACAAATTACCTACCACTGCATTTGCTAATACCTGGAGAGATATAAAAATAAATGGAACTAGTATCGGTAGTAATGCTTTAAATTTACTCGAAGGCAGTCACATAACTTTATCTAATTCTAATGGTACTGTTACAATCAGTTCTGCTTGGAGAGATATTTAGATAGGTCAAAATTCTATAGGTACACGAGCATTAAAGATAGATGCTTCAAGTGATATTTATGTATCTGAATCAAAAACAGATACAGTAGAAACAATAAGCTTTGGAATTTCTTGGTATAATTTAGATACAGATGAATATGAACATGTTTAATAAATAATGAAAATATCATTTAACCCCTCGAATTCTAATAAGAACATTCTTGATCTTATTAAAAATAATAAAGATATAATATTCGACCTCAAGGGGCATAGTATATTTGCACGAGGGGTTGAATTTAAAGGCACAGATACTAATACTTGGAGAGATATAAAAATAAATAATGTAAGTATAGGTTCTCATACTTTAGACTTACAAAATGGTAGTAATACTACATTAACTAATACTAATGGTGTAGTAACTATCAATTCTACTTGGAGACCTGTAGTGGATAACTTAACTAGTGATTCCACTACTAGTTCTCTTTCTGCTAAACAAGGTAAAGTTTTAAAAGCTTTAATTGATGGCAAGTCTAATTCAGATCATAATCACGATGATAGGTATTATACTAAAGCTGAATCTAATGCGAAATATATAACTGATATAACTACTTCTGTAAATAAATTAACATTTACTAGAAACGGATCTAATATTGCTGGGAATATTACAGTAAATGTAGTTTATAGTTAGGGAAATTTAACTAATATTCCTAATAAAGATAATACTACTAAAGCTAGTCCTGGGTTACTCATACATGAGTGTTATGGATAGACTATAGGAACTAGTCCTTATAGTTCAGTATTATCAATAAATACTGGAGGAACTATTCAAATAGCAGGAAATTGGGGAGATGATTATGCTAGAAATCTTTATTGGAGAAGTTAGTCAGACAGAAATGTTGCTAATTATCCATGGAAATCTTGGAGAACTATTTTAGATAGTGAGAATTACTCATCTACCTTAGATTCTCGCTATTATACAGAGTCAGAAGTAAATAGTCTTCTCGATGCTAAATTAAATAGACAAAATCTGTCATATGGTAATTGGAATCCTAGAGGTTGGAATTTAGCAGCTGATTATCATTATAATGGAGGAGATTTATCTATTTCTGAGAATAATGGTAAAATGTATATTTCAGTAAATGGTTGTTTTTGGTAGAATGAAGGTCAATATAGAGTGTTAGATACTTCTGATATTGGTGATATACGAGATAATGTAACATTACATCAATATTTATCAGCTTCAAATGCTGCTTGGTATCCTCTAGTGTGGGGAGGAGTTCCTCATGATAACACCAGTAATTCTACTGGACCTATTTATAAATCTTATGATAAATTATGTTGGCAGACTAGTAGTTAGACATTATATGCTACTAACATCCAAACAAATAATATTAAAAACTTATCTATAGGAGGAGGTATTTATTGGAATCCTTATGTAGAATCGGCTCCAGATGATGCAGCTTCTATTACCTTAGTTAGATCGGGTGTAGCAGGAGGAACTACTTTAGTACTTAGTTAGATGAATGATACTAACGATACTATATAGTTTCAAACTAATCCTGCTGCTAGACTGTATCATAATAATTATCCAATACTAACTACTTAGAACACTTATGTAAGTAATAATAAGGGTTATATAAATGGTACTGAGATTACTTAGGTAAATAATTCTGATACTGTTGATGGAGAACATGCTTCTAGTTTTGTTAGGGCAGGACATTGTGAAAGTAATGATTTAAATGAACTAGATACTTATTCATTTATTAGGTCTGTTAACTCTGATGTTTCAAGCACCTCTCCAAATGGTAACACAGGATGGTATAATGTTATTTAGTTAGCACATAGAAACGGAGCAGGTGATGGACTTAATTATATAGGTTAGATAGCATTAGGTATGACTATTAACACTAATGATATGTTCTTTAGAGGTAATAGAACCGACCCTTGGAAAACAGTTATTCATTCGGGTAATATCGGTAGTCAATCAGTAAATTATGCAAATTCAGCGGGAAACGCTGATATGGTAGATGGAGAACATGCTTCTAGTTTTGTTAGGGCAGGACATTGTGAAAGTAATGATTTAAATGAACTAGATACTTATTCATTTATTAGGTCTGTTAACTCT